GGGGCGGGGGCGGGGGCGGGGGCGGGTTAGCGCTGTGTCCTGAGCTAGTGGACGCGCTGGACGGGCGCGGGGGTAATAGTGGTATCCGGTTGATACTCAGCGACACAGAGCTTGATGTCATCCGCCGGGGACTGCGACTCAGCCTAGCACACTACCTGAAGTGTGTGCCGCAGGGTGAGGAGGACGAGGTCGATAAGATGTGCCGTGGCGCCATAGAAGCTGCGACAGTCGCTGCCGCCGGACGAAAATAATTTCGTTTAGCCCGCACTTTTCTGTTGCGGGGTAAGCGAAGTGCGCGTAGAATCGTCTTCAGTTACTGAGGAGACCCCGATGCGCACCTACACCTCCACCGCTGCCGCCCGCGCCGCTCTCATCACCCGCGGCTACGTTCAGGTCGCTGTCGTCACCGGCACGGATAGCACTCGCTTCGGCTACAGCCGCAAGGTCAATGGCAAGCTTGAGTCTGCCGTTCTGACGGTGTTCTCCCGCACCCTCGCCACGGTGCGTTACCTGTAAGGGTTCCTTAACCCGGCCCCGCTACACTCATCTAGTCAACAGGAGCACACCCCATGCGCACTCTCGTCGCCGAAGCCGTCTGCGTCGCCCTCGCGGGCACCGCGTTCGTCCTGATCGCCGTCGCCTGCGGGGTGCTGTGATGGGGCTCTACGGTCCTCTTCTGGCAACCCTTGAAGCGGAGCGCCAGGTCCTCGTGTACAAGCTCGAGGACCTAGGCAAGACGCTGTATGATGCTCAGCTTGACAGCGGTGACCCCGAGCTCGTTCAGCTGCTACGCACGCAGAAGGGCATTATGATAAACTACGTAGATGTGCTCGAGGAGCGCATCGCGCGGCTGAAGGAGACGCATGGGTGATGGTGCGCAAGAAGATACCAACCGCAGGGCGCCCCGAGGGCAAGGAGGCCGGGTGTGCGGGTATGCCGCCCGGCACAGTCTACACGGACACCCTGCTGACGACAACGGACGAGGCGGTGGAAGCCGTAGCCCATCACCTGCGGCTTGCGGCGATGTTCTACCAGTCCACGCCAGAGGACGAGGCGGGCGCGGAAGCCGAGGTACTGCGGTTGATCGAAGCCCGGCATGACGCCGAGGACCCCGCCTACCTCGCAGGGCGTGCGTTCATGGCAGCGATCCGCGAGTACTACGAAGCGGCTCGGGGGCGGCACGGGCTATAAAATAAATGACGCCAGGCGCGCTTTTCGGCTTGCGTGCCTGACAGATATCGCTTAGACTCATATGTGTTGAAGAGGAGAGACGCAGATGATCAAGGTTACGGCCCCCGGTGATGCGCAGACGTACTGGTTTGCCACCCCGGCAGCCGCCCGCACCGAAGCTGCCGCGCTCAAGCGTCAGCGTGCCAAGCTCGAAGCACAGATGAAGGTGCTGCGGGCCCGTGAGCTCAGCATCCTCGATGCTGTCAAGTATTCTGCATGAGAAAGCGCCCATGCGACAAAGACAAGTAGATCCGCTAGTAGAGTTTCGGGATGCTGTGCGCGGCTGGGCTTTCTGCAATTCACAGATGCTCCAGGGGCGGGTCGCGATGGCCGAACGGTTGATTGCTGCCGTACCGACGTCCCACCGGGCCGAATGCGAGGAGACACTCCGCCACATGCGCGCGGTGCTGAGCCGACCTAAGTCGCTTTGAAAATATCTGCGATAGCGGCGCACTTTTCTGTTGCGCCGTCATCGCTTTGCGCGTAGAGTTCACTTACTGAAGAGGAGAAGCGCGATGGTCACGCACACCTACCCCCACTGTCACGCCTACGCCGGCCGCGGCTTCAACGACTGCGGGTTCCGCTACTACGGCACGCAGTACGGCCGGCTCAGCACCGTGACCGCTGAGACCGCGTGCAACTACAGCTACCGTGAGTTCTGGTTCTAGGGCCCCCACCCCGCCCCGCCCTACGCAGCGGGGCCCCTAACCTACCGCATTGCTGGAAATAAGGATCTACGGTAAAGCGTACTCGTTATATACGAGGGCTTTACCGTGTCCCGCTTGACTGCCGCTGAGCTCGCGCTAGCCCTCGCCCTCCTTGAGAGCAAGGCCCACGCTGGAGGCTACCCGCCCGCTGAGGATGCCGGGAACAGCAACCCGCGCCGGTACCGGGGTTGGGAGACGCCGGACGCCTACGACCCCGCTGACATCGGCAGTGCCATCAGCAACGCCGTGCGGGCCTCCCGGCGCATTGCGGGGCGTAAGCGAAAATAATTGACGTCAGACCTCATTTATCACTTGCGGCCGTAACCGATATCAGCTAGACTCTTCTTACAGGCAGAGAGGAGTTACGCAAATGACCCAGGTTTCCTTCATTCTCTTCGATCACAGCACCCGCGCCCCGGTGCTCTCCTGGCCCGCCAAGAGCGCCAGCAAGCGGCACCTGGACCTCGCCGAGCGCGCCGCCCGCGCCCACTGCGAGACGGTCAACGGTAAGGCGGGGCGCGAGGTGACCTACGTGCGGCGGTGTGAGGCTTAGGCCTCCACCCACTGGCAGGAGGCAGGACAATGAAGCATGCAAGTTACCGTGAGGCTGTGGCCTGGATCGCTGGCAATGATGGCACTGAGTGGCTCGGGGATGGATTCCAACAGCTCGATTCCGATATGCCCGTGTTGAGCGTCACTGCCGCACTTGTGGCGGATATCTTCGACGTCACTGAAGAAAAGCTGATAGCAGACCTGCGGAGTGCTATAGCTCGGCTCTATGCCGACAGCTGATGAATACCGCGCGCTTGCCCGCCGAGCACCGCGCGGGCAAGCTGAACGCGTACGTGAGCGAGAGGAGCGCAGAACATGACCGAAGGTACTTTCCGGGTGAACAAGCGGCTGGCGGCGATGGCCGGGGTGCTGCATTCCGTAGGGCGCATGTTTATCGAACAGGCCCGCGACGCCCACATCACGGCCACGGTGCTCGGTCTGAAGGCGGACGGGTCCACGACGTTCGTGCACTTCCGCTGCCCCGGTGAAGAGATCGACGAGAAGCGCGAGGCTCTGTTCCGTGACGACATCGGCACCCGGTTCATCGCAGCGGTTTTTATCTGCGAGGCCTGGAGCGTCTCTAAGGACACTGACGAAGCGCCGGCCAACGTGCGTACCGAGCCCACCCGGCTCGAAGTCGTGGTGTTTGACGGGCGCGACGACCGGGGTAACCAGCTGCGGGCCCGTGCGCTGATCAACCGGGACGAGGGGCCGGGGCTGCTGCCCCTGCAATACATGCTGCCGGGTAACTTCCGGTATGAGCCCTCTATCACAGAGCACGCGGAATGACCGCCGTCCGCACCGACCACTACAGTTGCCCCGTGTGCAAGCGGCGCGCGACGGAGGAGGCCCCGCCTATCACGCGGCGCCTGCGCAACGGGGCGAGCGTCGTGGCGGCTCTGCGGCGGCGCTGTGTGGGGTGCGGATACACGGACCGGACATCAGCGTTCCGGGGTGGGCTGAGCCTGACCTGGGATGAAGGTGGCCGGGACATCGCAGGTCGGCGATTGAAGTACGGCGAAGAGGTCGAGGACTGAGATGGTCGACCTAGCCGCCTTTGCGCTACTGCTCTCACTGATAGTATTCCTGGTCATTACTTTTGAAACGGACGAGTACTGATGATCTACGTACGCGGCACCGACGGCCAACCCCTGACGTGCCGGGGTGCGGTATGGAAATACGAGCTTGAGCTCAGGAGCCTACAACCCGTAGAGATGCCCCAGGGCGCCAAGCCGCTCAGCGCGCAGTACCAGGGCGACACCCTCGTGCTCTGGTGCCTCGTGGCGCCCAGCGCGCCGCGCAGGGACTACTGGATCGGCATCCTAGGCACGGGCATCGAAGGTGAGTTCAGCCCGCGCTGGCAATACGTCAGCACCGTGCAGCAGCCAGGGGCGCCGCTGGTGTGGCATGTGTTCTTTGATGGAGGGGATTGATGGGTTGTGAAGGTATCCTGTTGGCCGGGGGCATTATCGGAGGTGGACTCCTGCTATTTGCAATGCTGCTAAACTTATTCGGGATGGACCACTGAAAAGTAATTTCCCTTACCCCGCACTTTTCTGTTGCGCGGCGGGCGCTCTTCGGTTAGAGTCAAATCAGGGAAGAGGAGTTACGCAGATGCCGGATCTAAGCACCATCACCGCAGGTCAAGTTGTCCGAGTTTACTGTTTCGGCAGGGTTGGCCAGCGCGACCGTACCTTGCGGGGCACCGTCTCCCGGGTTACGCCTACCCAACTAGTCCTCAAAGATGGCGCTCGCTTCATGCGGTCCTCGGGCTTGCGGGTCGCCGCGCTCGCTTGCTGTGAACGGCGCGACAGAATCACCGAAGTTCTGTGAGGGCGGCAGCCTTTTAGCCAATCCGTCTGACTAAGTCGTCGTGCCGCTCCCCGAGCAACCGGAGGGCAGCACGCCAGTCGTCCAGCATGGAGAACTGAGCGCGGTGGGGCAGGCGCCGGGCCATCTCGCGCCAGTTGCAGCCCATTGCGCGCAATATAACGACTTCGCGCCAGGGCTGGGGCATACCGAGGACGACCTGCATCAGCTCCTGAGCAGCCTCGTCCCGATGCCGGCGCTCATGGCGCTTCCAGTCGCTGCCCGAGCTCGCCGCATTGTACTGTGCGAGGCGGTACCAGTATTCGCCGAGCTCGATGCAGAGTTGCTCGATCATAGATGCTGAGCGGACGCACATTTTTGCATAGCTCGGAGGTGCAATGCCGAGCTTGCCCTCGGAAGGGTCTCGCTTGCTACGCGTCAGTACAGGGCCGAACGCGTAGCACAGGGCGTTAACCACAGGTTGTAACGGGCCGTCCGCTTCACGTGGTTTCCGCGGCCGGCTCGGCGAGGCGCTTCGCCATGGACTCGAGCTTCCTACGGACGTCTGCACCCCAATCGATCCCCCCACCGGCATCCTCCTTCGCAGTAGCGTTGGTCACATAGGCCCGCGGGCCATACTTGCCCGGCAACATGCGCTCCGCATGGAACTTGCGCGCATCCAGGCGGTTGCGCCCGCGCTTGCTGTCCATGTCGTCCGCGACGTGCAGGATGTCGTCCATCATCAGTTCGCTGCGCAACGCCTGCGCTTCAGCAAACTGCTCGCCCAGCGTAGGGTCTTGCCCTACCCACCGCAGAAAAGTCGCCGGCAACGGGTAGTCACGATCCCGGCAAATCGTCATCAGCGTCTCGCCATTGGCGACACGTTCCACGATCATGTCGGCCAGCGCCGGGTCGAAGTCCTTGGGGCGCTGCCGGTACTCTTCCGGGGTCCAAGTCATAATAGGCGTTACATAATTCGTGGATTGAACGATGTAAAGCTGGATAACGGCGCGCTAGGGCAGTTTGTTTCAGCTTGGGGGCAGTTGTGCTAGGTTAGCGGGGCGTTGTGTTGTGGAGATAGACGAGATGACCGTCACGAATAAGCCCCCCCAGCCCCGTGTTGTGGAGTTCTGGAACTTCGACGGTAGCGAACGAAGCATCCGCGCGGCTCTGGATAAATACCCTGAGCTCAAGTTTGTGTGGCGCGGCGGCGGGGAGAGCTTCGTTAGTTGGCGAAAGGGCAATAAGCTCATTCCCCTCAGGCAGGGTAAACCGATCGTGCGCTTGAGTGATGGTAGCTTCAGCCGTCGCACGGAGGCCACCCTCATTCGGTTGGGGGTGCGACCGGGGACACCCGCAGCTGTCAAGAAGCCGCCGCCCACTGAAACTGGGGTGATGGTCGCCGCCTGGGTGTTTGACGGCACCGAGGAGAGCGTGCGGGGGGCACTGGACACACATCGCTCGCTGCACTTCGTCCAGCATCAGGGAGGCAATTACTTGCTCTGGGATAAGGGCGGGTTCCGCTACCGTGTGAAGGAAGGGCAGTGCCTCGCTGAGTTGGCAAATGGGGAGCTCGCTCACCGCAGGATTCGCACTGCTCGGCAGGCGGGGTTGCTCGGTTAGCAGTTTCTAGTCGCGCGCTCACACATAAGGACCTCTCAGTTTTTAAAGTGCTGTGCCTCCGCGCGCGGGCGCGCTGACTAGTTCACTTCCAGCTTTGCGCGTCACACCTATTGGAAGTTTTTGCCAATACAATTTCCAATAGGTTTTTTATTCAGCGCATTCAACCGGTTACCGGTCGACATATTGGCATATTGCCGTTTGGACTTTTTTTTAAAATTTTGCATCCAAAAAAATCCTACGGGCGGCGCGCAGAATATGCAGGCGCGACGTACACTGCGCGTACCCGCCCGGTATAATACACGCCCCGCGGTTAGACTCTATAATTACTCGCAAACCGACGGCCGCCACCCCTGCCCCAACCTGAATCATTTAGCAACCTGAAAAAGCTAACCGAAATTAAATTTTCCGCTTGCGAGGGCCTCAACCCTCGGCTATGACCGAAGCTTGAGGGACGAGAAGAGCACACCGCATGCGAGCACACCACCGCACCCCCGGCCCCTGCGCCTACAAAACCCCGGCAACCGGCCTAGCGCGTCCGCCAGCGGCCATTAGCCCCGCGCCGGGCAGCACCCTAGCCCCTAACCTGCACCCCGGCCCTACGGCCCGTTTTTACGTCGTTGATTACGGCGCCTGCCCCCGCGTCACTTAAGCCGCGTACCCGCACAACCTACAGTTGCCAACCGGCACCCTACAGCGGAGACCTGTGCGATGAACGCGACCCCCGTACTGACCAGCGAGCACCTGACGCTGAATGATGCCCGCGTACTATGCGCCGCGCTAGGCATTCCCCCCGTGCATAGCTTGAAAGACTTCCCGACGGACACCAACGCCCTCGAAGGCATCTGGCACCGCCTGCGTCACACGACGAACGTGCCGGTGATGATCGCGTGCGCGGCCCTGCGGGGCAAGACGCAGCGCTTAACCCCGGACCCCCGCTTAACCCCGAAGCCACACGCCCCGCTGCCTCATGCGCCGAAGCGTGCACCGGGCACCCCGGCCGCGCCGCGCAGGGCCCCGCCCGAGAAACCCTTGTGGACTAACCCGGCCGCTGTCGTCGTCAGCGTCATCCCCAATCCTAAGAAGAAGGGCTCGGCCAGCTACGCTCGCTTCGCGCTCTACGCCCCCGGCCGCACCGTCGCGGAGTTGCTGGCTGCCGGGTTGGAGCGCGCCGACCTCAGCTGGGACGGCCCCCGCCAACATGTCACGTTCGCTTTGCCGGTGGAGGAGTAGCTATGGGCCGCTGTAACTTCTACGTCGGCCAGAAAGTAGTCTGCGTCGATGACAGTTTCGCCGACCCCGAGCTCGACGGATTGCGAGCGGGGCGGGTCTACACGATTCGCTGGATAGGTCAGCACCCCTGGCACTATCAATACCCGAGGGTCTGCGTGAAACTGGTCGAAATAGTCCGTGACATACACCTATTTGACGAAGAGGAGGTAGGCTACCGCTACACCCGCTTCCGCCCCGCCACGGACATCAGCAGCTTGGAAGCGTTATTGAACTCTAGCCCCACCCCGGCCAAGGAGACTTGCGATGCCTGAGTGTCCTTTCTACGTCGGTCAGAGAGTGACGCTGGCACGCCAGCTGCGGAACTGGCGTACCGCGGCAGAGGGCCTAGCGTATGGGAAAGTCTACACAATCGAATGGATAGGAATACAGAACGGATACTGTAACAACGTGCTGGCTGAACACGTCGTAGTTCGATTGACGGGGGTGAAGCACACACGCAACGCGTCGTACCCGGACGGCGCAGGCTGGCACTGGACCTGTTTCCGCCCCGTGACAGACATCAGCAGCTTGGAAGCGCTGCTGCACACCACCCCGGTCAAGCAGAAGGAACCCGCCTGATGACCTTTGACCCGCACAAGCCTACCCGCACCCGCGACGGGCGCCCCGCCACGCTGCGACGCATAGACGGGGCGCGCAGCTACCCGTACAACTTCGAGGTGCCCGAGCATAAAGGCTCCGGCACCCTGTGGATAGCTGTCGACCGCGAGGGGCGCTACATCAAAGGAAGCTATGATTCGTTCCTAGACTTGGAGAACTACACCCCGGAACCGGAGCCCGCCCCCATGCCCCCGAAGTTCGACCCCACGAAGCCCGTGCAGACCCGCGATGGCTGCGCGGCGCGCATCATCTGCACGGATCTGAAGCTCAAGAATGACCCAGCCACGATCGTCGCGCTTGTGAAGGACAGACTGTCTGGAGAAGTGCCAATGACGTATAGGGCTTCTGGCCGTTGGCTACACGACCGCGAGGACGGGAACGACCTCATCAACATCCCGGCAGAGCACACGACGTGGCTTGTCACCTACTACAACAGCCTCGGATTCCTCGAGATAGACGCCTATCACGATGAGAAGAATGCTCGCTTGTGCTTGAAGCAGCGAGGCGAACGCGCGGTAGCCTGCGTCGAGGTCAAGTACAAAGAAGGCGACGGCCTGAAGTGATGCTATGCTGCCCGTGTGAGTGAGGAGCCGAAGTATGCGTGAGCCGACACCTGAGATGCTGGCGGAAGCTGGTGCGGACCATAAGCTATTGTGCCGCGCCTTTGCGGCCGTGATCGAAGAGTTGCAGCCGGGGGCGCCGCTACCCCCGGAAGCGGGCCCTGACCTGCGGGCGGTGGCCGTCGTGTTGGCGGCGCTGACGGATTTGCTTGCGGGGTTCGTTGCCCTCGCCATCGAGGCGGAGCCGGCGGGGGCGGAGCGCAACATCGCGTTGACGTTGGACCGCCTGCTGAGCGGTATCGAAGCCAATCGCGCGGCCTACCAGAACGCTACTGAAGGGGACACGGAATGAGCACGGAAGCCAAGATGGCCCTCGCGGCCCAGCTACACGCGATGGCAGAAACGACCCCGGCCGATGTGATGGCTCGGGCCGACCCCGGCCAGGAGGGACAAGCGCGGGCCGAGATGCTGGGCATGATGCTAGCGGGTACGATGCACGCGTTGGCGGGGCGGCTGGAGGCGGGCTGTACCCCGGCCGAGCTCGCCGTAGAGTACGTGATCGTCATCGGCAAGCTGAACAACATGCTGCTGCGCCTGATATCCTTGGGCACGGACATCGAGCACCCCAGCATCTTGGAGGGCATGGAAGCGATCATCACAGACATCGGCACGGCGACGCGCGATGTGTATAGTAATGCGCTGAAGGATATAGCGCGGAAGTAGTGCGGAGGACTGAACCATGGCTGACACAGACACGACGGGACCGGTGAGTGGGGGCGACCGCAGCCTCATTGAGAGAGCGCGCCTCGCGGCTTTAGCCGAGCATACGATCTACGGCGGCGATGCCGGCAAGCTGCTCACCGAACTAGCGGACGCCCTCGCCTCCGCACCACCCGCCCCGGTGGATGGTGTTCCTGCTGGCTGGAAGCTGGTGCCGAAGGAGCCGACGCGGGAAATGCTACGAGCGGGGCAGGCCGCAACATGGTCTCACCTTCAGCCTGAGTACGTTCAGGCCGCAGAGACCTTTGGCGTCCGAGTAACGATCTGGCCGGAGGGCTGTGAAACGAACGCGATGCTGGCCTACCGCGCGATGCTCGCCTCCGCACCACCCGCCCCGGCGACCGAGGGTGATGACGAAGACGGTTACGACCCCGAGGGACCTATCCCTGGTATCGACTGCTCGCCCTATGGGATGTCGCCGATGCTGATGAACTTTCAGCTTCGGAAGGCGGCCCGGCGGTTCACTCAGTCGGATCGCGAAGAAGCCGCGAACCTTATCGACCGCCTCGTCGCGGAGATCGAAGCGCACGAGAAGGCCGCCTCCGCACCACCCGCCCCCTCCACAGCAGAGGGAGGCCTCGGTGCCGTTGACGGAACGGATGGATCGCCAGATGCCGACGTAGCATTGCGTGCGGTACTTGCTCGGCGCGCAAAAGATTGCCTGACGCGGGACGAACGTGAAGACATCATTCGCGAGTTTATAGCTCTCACTTCTCCCGTCCCCGGACCTGCGGGGGATCTGGCGGGGCAACGCATCACAAATGGGCCGTGGAGGCTCTTAAAGCGAGAAGGCGGGTACATCATCGTTGGTGCGACTGATGAAATTCTGCTTTCGGCGGACCCTGATGTGCCGTGCGGCGACAGTCTCTTCCACCTTCGGCAGGTGGTGACGGCACTAAATGCGGGAGAGGCGTAATGCGCCGCCGCCAGCCCTGTCTAGATCAAATTTCGCTCGACCTGATGATCGCCGGCACCGATGCCGCTGGCGTCCGCCGCACGCGGGCGAACAACCAAGCTTGCGCCAGCTTGCAGATCGCTATCCGCGAAGCCCTGCGCGCCGTCCTCCCGCCGGACGACCCCCGGCGAGATCCTGCCTATCCATTGAATGAGGAGTGGACATCATGAACATTGGTCAGGCCGTTGATGCTCTCAAGAAGGGCGAATGGGTTCGCCGCGCCGGATGGAACGGCAAGAAGATGCATATATACATGGAAGATGAACTTGAAAGCACAATTGGTAGCCGCTCAGAACGCCTAGACCGCTTTAACCGCAGCGTTCACCCGTACCTCGTGCTGTTCACCGCTGAGGGTACTCACCAGCCCGGGTGGAATGCATCTACCCCTGATTTGCTCGCTGAAGATTGGGAGATCGTCCCCGAAAACGAGCGCATGTGAGGAGAGGCTCAATGAGCAACTTACTAATTGCGCCATCTCAGACAGGCGCCGGGCCAAACTCCATTCCCCCCGGACCTGCGGGGGATCTGGCGGGGCAGGGTGAGCCGGTCGCGTATGAGGCAATTCTTGCCGTTGTTCGAGCGGCCTGGGCCCTAGTTGACAACACCGGGCATCACGATCTGCTACCTCTGGCCGTTAATCGCGATGACTGGAATGATTTATCTGCCCGGCTCATTACGCTGAAGACACTCATACCGCCTGATGAGCTTCCCGCCGATCCGCCTCATGCCGTCACCCTCTTTTGGCCCGCCCCTCGTCCTGCGGGGGATCTGGCGGGGCTGTCGGAGAGCGATCTCGACACGCTGGATTGGATCTCGTCAGAGCTTTCAGCCAAAGGGCAGACAGCCGCCGCATCTGTAGTCACCAAGGCAGCACATTGCGCCCTCACCCCCGCCGCCCCTCGTCCTGAGGTGACGGAGGAGGAGATCGCGCAGCGCCTGATCAAGGCTATCGACCAGAACGTCAGCGCGGTCACGTCTGCCAACAGCGAAACTTGGATCGACTACGCGCAAACGCGAGAGGTCATCCTTGCCGTGTTCCGCGACGCGGATCGGGGTGGGAAGGAGGGCGCACGATGAGCGGCTGCTACTGGGGCTACCGCCTCACACTGGGCGCATGGCTGTTTTATGGCCTCGCGTTCCTGGCGGCGCATCGGCCGGTCGTCATGACAGCGGCCCGCAGGGATCGGCTTCAGAACGATGCTGACGCCTTGCCCCTTGCGATGCGGGCAATCGAGGAATTGTCCTCCCCGCCCGCCCAAGACGGCAAGGGGGGTGCGCGATGAGCTACGTCAGCGTCGCCATCTTCTGCGGCTTGGCCACCATCGTCGGCATCGCCATCCCAGGCACCGCGAAGGCCGCCGTCGCTCTCGCTGCGTTCGGATGCGGATTGAACACCGCCATCGCCATCATCGAATGGAGGCGCCCATGAGCGGCCGGTGTCGTTGGCACGTAGACAAAGAAATCGGTCGGTATTTTGTGCCGGGCTGTATGGGGGCCGCCGTATATGGTGAGCACCGATGCACTTGCCCTAAAGGCAGAGGCTCCGCTGATCGCATCTCTGAACTTGAGAGGAAGTGCGATGATCTTACTGCTGCCGTTGAAAGACTGATCGCAGACCAAGCCGTGAGAGCGGCAGGAGGCCACCCATGAGCGACATCACCACCCGCACCGAGGAAGGGGCGAGAGAGGATGCTATCGCCCTCCTAGACAAGTTCAACAAGCTCACGATGGAAGATGCCATTCGCGCTGCGGTTAGCGCTGAAATGCGCTTCCGTGCCGCCGAAGCCCGCGCCGCTACAGCCGAAGCGGAGGTGGAGCGGCTGAAGCAGGCGGTTGATGCCCTTGAGGTGAAGTTATCGTGGTCGGAAGCTCGAACCAACATCGTCTTTGAGCACAAAAACTGGTGCCGCGAAAAGCAACTCGCCGCCGAAGCCACCGCCTCCGCTCTCAGGGATCGGGTGGCGGTGCTCGAAGAGGCGCTGGAAGGCTGGAAGCGTGTCGCTGTAATTGCGGCCATCCCGCTTGAAGCGATGCGCGCCGCCGGCAGCTACCGAGCCCTCGCCGCCTCGACACAGGACTGCGTGGACGACGCCGTCATCACCATCCGAATGGCCGTCTGCGGCCATGGCCTGCCGCCGAAAGGCAACATTGACGCTGGCTTAGAGCCCGCCCGCGCCGCCCTTAAAGGAGGCGTCCATGACTGACACCCCCCTCTCTCAGGAGGAAGCGCGCAGGGCGCTGGCGGATGAGATTGAATGCTTAGTCGCGCAGATGGGCCGATCAATCGGTGACACCCATCTGGCCTATTCGGCAGCCCTTGGAGCATTCGTTTATCGGAGAGCAGATCTGTTCCTCGCCGTTCTCCGCGCCCCGCCGCCCGAGCAAATGCCCGAAACCCCCACCCCCGAGATGATCAGGGCAGCCTGGGGCGCGTGGCGTGTGCGACACCCGGACACCCGGCTGGGCCCTGGTCCCGGCTTTGTGGAAGCGATCGCAGCGGCGCTGGCCGCTCGCCCCTAGTGCGGGCCGGGCGCCGAAGGTACACTCGGCTAGCAACGCATGGAGCCTACGATGACAGTGCCGGTAGTGGTGGGGGCGTACTACAGGGATGGTGCGGGTACCTTGATGGGGCCAATGTCCCACATCAACAACATCCGCACCCCCGGCCACGATTTCAGGTGTGATCGGTCGGGGGCCACGTACACGGCTTCCGGTCAGTACCTGCCCAGCGGCCCGAGTGACAGGGACCTCGTCACGCGGTGCATGCCTAATGGCGATCCGTATGGGGTGGCCGTGGGGAGTACCGCCCCGGTTACAGCGGGGGGCTCACTGACTTATATACAGCACCCGGACGGCTCTGTCGATGTTGTAGACACTCGCACAGGTGTGGTAGTCGGTAAGATGCCTATACCCTCCGGTGGACCGGCTACTGCGCATGTCATCACCGCTCGTACAACCCCACCACTCAAAGATATCGGCACGATAGTCGACCAAGCCTTGCGGGCGCAGGCAGAGCGCGAGGGCGCGCAGCTCACCCGTCAGCGGGCCTTGCCCACCCCGGAAGAGCGCCTGGACGAGTACAAGCGCGGAGTCGCCAAGCTCTGGGAAAAGGGGGGCTTGTACTAGGATGCTGCCCGCTGATTTCCGCAGATTGCTGGCCGAAGTGATGCGTGAGCAAGAGCTTACGACGTGGGATGCCGCGCAGCTGTGCGGCATTGCCTACCCGACCTTCGTGCAGTTGTTCCAGGGCCCGACGACGGTGGACCTCGCTACGGCGGAACGCATCATGGCGCGCTTGGGCATCGGCCTGACGATGACCCGCACCAGGCTGCGACGCGAGGTAACGCATTACATCGTGGCTCAGACGATAGCGGGGGATTGACATGAGTCTGTGGCTGGACTTCAAGATATTCGGTGATGGCAACGGTCTCAAGTCGCCGTATTTTGACGACACTTTCCATTGGATGGTGGATACCAGCCGGGGGCGGGCGGGCGGTAAGGGCACACTTTATAACTGGATCGGCGGGCACGGTGCACAGTTCCGCAGCCGCGAGTGGCGCATGCCCCGCCCCGGCACGCGGCGCCGGCTGCGCGGGCGGGACTACGTCGTGTTCGGTGCTGAGCGGCGGTGGTTGGTGCGGGTGGAAGTTTGGTGGGCGCTAGCCCGCTTGCCTTCTGACCTGGAGGAGGCAAACATTTTGCTGCGCCAGATAAAGCGCGAGCTCGGCGAAACATATCTTGGCGATTGAGGAGGGTTGAGATGCGCACGTTCAAGATGAAGAAGCTTGTCGTTACCGAAGTTCCTTTGGATGATCTAATCTCGGGCCTGCGTGAGGCTTTTGCAGATGACTATCCCCCGGATGACAATAAGTTCAGGGTGGGTGACATCGTGGACGTCGGGCAGGTGCGTATCGATGGCAAGCCCTTGACAGACGATGAAGGCGAGGGGATATCGATTGGCTATGTCATCGAAGTCGCTGGTGACGAAACCTTGCTGGTGAGCGCCCTCGACAGCAAGGGCGAACCCTACGAGCCAGATATCTGGCTGCCTTTTAAGGAGCTCACGCTCCTGGACCGCGCGTCATGAACGCATGGCCCAAGGGCATCCCGCCCAACCCGGAAGGCCGGGGTCGCCGCAAGGGGGATTCGAGCTTCTGGGCCCGCATGGATGATGACGCGCGCCTCAAGTGGATCTACGAGCGGCGCAAGGCGGGGGTGCGCAGCGAAGCGCTCGCTATTGAAGGCGGCACGTACCGCAAGACGATCGACGGCTGGCTGAAGGCCCGCGGTATCAAGCTCGTGGATATCCCCGTGGGTACGGCGGTCGGTGCCCGCTGGGTCAAGATGGCGGAGCCTGAGCGGCGCGAGACGCTGCTGGCCGCAATCCAGGCGGGCCACAGGGGATACGCTGCGCTCTCTAGGGCGCTGGAGTGCGGGGACGGCGCCGTGCGTGATTACGTGTTAGCGCACGGGATATTCGTACCCCCGGCAAAGCTCGGGCAGCCGATCAAGCCCAAGCCAGGGAATGCGCGCCCGGTAGGCCCCCCGGCCGTATTCAAGTCGGACATACAGAACCCCGTAGACACGCTGAAGGGGCGCACGGAAAACCGTGAATTCCCGCATCGAGTGCATATGCTGGACTCTACGCGAGCGCAGTGCAAGTATCCGCTCTGGGGGCACAAGGACCGGCCCACACTGACCAATATGTTCTACTGCGGTGCCCCGATCGACGAGACGGTAGATAAGACGAGCTACTGCCCCGAGTGCCGCACGATCATCCGCAAGGCGCAGTTCAGCGCGGCAGATCGTGAGGAGATGCACACCCGGATGGCGCTGATGCGGCGGAGCCTGATGCGGCAGCCCCGGCCGTAGGCGGGTTGCGCGACTTCGGTTATGCGTGTAAGAGAAAGGGCGTAGAGGAGAGCACGTCATGGGATCACAGCACGAAGTCAACCCGCACAACAGCCGCCGTCACCTGCTGCACGCGCGGGCTAAGCCCCCGGCACCTACGCTGTACGCCGGGGGCCGCACGTACCGTGCCAAGGGTGACGCGGCGTACTATGCGATGCGCGCGGGCAGCCCCGACACCGGCTATACGGCGTATCGGCGGGCTGACGGCACCTGGGTCCCGGTCGTGCTGCTGCGTGACGATCAATGGTGGATGCTCGAGCATATCAGCTACTGTGGCTGTGTGGCCTATCCGGCCGCATACGACCTGCCGGCCAACCCCGGCGACATCCCCAGCTTGAAGACGGCCTGATGCTGACCCTCGTGCAGACCTGCGGCGCGTGCCCCGAGCAGTACGACGCTTACGACGAGTCGGGGCGCCGTGAGGGCTTCCTGCACCTACGGCACGGCGATTTCAGTGTCCAGTGCCCCTGGGTCGGGGGTGTCGTCGTGTATCAGGCCGACCCCGGCGGCTCTGCTCTGCAACCCTGAATCCAATTGAGCCCCGCCATTCCCCGGCGGGGCTTTTTTGTGCCTCAAAGCTATGCTGTAGTGCCTAGCGAGCCGAAGTGCCTGAGCGTATGCTCAGCAGGGTAGATGAGAGGCGGTTATGGCCCTGAGTTGCAAGCAAGAGCTGATGCTGGCTTTGCTAATCAACTTCGGTGCGCTGCTTATCATATTGATCCTGCTCGACTGAGGGCTGCTATGGCTGGCGATGATATGGAAGTGGAAGTGGGCTCGTTCCCGATCGGGCAGTTCACCGGGGATCCCAGCGAGATCATGAGCCGTATCCGCGACGCGGTGCAGGGCGTGGCCGGGGGTGACGTGGACGAGCGCCAGAAGCCCGACCCCGCCATGGCCCTAGAGATACTGATGGACGTCTACCGGCGGTACATCAAGTCCTACGGGCAGCACATGGTACCGGCTTGCCCGTACAAGCCCGGTGACCTCGTCACGGCGCCCCCGACCTCCACGCTCAACGGCGTCGGCGAGCCGCATGTGGTACTGGAGACCCGCGTGGCCGAGCCCGACTACGACTCCAGCGAGTCGGGGCCTTCTTCCAGCAGCTTCGGGCGCCGGGCCGACGTGCGCGTGGCTTGCTTGGTCCGGGGCAAGCGCACCGGCAGCTGGCACACCGTCGCCCACTGGTGCGAATCTTACGAGTTCATCCCGTATAGCCCCTGAACGGATTACGGGTTAAGTTCGGGTTGCTGCGGCAACCCGTCACCGCGGCACAGCCGCACTGGATAGAGAAGAGAGTAGAGCAGGGACATGGCGAATACCCGCACCACGAAGGACAGCATTGCCGCTATCGCCGCAGCCCTCAAGGGCAGCGCAGCGGGCCCGGCGACGGACTGGTCCAGCATCGACACCCCGGTCAAGCACGAGGGCCGGGAGATCCGCCTGCCCGCCACCCCCACCCCGATGGGCTATGACGACGCCATCCTGACCATCGAGCGGGTGCGCGATCAGGAGAACCAGAAGTTCGACGCTAACGAGGTGATTCAAGGGGCGCCGTTCGACGCCCTGGTGGCCGTGTTCCGCGCCATCCAGGACATCTACGGCGTGGTGCTCTCCAGCTCCATGCGCACGTTCTTCGGCGAGATCCTGCCCGACATGGTCACGGTCAACACCGGCCCGGCCGCGCATGAGAAGATCCAGGTGCCGATGGGTCAGATCAACCTGCCCAACGTGCCGGACCCTGTCAACGTCGGCATCTTCCCCGGCGGCGTGGTCATCCGGGGCAAGGTGCGGCGCGCGGACCGCACGCTGCTGGTAGACATCGTCAACCGTGCCCGTGAGTTCCTACGGGAGCAGTCCATCTACCGGGGCCGGGCAATCAGGCTGGCGGTGGATGAGGAAGGCAGCCTCCAGACCAGCGTGCAGCCGGAGTTCCTGGACCTCACCCGCGTCAGTGAGTCGGACATGATCCACTCGGCGGAGACCGCGCTCCAGATCCGCACGAGCATTATGGCGCCGCTCAAGAACACGGAGGCTTGCCGCAAGCACAAGATCCCGCTGAAGCGCGGCATCCTGCTCGAGGGCAAGTACGGCACCGGCAAGTCGCTGACGGCCCGTGTGGTGGCTAAGGTAGCGACGGACAACGGCTGGACCTTCATCCTGCTCAACCGGGCTCAGGGCCTCAAGGCGGCGATCGACTTCGCCCGCACCTACCAGCCGTGCGTCATCTTCGCGGAGGACATCGACCGGGCGGCAGACCGTGAGGACGAGGACGTCAACGACCTCGTCAACCTGCTGGACGGCGTGGTGACCAAGGATATGGAGATGATGGTCGTGCTGACCACCAACTTCATCGAGAAGATCGACCGCGCCCTGCTGCGGCCCGGCAGGTTCGATAGCATCGTCAGCATCCAGCCCCCGGATGCCTCTGCGGCTATGCAGCTGGTGCGGCACTACTCCCGCGAGTTGCTGGACCCCACGGCGGACCTCGCCGTGGTCGGCGAGACGATCGAGGGCTGGATCCCCGCGACGATCCGCGAGGTTGTGGAGCGTGCCAAGCTCTCCATGCTGGTGGAGGACCGTGAGCGCATCACGTCTGAGGACCTTATCGCGGCGGCCATCGGCATGAAGCGCCACACCGAGCTCCTGGAGCCCAAGGACGTGACGGTCACCCCAGCGGAGCAGCTGTACGGTGCGCTCAAGACCATGGTCACCGGGGCTATCCTGGGCGAGGATATCGACGGTCTCGCCTCGCAGGACAGCGTCGACACCATCCGGGGTATTGTCGGCGCCATCCATAGCTACGCCAACGATGCTCAGGACCGGCTGCGCCGCATCGACACCACCACGAAGGCCGGGGCGCAGTCCGCGGAGTACGCGCGGTCCAACACCCTGGAAATCAAGCAGAAGATCGGCGCCTGACGCGTTAACGGCCCGGTAATGCGTTGAGTATAGGCTCCGGGGCATAGCAACCCCGGAGCCTTTGATGTTCCATTCATACGAACTTAGCACTGCCGCTGCCCGTGCCCGCATACTCGCTTGGGCTACGGCGTATGCCGCCCAGCCGCTGACGGCGGCGGGGGCCGCCCGTCTGCTGGCTATGCCGGGGTCCGTGCAGAAGCTAGTGTATGCGCTCGCGGCCGGAGACAGGATTGCAGCGGCGGGGGCGCTCGATGCCCTGACACCGTAGGATTGAGCTGATGCAGAAGATGTTTGAGCCCTGCCAGGAAGCCGTACCGGGTGGTGCACCCCCGGAAGATTGCCGCTGTCCGGCGTGTGTGGGCCGGCGCGCGAGCGAAACGATCAACCGCCTGCGGGCAGCTTCGCGTGCGGCACAGGCTGCGGCCGAGCCCGCGGCGGCGCCTGAGCCGGGTCTGGCGCCCGTCACTGTCAAACTGCCCCCGAGTGCGACGCAGCTGGCGATGGAAGAGACCCGGCTGCGCGATAGCGTCAAGGACTACCTACTCACCGAGGCCCCGGACGTCGCGTGGGACGACATCGTCGGTGCGGAAGAAGCCCGCACGGTGCTGCGTGAAGCACTCGAGGCCGGGGTTAAGCACCCGGAGCTCTACAAGCACTACGGGATGCGAGTGCCGCGCGGGGTGCTGCTGGAAGGTGCCCCCGGCTGCGGCAAGACGATGTTCGCCAAGGCAGCGGCGCGTGCCATGCGCGACCTCCACGGGGACGATCGCCCGTGGATGCTGCGGCTGAGCGGCCCTGAGGTACAGACGCCTTACGTCGGGGTCACGGAGAAGATGATCCGTGATATATTCGCCTACGCCCGTGCCTATGCCGCGCGGTACGGGGCGCCTCTGCTTATATTCATCGATGAGGCCGACGCCTTGCTGCCCGCGCGCGATGGGCTCAATGGACGGCCGGCGGCGCCGTGGGACGAAGCCAACGTCGCCACGTTCCTCGCAGAGATGGACGGCATAAGTGGTACCGGGGCGTTCGTCCTGCTGGCCACCAACCGGGCCCACGCGATGGATGCCGCCGTATTGCGCCCCGGCCGCATCGATGTCAAGGTACGAGTGCCTCGCCCCGATCGGGATGCGTGTGTGGCCGTGCTGCGCAAGGGGCTGCACAACGCCCCGGTGGCGCTGAAGTATCATGGCGGCAAGGTGCCCCGTGGGCACGCGAGCTACCAGTCCGGGGGCGGGTACCCGTTCCCGGCAGCGCTGGCCGAGCGTGCGGTGGACCTGCTGCTCAGCCCGGTCCACACGCTCGTGACGATGCAGTCGGACAAGGGCCCGCTCCACCTGACGATGCGGCATATCGTCAGCGGTGCGATGATCACCGAGCTTGGCAACCGCGCGCGCAGTCAAGCCTTTCGGCGCGACTTAGCCGAAGGTACTATGACCGGGTTGACAGAAGAGGACTTGACGGCCGCAGTCTATGCCCTGGTGCAGGAGAGCGAGCGGGGCACGTACCCGGATGCGATCCGAGAACTGTGCATGGCAGCGGGCGCTACGCAAGCGCATAGCGGCCCCGGCGACAGCGAGTTCGATGAGGAGCACCTGTTACCGTTCCAGAAGTCCAAAGCACCCAAGGGTGGGGCGCTGAACTGAGGAGGCCGTGATGGCGGGAACTGACAACAAAGCGGATGACGACCTGGAGGTAGTGGATATGGCGATATTCCAGGTCCACACGCAGACCGTCCGGTACAAGGCAGTACCAGATGAGAGCGGGGATGTCCCGGTGCTGCGCGATGTGTACGTGCAGAAGATGGCGCTGCCGGACCACCGCAAGCCGCCCAAGCGCATCCGCATCGCGGTGGCCTTCCTGAAAGACTGAGTTTACTCGAGAGGAGCAGAGTAGAGATGTCCACTTACGTCCGCGAGAACACCATCCTGAAGCCCGTGCCCCATGACTTGCCGGGGCGCGTCAAGTCCAGCCTGCCGCTCGGCACCTACAGCGTCGGCGTAACCCCGGAAGGGTTCTACCTCCAGGCGCAGGACGATTTCAAACTGCCGCCCAAGATCTACGGTAGCACCCCGCACCGTGCGGACCGCATCCTGGCGACGTTCAACAGCCGGCCACGTTCCACGGGTGTTATGCTCTCGGGCGAGAAGGGCAGCGGTAAGACGCTGATGGCCACGCTGCTTTCCACGGAGGCACGCGCGCAGGGCATCTCCACGCTTGTCGTCAACTCCCCGCTGTGCGGCGAAGGCTTCAACGCCTTCATCCAGTCTATCGACGAGCCCTGTGTCGTAATCTTCGATGAGTTCGAGAAGGTTTATTACGAGCAGGAGTGGCAGTCGGCCCTGCTGACCCTGTTCGACGGCACGGCCGTTACGAAGAAGCTGTTCATCGTAACCACCAACGATAGTCACCGCATCAGTGACTACATGCGCAACCGGCCGGGACGCATGTACTACTCGCTCAAGTACGAGACGCTAGAGGAGGCCTTTATCCTGGAGTACTGCGAGGACCTGCTAAAGGACAAGACGCAGATCGACGCGGTACTGGCAGTCACGAGCCTCTACGATCGGTTCAACCTCGATATGCTCAAGGCACTCGTGGAGGAAATGAACCGCTATGGCGAGACGCCGCGGGAATCTCTCGCGATGCTGAACGTCCGACCGGACTTCGGCACCTACCACGTATTCACAGCTAGTTACTTCCTCAAAGGCGCCCCGTTCGACCCTGCACGCACCGATATGGAGGAAGTTACAGGCCACCCACTCCAGCGTGATGATGACTACGACGTCTCTTTCTACAGCATTCCGCGTAAGGACAGGTTCCGCTCGACGCAGGCTGACTGGGAAGGGCCCAAGTACGAGCAGATCGCCAATGTTGAGTTCGGGCCTGAACATCTCGTGCGGGCCGATGGTCGTAAAGGCGAGTATGAGTACAAATGCGGGGACGCTGTGCTCGTACTGACCAAGAAGGACAAGGTCAAGAGCCTGTACGACACGTATCGGGACGCTTACTGAGCGCGCAGTTGGCCGGCGAAACCCGGCCAGTCCCAGTGCCGCGGGCCTCCGGTGTAGCGTGCTAGCACGCCGGGGCCCGTGTTTATTTTCAAGCCCTGCGGCAGTCCTTCGTGGGCCCAGCGCGCAGCCTGGGCACCGTCCAGCAGCCAGAGCACGTCGCGGGGCACGCCGTCCTGACCGGTGCCCATCTGCCGCACGGCGATAGCACACCGCACCCCGGCCCGCGTGTAACTTTGGGCCCAACGTACCTGATGCGGCCGCAGGTCGACGCGCCACCCTGTCACCACCTTAGTCTCGAGCCACCCGCTCGTGCGGGCGGTACGGTGGGCCCAAAACAAATCAGGGATGCCGTCCACCGTACCCCTGGATTCTACGGGTGTCCAGACCCAGTCGGGGGCGCCTAGGTTGTGCGTGATGAGCCTGCGGAAGGCGCGTTCGGGGCCGGTCATAGCAATCCTAGATAATAGCGGGCCGTGTGCACGACGTCAGCGTCGAAGCCCCCGTCGCGCAGCACCCACCGGAGGTAATCCTGGGGCAGCTGGCTCCATAGAGCGCCTTTGTGCTTACCGAACCTCACCCGATACAGCAAGACAGGTTCTGCCGTGAGCGCTAGGAGTTCATCTACGGTATGTGTCACCAGCATGCGCTCAAGGATCTGCATGGTGCAGAAACAATCGTAGAGAGCGCGATGGGGCGCGCGGCCGTCCAGGTCCTCCGGGGCGGGTTCGCCGCCTAGCCAGTAGCGCAGGACCTGTACACTATGCCCAGGGGCCTCGGGCCATAAGTGCAGGGCGCAGCGGTACGTGCAAACGAACGGCCGCTGGAGCTCCGGCAGGAACCGACGGTCGAAGTCCGCATTGTGTGCGGCCCAGACAGCAGCCTCGTTGTCGAACTGCCGCAGGAGCGTACTATGGATGGCGCGCGTCTTGGCGCCCCCAGCGAGGCTGACGTGGCTTTCAGTGATATGGTGCACGGCTTTCGCTTCAGGCGGGATGGGCCCGTCGTGTTCTACGAACCACCCCGTCGGGTAGTAACGGGGTACCCCGGTCCCCGCAGGTACGTCGCGGGTGACGATGCCGACCTCTAGCAGGGCGGCGCCGGCTGCGGGGTCCAGCCCTGAAGTTTCCACATCAATGACCCGGAGGATAGGTTGCATCATAAGATCTGCTATTGACGCTGGCAGTTAAGCCCTTGCACACTCTAGCATTCTTTGTCCTCAGTGCCTACCGCAGGCGCCGGGGCCGAAACTTTTTTTCACTTTGCGGTCATAACCTCGCTTTACAAGCTAACTGATATCGCTTAGACTCATTTTGTGGCCGAGAGCGAGCCGCCCGAGACGAGGAGCACACATCATGTCCCACGCTATCCTGAACACCCTCAACCGTCAGCAGCTGGCCGACCTCTACAACGCCCACGCCGCCAAGCCCCTCGGCCTCGCGTCCACGAAACCCGTCGCCGTTTCCCGCGTCGAGGCGCTGTGCAAGTCCCTCGGCCTCGAGCCCTTCATGACCGACGCGGGTCCGGTGCTGCGCAAGCCCGAGCCGGCCCCCAAGCCGCAGGTGGTCAAGCCCGCCCCGAAGGCCCCCGTCCACGGCCTCGCGGCTCGGCGCGGCCCCAAGCCTACCTATGACGACACGCACGTCATCACCATCCTGGCGAAGGCCAACCCGAAGCGCGCCAAGAGCGACAGCGCCGCCCGCTTCGCGCTCTACCGCGACGGCATGACAGTCGGCGAGTACCTCGCTGCGGCTCACAAGCTCCAGCCCGGCAGCAACCCCGGCCGCTGGCGCTGCGACCTGAGCTTCGACACCGAGCGCGACTACATCCGTATCGACTCGAAGGTGGGGCTCTGAGCCCCACCCCCTTACCTCAAAGGTTCAGGAGACCAGAGCCATGGGCGTTCACGGTAAAATTGGATACGATAAGTTCCCACAGCAGGGAGCACATAGCGGTAAGAAGGTTGAAGTATGTTTCAACTACGATGCCGAGCGCACCATCCCCGGCCTCATCGTCCGCGATGATGCGGAGGATCCTTTCATCACACTCATCGTGCTCCGGGACGGCCGCTTCGTGCTGTCCACCGAGTGTCAGTACAGGCTTGCGGACTGAGTCATGCGCAGGTTCACCCTCATCGTCGCCCTGGCGGCCCTGCTGCCGGGGCTCTGGCTCAGCATGTGCCTGCTGCGCCGCAAGTCCACTACCGCCCGCCGCGTGCTGGGCGCCGTGATGTATGTGACCGTCGGTATCCTGCTTATGGAGCTGATACTGGCCGAGCTCAGGCGGCCCCTGATTGCATAGGCCATAGCCCAGCCTCGTGCTCAGCAGCCGCCTTTTCATAGGCAGCACTAGCCTCCGCCGCTGATGGAAACGTCCAGCCCAACGTGCGACGCACACCCCGTCTGACAATCTGTGCTGCCCAGACACCATGTTTGAGTTGCCACACACCCCGCAGCCCGCTCAGACTGTCACGATCCGCGCTTTTGTTTTGCTGATTGAGGGACACATCCACTTTACGGAGATTGCTCCAGCGATTATTCAGTTTGTCTCTGTCCCTATGATCTATATCCAATTCACCAGGGTCTTCCCCAGTCATATAACACCAGATCACACGAGGGGCCGCATAACGCACCCCGCCATTGCGGAACGTAATACGCGTGCGCCCAGCGCCAGAGCACACCGGGGCTGCGTCCTGACCTATCGCTACTCTACGGTGCGGTGGGCATTTGCGCCATGTAAGAGCACCTGTGTCGGGGCAATAATACAGGTGTTCCCGGATGTACTCCGCACTAGGCAGCGGCTTGCGCTTGTCGGTTCTGCTCATATTTATCCCAAGACATTTTGGCGTTGCCCCAATTATCACCGACCTCAGCGTCTACAACGGTCGGAACGCGGAGAGGTGTTGCCTCTACCATGAACTGTGCAACCTGCTCGAGTTCCTGCTTGGATCTGACACTCACGGCGACTTCGTCATGCAGCTGTAGCAGGGGCAGTATCCCAGCACGCCACATGTTCCGCATCGCGATCTTGGTCTGCCGCGCGGCGCTACCTTGGATCAAATTATTGAGCCCCTTGCGGGTGTCCGCCCGGCGCAGCACCCTGCCGGCCCAGGGGTGGGCGGGGTCTTCCTGCCGACGCTGTGCTTCCTCGCGCGAGCAGTACGTGGTCACATGGCCTAGCTTGTGCGCTTCCAGGCGCTCCTCGGCGCTGAGATACGGCCCTTCCCACATATTGTACCTGATGCGAGCGCCATCGATCAGGCGGATGTACCCCCGGTTAGTTGCGGTTGTCTTGCAGCGCTCCTCAAAGGGCTTGATGAACGGGAGGCGCTCGTGGTACTGCCGGGCGAGCTCGTCGGCTTCTGCTAGCCCCACACCGAGGTGCGCGGCCATGCTGGCGCGACCATAGCCGTATAACATCGCTAAATTAAGGATCTTAGCTTTGGCGCGCGGCAGCCCGGTTAGGTCTGCCGTCATTTGGTGGTAGTCCAGGCGGGGGTTCTCGAGGTACTGCCGCACAGCCTCATCCGCGCCGGGACACTTACACAGGCTGGCAAAGTGCACGACCAGCCGGGGTTCCTGCGATGAGAAGTCGACCGAGCCCCAAGCTTCCCCCTGCTCGGGCAGGAAGCATCTACGGATGAGGGTGCCGGTGGCCCGCTCTGTGATCACCTTCTTCAGAGCGTCAGTGGGGTCTTTGTCCGGGGAAGGCATCTGCTGGAGCGGGGGCTCCGAGTAGCTGAACCGGTGTGACTTCGTACCGCCGTCGTCGCTGCGGAACTGATGGACTTCGGCGTGGATGCGCCCCCGGTGGGCGTAGCCGGTCAGGTAGTTTGCCAAGAACTTTTGCGCGGCGTCCTCATAGCGGATGATGTCGACCAGGGCTTGCGGCAACCAGTGGTCGTACTTCTCCATCCAATCCGCCGAGAAGCTACCCTGTTTAGTCTTCTCGGTGCGGGGGAACGGGATGCCTTCCTGTGTGAACAGCTTCTCTAGGAACTGCGGGCTACGCACGTCTCCGATTGTCATCAGGCGCCGGCTACCCGCTTGCTCGCTGATGCGCTTGAGTAGGGCGTCGCGCCGCCCCAGGAACTCAGTGCGTGTGCGGTCCACCATGCCTGCGTCGATACGGATACCCCGGCGCCGCATGGCGACGACCATGGGTATGAGCTCCATCTCCGTGCGGTAGGCGTCCCACACCTCTTGGGCGCGCAGCTGCGGCTCCTGGTGCTGCCAGAGCTCCAGCGTGGCTACCCCATCCTGTTCGGCATAGGGACCTGCGTAGCGTGCAGGCACCCGCCACAGGTCACCGGCCGGTTTGTTAGGGTTGCCCCCGTATGCGCGCACCGCCTGTCGTAGCAGGTCCGTATCTTTGCCTTCGATACCGTAACGGGCGCAGCAGTTGTCCAAGCTATAGGCACGTGAGTTGCCGGGGTATAGCGGTTGGTCTTCGTCCAGCATCACGGCTGCGGCTAGTGTATCTTCCAAGTTAGCCGGGGGCACCACCCCGTATGTACCAAACACGCCGACGTCGTAGGGCCCGTTGTGCATGACGATGCGTGTACCAGACTTGAACAAGTCGTCCAGCCACCGCAGCACGTTCTCAAGCGGGAAGTTCTCGGTGTCCGGGTGCCCGACCGGGGCGTACCCCACCGAGCCTTCCGCCGCCCAGCTTATCCCACACAACCGGCAGAAATCACGCCCGAACGGCCACCCCGGTCCACGGTTGGCTTCCAGCCCCCGGTCGCGCGTTTCGCTATCGATCGCTACGATGACGCGGCGCCGCAGGTCCGGGAGTTCAGTGGGTGGCTTCCAGCTGCTCTGCGGCTTGAAGATGTCCATTTGTCCCGGTACATGCCCGCGCGCCACTCGTGACCTCCCTAGTGCGGATGGAATGCGATGATATCATGGATAGGGTCGCCGTCCGCCGCAGCGCAGAACCCGTACTCCGTGTAACGGCGCCCGTTGAGCTTGAACGGGAAGCGCTCCGGCTCGGGGCCGTCGTTGACTTCTAGGCGGCCCATCACACTTGCCACCGTGCGGAAATACATGCCGAAGTGATCGGGGGTCAGGTGGATGCCATCCGCGCGGGGGACCTTGCGTTCGTTGGGCTCTGCGGCGTGACCAGCGTCCTGCGGCTCAGTGCCGGGCGGTCCGGCTTCCGTGGGATTTACTTCCCTATAGCCCATGGCCTCTACGAACACCCGCACTGCCGCGTCTTGCGGGGTAGCCCCGTTCAGGCTGCCGCCCACGACCCCCGGCAAGCAACCCCCAGTCAGGTGCGGTGCAAAGGGTTGCTGAATAGCAGCTTCAAGGCTGTCCCGCGCCGCCCGTGCGGTAATATCTTCCAGCGCCAATGTAAGATACCCGATGGCGTCCCTGTAGTTGTCATCGTAGAGCGGGTCACCATTGACGATTCGCCCCAATTTGAGGGCTACGCACTCCAGGGCTTCCTTGACGGTGTCCGGGGCTTTATCCCAGCTTCTGCCCGAGCGCAGGGCATCTTTTATGCGCTGCATTACGCGAGCGTTCTCAGCGTATTCCCCGTACTTGTTGCCGCGTTCGGCGAGTATCTCTTCAGTCTTCATCGCTCATCCTCTTCAACTGAAACATGCGCTTGTCGTGTGCGCGGATCTCAGCTTCTGTAAATAGTACCACGGAAGCGTGATCATCCGGGGGCAGCATCTCGTAAGATAGCGCTAGGGCAGCATCCCGCGTGCGCATCACTACAGGACTGGCGAGCACGTTGCCCATCTCCCTCTCAACTATTCCGAAAATGAACATTTCGAGCAGATCGCAGACTTTGATGCGCACCTTATCGTTGGCGTCAAGCGCTGGCAGCTTTACGCCGAGTCGCTTTTCAGCTTCAGGTTCTATGCGGGTGTAAGCTGCCTTGAGATCAGGGTTATTGGCCTTAATAGGAAAAGGCGGATCACCCACTATTAGTTCGGCGCTATCGTGGTTCATGATAGTGTACGCCACACCCGGATCCGGGGTGCCGAATATCTGACAATGGATGTTATAGATCTGCCAACAATGTTCACCGACAGTTTGCTTGTGTATCGTCGGCCATGTCGCGTATCTTTCCACCCGCCCCGCCAGATACAGGCGGTCGGTCACATGGTCGGTCATACGGGGGCTCCTAGTCTTCTGCGTAGATTAGATCGTTGTGGTTATCTGGGTCGTTTGACTTCCATCGACCATCTAGCATGTAGTCCCATTCTGTCCAGGCCCCCGGCTCGTTAGGATGTTCCACCGACACCCGCAGGGGATATGCGTATCCGCCCATGACAGTGGGGCGATCATTTGCAATGTACCTGGCGCGCCGGCCATCGCGAGTACGCAGTGGCCGATTGATATCAAGAGGCGTTCCTACGCATGACATCATGCGGGGCTCCTAGCTTTCAGGGCTTGTGACGGCCGGCAGCCGTTGCAGGGCCCGCCACCCCTGGCGGACGTATTGCTCAGCGCACAGCGGGTCCGTGCGGCCGTTGCGGGCGGCAGTGTGCCGGCCCTGGCAGGGCACTCGGCCGAGCTCCTGCGGGGTCCTGTGACAGTATGGGCAACGCTCCTCAGCCATGCTGCTTCTCCTCATGCCGCGCGGCCCGGCGCTGCAACCACGCCACAGCTGCGGCCCGCCAATCCGGAGCTAGGATGGTGGAGGCGGTAGCCAGGGCCTTGTCGTACTGCTTCTCACGTCGGTAGCTGTTCGCCCGCCACAGCGGCAGCGCCGTGTCGCTTAGGAACTTGTTTCGGAACTGCCCCTCATGGTGTTCCCACGGGCTACCCGCCAGCAGCAGGTCGAGCTCCTCATCAAACGACTCAGGGTGGTCCACCAGCGGCACGGTGCCGGGGTAGGGTTCCTGCGCGCTCAGCAAGGCGGCCCCCCGGTCCACATGGTCAGTGGTGTTCTCATACATATGCCAGTTGAAGCTGACCTGATGGTAGATGCCCACTGGTATGCCGATACGCGCGGCGAGGTACTGCTGTAATAAGCTGAAGTGCACGGCATTAGCGCCATACGCCCCGTAAACGATGTCGTTGCTGCGGCAGTTGACCAGCATGTCCAGCACACCCCGGTCAGCGCGCAGGCTGATGCTTAGGTTGCATGGGCGGTCCTTTACGATGTGCGGGCCCAAGTCTAGCTCGGGGTCCCACATCTGAATGACAGCTTGTCGGGTTTGCTTATCGCGCCACAGCATGTCCACGACAGCATCTAGCTGATCGGTGGCTGTGTCCGTGGAGTCGTTCAGCAAGAAATTGTTGCGCCACCGATACCCGTACGCCCCGTACATCCGCCCGTTGGGCTCGGCAAACCGCGCGCTGAAGTCACTGACGAACTGGTCCAGGAAAGTCGCGTCATCCCGCCCCGCCAGCATCCACAAGGACTCCATGACGCTGAAGAACGGGTTGCTATCCCGTATAGGGTCCAGGAGGACGCACTCGGTAGGGTGGGTGTACATCGTACAGACCGGGAACGGGGCGACGAGGGCCGGGCCGTTGCGGGTATCTTGGCGGGTGCCGTTGCGCTGGATGACGTTGATGGCTTCAGGCCACGCGTCGTTTACATTTCGGCACGGAATGACGTACATCGCTCATCTACTCTGCAAAGGGCGGCGATAGTCAATATCGCATCTAACCCTTCGCAGAGCAAATAGATCAAAGGCTCAATACGCGCCGCAACTCTACGGCAGCCTCGTCCCGACTATACTCGTTTATCTCAATACCCCCTTTACGGTGGAACGGCATGACACTTAATAGACCCGTGAACTTGCGCCAGGGGTTCTTGCGGTCCAGGGGCTTAGGCTCCTGACCTTTGCTCGCGGCCTTGGCCGCCCGACGATCGAGGATCGCACTGAAGCAGTCCTCAAACGGGGTGTTGAGCTGGAGTACGTGCAGCCCGAGTGGCTTGAGGCGCTGCAACCGCGCGAGGCCCCAGCAACTCACAGTCAGGCCCTCGACGATTGAGGTATAACCCTCATCGTGAAGCTTTACGATCTCGCGCTCCATGTCTTCCGCAGCCCCCGGCCAACTGAAGCCGTCGCAGCCCCCGCAGGCATTTGTGTACTTGCCGAAGATAGCAATCTTCTGCTGCGACCATAGGCTCGCAGCAAACTTGCCATTTTCGAACTTGTGCTCGCCATCCGGCGGCCCGAGCTCGCTGATCAACTTGTTGATCAGGTACGTCTTACCCGAGCCATTTGTTCCGCGTATCTGTATCAGCGGCATCATCACTCTCCAAATCAGCCCGCAGGGTGGGCGTCAGTTTGTGCCCCGGCACGGCGACTTGCACCCGCGCCAGGGCCTCGCGCTTGGGGATACCTTCGTAGGCGGCCAGCAGCCGGGCCGCCATCCACACGCTCCGCCCCCGGCCAGCTTCACAGTGCACAAGCACATTGTGCCCGGCCTTCATGGCATCGGTTATAAACTGGATGTACAGGTCGGCGTTCGGGGGCACGCTAGAAGGTGAGCACAGCCAGTTGAGGTACGTACGCCCCTGGTCTTCTGTAGAGAGGTCCGGGTCCACCTTGCCCCACATATTGACCACCATGGTCACGCCCAAGGTGGTCAGCAGCCGGTGCTTCTGGGCGTAGGGCCATTTGAGGAAGTTGCCGCGCTGATACAACTTACCGGGGCTGATTTCTGCTGCACCCGCTCTCATGCCATGACCCTCAGTACGGGCGCATCCGCCGCGATAGATTTGTGATAATCGTATTTCGTGTCGTCCCAGACGATGCCGCGGGTACGCAGCCACCCCGCCACGTCCAGGCGCCGCTTGGTCCAACCCTGTATCTCACCCAGACACTCATGCGGGTCAATCGCGGCGCGGGCTTCATACAGCTGCGACTTGAGGCCCCGTTCTCGCCAGAAGTCGGCGTATCGGCTCAACGAATATTCGAGCTCCTCGTCGTGCTGGTTGCCGGCGTAATCCGTACCGCCTTCATAGTTCGACCGGTACTCGCAAAGCAGTGTCGCATACGTGAAGTGGGACATATTCATGCCCATACCCTTCAGCTCGTCCAGCACTTCCCCGGCGATAGCGTTGACAGTGCGGGCGTCGCCTGTGGCTAGGTCGGCGACTCGATCGGGCCGTAGCAGCATCAAGCACCGGATGGGGCTGTGCGCCCCCACGGCCCGGATGTCGTACAGATTGGCCCGCATATGCCCCCATCGCCGCATGAGCTCGAGCAGGCGGATACTGACATAGCGCCCAAAGTACGGGATGCTATTGGCCGACTTCCACCACGCATCGTACTCTTCTTCCGGATTAGCCCAGCGCGCGTCCCGCATGCGGGGGAACTCGTCGCGGGCCCAGTCCGCGAAGCCGAGGGCGCACTGGCTGAACTGGCGCACGGTGCGCACGCACCGCCGGGGCTTGCGAGTATGCACCCCCGGCCAGTGGTCGGCCAGCCAGGGTACGAACGCCTTGCCCGCCGGGTCCGCCGCGATCTGCTCGTGCGACCAGGAGGACCAGATGCCCTCCCCGGTCAGAACTGAGTAGGCGGCGAGGTATAGCCCCGCCCGCCATATCGCTTCGGGTTCGGGTTGCCCCCGCACCATCCAGGTCACCACCCCCATGTGCGGGGTTGGCTCATTGATTGCTGCCTTCGCCGCGGCGAACTCGATGAAGCGCTCGTGATGCCAGTCGCCAGGGTGGTCGTTGTCGATAGGTTTGATCAGTGCCACGGTGCTACTCCCAAGCCTTCCCGGCGTAATCCTGCATCAGCGCGGCGACTTCGCCGTCATCCATCTGCGTGGGCGGGGACTTCATGTAAGCAGCACACGGCACCGTCAGCGCGCCCTTAAGCCCCTTGTCCAGGCCGAGTTGGGCGCAGCGCACGGCGTCCAGCACGACCCCGGCCGAGTTGGGGCTATCCCAGACTTCTAGCTTGAGCTCGATGTTGAGCGGCACGCCGCCGAAGGCTTCGCCCTCCAGCCGGATGTGCGCCCACTTGCGGTCCGTCAGCCAGGGCACATAGTCGCTCGGCCCGACGTGCACGTCACGGGCCGGCAGCGGCGCCCCACCCACGGCGGAAGTCACTGCCTGCGTCTTGCTGATCTTCTTAGATTGCAGACGGTCGCGTTCCAGCATATTCAGGAAGTCGCTGTTGCCGCCCACGTTGAGCTGACTGGTGCGTTTCAGGCGTACGCCGCGGGCGTGCAGCAGGTTGGCCAGCACTCTGTGCACGATGGTCGCGCCCACCTGACTCTTGATATCATCACCAATGATGGGCAGCCCCGCAGCGATGAAGCGCTCCTCCCACTCCGGAGTGCTGGCGATGAAAGCGGGCATGCAGTTGACGAAAGCGCAGCCCGCTTTGAGGGCAGCTTCCGCGTAGTACCGCGCGGCGAGCTCGCTGCCGACAGGCATGTAGTTGACGAGAACCGTAGCGCCGCTGTCCTTGAGTGCCTGGGCCACGTCACAGGGGGTCTCGGAGGACTCCTTCACAACCTCGCGGATGTACCGACCCAGACCGTCGAGCGTCTCACCGCGCTGAACGATAGGACCATCTGCGCTGGGCCAGTCAGGCTGGAAATGAATCGTATCGTTGGGCGCGGCCCATATCGCGTCTACAAGGCACTTGCCGACCTTACCTTCCACGACATCGAAGGCGGCGACGACCTCCACATCAGCGGCCGTATAACCCCCGATGACCGGGGTGATAGAGCCGTCCGCTTCCGGGTGAGTACCGTAATAGTTGAGCCCCTGTACGAAAGAGTTTGCGCAGTTGCCGACGCCCGCAATAGCGACCCGTACCTTGCCCATGACTCGTCTCTCCGCTGCTGTGTACGGCGCAAGCTTACCCTCGTGCGGGGGTAGCGTAAAGGAATCTGCTAGAAATTGTAATCTTTGGGATCGGGCCAGATGTACGCTAGATCCGGCCCTTCGCTCCACCCGTAAGCTTCGTACCACACAGGCTCCTTGCGGAGCAGATTGGAGCGGTGCGTAGCGTGGATGAGGTTATCGCCCAGCCAGGGGGGTAGCACCACTTCAGCGGCCGGGGGTAGCTGCCCGGCGTACTCCGCAGCTGGATTGGGCTGCCAGTCAGCATCGTAAGGCGGGGGACGGTTGTTGTTGAACCCCCGGTTGAGCCACTCACGGATAGCGAACGTAGTGTACAACGCCAGGGCCGGCGCATATCCCCGCCATGCGATGAGTGCGGGGTGCGCCGACCACCCGATCCGCTTAAATTGTTCTACAGCGCCCTTAGCTGTAGCAGCCCCGGCCACGAGGGCTGCGTCCCGCTCATCCAGGCGCCGCATGGCGTTGAGCAGCTGTATCGCTTCAGTGATCTGCTTGTTGAGGCGGCGATTATCCAACACGGCGACGCTGTGCGGGAAACTGACCTCTGGCACAAAAACCTGAATTGCCGTAACTCCAACGAACTCGGTTCAGTTTACCGCAGTCACGCTCGTACGTAAATCGCCCCGGCAGCACTCGCACAGGCTGCCGGGGCGAATATCAATGTATCTGTGCGTGGGAGCGGCGCCCCGGTCAAGTGACATCACCTCCTTTCGTAGCGCGAAGCTACAAGGGCTTCACGTTCATTCAGTCAACCTCGTACAGCGCTTTGGACTTGGGGTCCATGCAGTAATTGTTATAATTGCGGGTGTTGAGCTCCAGGCCACGGCTGCGGCACGAGAGCTCGTAGTATTTGGTGCGCCAATTCTTTGTATCCGCATTCTCTGTGGGCCGGGGTGCGAATAGGATCAATATCCATAGGGCTACCCCGGATATCGCTAGAAACACCCCCGGATACAGGATTATATCCCTCACTACCGTATGTGTTTCCAGATCGTATTCACATGTCACTGCCATAGCTCCAACCCCCCTTACTCTATCTCATACATGGCTTTGGACTTAGGGTCCATGCACACGATGTACGTGCTCTGGACGTTGAGCACTAGCCCGCGTGACTTGCACGCGAGCTCGTAGTATTTGGTGCGCCACCTAGCTTCCGCCGGGCTCTCCGTAGTCGAAGATCCGAACAGCGCGCCGAGCAGCCAAACGAGTATAACAATCCCAGTGAACACGACGCCACCGAGCCCCACAAAGCACAGGGGCAGCGGTATCGCATCATGCGTATCGGGGTCGTAGCTGGCCATCGGTCTATCCTCCTCGTTCACAGGGTCCCAGAACTTAGCTTTCTTGCCGCAATCCCCCAGCGAGCCCCGCGCCGTCGTGCAGAAGCACCCTTCCTTAGCGCACCGCGCGTAATCGATGCGCTGTATGCTGCCTTCCGGGAACTCTTGGGCAGGCCACACATGCTTGCACTTGCTGCACGGCTTTGTGGAGGCCTCGATGTCTTGTATCTGTGCCATGACGCACCTTCTACGTGAGGAATATGAGGGCGATGAGCAGTATATACCACTCCTGCACCCCGCCCAGAGCGAGGGCCGTGACGCTCGCTATGCACGCTACGGTGATTATCGTATTCTGGCTCATGCAATCCCTCTCCGAGGTATCCTATGCGTGGAAATGGCGGCCCCGACAAGCTTCCATGACTTTCCACGGACTATACGTTGCACGGTTTGTCGACTGACCCCATAACGTGTGGCCAATGTGGCTTGCGTTATGTTTCCCTCCAAGTAGCTGCGCCCTATCTCGAGGATATCTTCGTCGCTCAGCTTCGAAAACTTACCCCTGGATCGCATACAGCCGTGGTTTAATCCTCGAGGTACTCTGGCAGGTTTGGTTTTTGTGCCATGCCGCGCCCCTTTAGGGTACTGCCCTCGCGTCAGTGCATCCATGCTATTTTGTGAGTGAGTACCCTCATACAAGTGATCTCGGCAGACACAGCCTTTGTTGTCGCAGGTATGCAGAGCCAGCATATTTTCCCGCAGAGGCCTACCGAGTTTCAGGCTCAGAGACACACGATGAGCTTTCTGCGTACCCCGCACACCACCGATGGACACACCCCCATAGCCATCATTAAACTTACCCAAGGGCCACTCCTGGCAGCCCTTGGGCCCCGTGCGGGGTATATCTTCAAGCAGCTTTAGGAACTTGCTTAATAGCATTTTGCTCGCTCGTGGGCAGGTCTACATCGACTAGAACGTTTTGGCTCCGGGTGAGAGCAACATAGCACAAATTCAGCTCCTGTGTCTGCTGCCAAGCCTGCTTAGCGCGGCGCGAGGGCATATACTGCCGGCGCCCCAGGACGAACACGCGTGGCCATTCCAGCCCCTTGCTGCGGTGCACGGAGCTCAGGACGATGAGCCGGGGGCTAGCGCCGACGTCGTCAAACATGGACTTGATCATGGCCTTGAGACCATCGACGGTGGTGATGCCCTGCTCGGCACCGCGCTCCATCAGCACCCGCAGCGTGGCGCACTGGTCCTGGATGCGCTCGACCTTGGCCTCGTCGTCCTTGGCCTGCGCCTTAGCGACCTCGCGCTCCTCGTAGCGGGTCAGCTTGGTCTCCAGGGCGTGCAGGGTGCTAACCTTCCAGCGGCCCGCCAGGGCGGCGAGGTTCTCGCCGATGGCGCGGCCTTCGATCTTAGCCGGCTTGCCTTCGCGGATCAGCTTGAAGCACAGGTCCACGAGGTCCTTATTGTACCGGCACAGGATGGCGTCGCCGGGGGCCACGAGCAAGGTGGCCTCACGCAGCGTCATCTTGAGGTGCTCGCCTTCAGGCGCGGTGGGGGCCGGGGTGATGTGGTCGACGTACTCGCGGGCCGCAGCGACAACAGCCTTGGGGCAGCGGTAAGTGGTGCCGAGCTTCAGGGTCTGGGCCCCGAACTGCTGCTTGATGAGGTCGAGGCTATCGCCGTCAGCCCCGGTGAAGCCGAAGATCGCCTGCCGGGGGTCGCCGACCGCGATCAACCTGCCGCCCCGCTTCAGCATACGCGCGGCGAGCTCACGGCGGGTGGCGTTGGTGTCCTGCGCCTCGTCGATCAGCACCCAGTCGTTCTGGAACACGCGGGCGCCGCGCAGCAGGCAGAGATATATCATGTCGTCAAAGTCGATGGTGCGCAGGTCTTCATTGCTGAGTTGCAGGGTGCGCACGGTCAAGTCGATCAGGTCCTCGACGCTGGCCTCCTCGGGGAGCTTATCCATGATGTCGTAACGGTTGATCAGGTCGTACCACTCGTCGCGCACCGGGGCGGGCACGAGGGTCTTGATGTAGAACCCGCGCTGCTTGGCCATGCTGGCGAGGGCTTCGACAGCGGGCTCGTACCCAGCGAACCGGGTGTTGTGCACGACTTCAGCCGCGATGTTGCGCAGCTTCTTGCCTTCGATCTTATGGTCGCGGGGCAGGATGGAGCGGAGGGCGCCGTACCCGGCGGCGTGGAACGTCGAAGCCTTGACGTTGCGCAAGTCGGCGACGCGGTGCTTCAACTCATCGCCCATCTTCTTGTTGTAAGCGCCGAGGAACACGCTGCCGCTCATACGGCGGACGGCTTCGACCAGAGTAGTCGTCTTGCCAGCGCCAGCCACAGCTTCGACGACGGCGGAGCCGCGGCCGAGGGTGACGAAGTGGAAAACGGCCTGCTGCTCAGTGGACCAACGAACGCTCATCGCGGCTCTCCTCAGGCCCCGCTGCGGGGCATAAGGGAACTCATACAGCCTTTTCAGTTAGCTGTAAAGCGATGTCTGCTACAAGGATTTCAGGCCCTGCGCCTCAGCGAACTCACGCATCCGCTCGAGGGCTTCTGGGGAAGCCGGCGCCCGGTCTAAGACGATGTGGTCAGAGACGGTATGCAGAATGTGCCAGTATAAGGCGGTCTGCCCGTTCTGAGTGCCGTGTTCAGTCTGGACTGTGTCGGAAAGATGCTGTATCGCCGCTAGGGTCTCAGAGCTTAGTGAATTAGCCTTCAGGGCGTGGTCCTCGGACATGGTCATACTCCTGCGTACAGCTGCTTCGGGCGCCCCTCGCCCAGACGAGCGCGCTCGTATTTATCGAACTCGCACAAGGAGTTCTGAAGATCCTGCGCACTGAGCGGGGGCATACCTGCATCCAGCACCAGGGGCTCCACGGCCCCGCGCAACCGCGCCAGTGTCAGGCGCCAGTCGTCCTCGCGCCAGCCGGCATCCTTATCGCGTCCTATTACCCGGTTCAGCCCGCGCCGGCTGCCCGGCCCGCTCGCAGCAAAATCCCACCAGTCCGGGGCCTGTCGCAGCACGCCATGAAACTTAGTATCTGCGATAACCTGCGCGGTCAGGAAGCTCGCCAAGCCGTAGATCTGTCCCAGCATCATGTGATAGGCGGTCAACGTATCCCCGGCCCGCGGGCGCAGCGTATCTCGAGCCTGCCAAAGTGGCGTGAAGATACGATCTTCTAGGAATATAGCCTTCTCGACCGGGTTGCCATTGGTGCCGATCATGTAAGCGGCGCTGAAGTTACGCTCATTGCGCGCCTTGCGGGCGGTCATCAGCTCCACGAAGCGGGCGCCGTCCCAGGGCACCGGGTACCCTAGCTCTTCTAAGCTGGCGGGCAGGTTAAGATGCCGGGCGACGACCATGGCGAACCACAGGTCGGGGTCATCGGTGTGGGGCTCACGCCAGTTGACCCGGATCCACCGGGTGACCTTATCATCCTCGCGATAAATGTTACAGAAGCGGAAGCGTTGCAGGATTGGGTCTGCGGTCCAGGGCTTGGGCTCCCCGGCCTCCTTCTTGAGGAATATTGCGTACCGCTCGCGCATGAAGGCGAATAGCTCTTTGGTGCGCAGTCCCTCAGTGCCTATCACTCGCATCACTACCCCCTAAGGATGTGCCCGGCCCCCGGCCTGCGCACCACAGCGATGAGGCCAGGAGCGGCAGCGGCAGGAATCGTCGCAGGAGGAGCACAACGGAGGACGCGACGTCTTGGGGGCCGGGCACGCCCCAACACTAACTTCGGTGCGGTCGGCGCACAAACAAAACCCCCGGCCGCGGGGCCGGGGGCTGCTCGTAAACTACGAGTTACGGGGTAGGTCAGGCCGCCTGCTTGGCGTCCTCGGTCTTCTTGGCGCGGGGTGCCTTGGCGGGCTTCTCCGCTGCCGGGGGTAGATCGATGGCGATATACCCGTGGTCGCGGTCGTACGTGATGTCGGCTGCCGTCAGACCCGCTGCCTTGGCATCCGCCACGGTGCAGCCTTCCTTATAGGCGCCGAACCGGCCGTGCGCGAGACTGCCAGCACGCTTGGGGTTTAGACTACCGCCGTATGAAACACCCTCATCATTCTTTCCCATGCGAATGACGGCGGTGTCCGGGATGCGGGGCGAACGCTGCTTCTTAACGGTCTCTTCGGCCATACTCAACTCCTGGTGTGCGGTAATTTGTGTAGAAGTGCTAGCGCACTGATTATAGGTTCGCCGATCGTCTCTGTAAAGGGTTTGTTCTTATAAGTTGTTTCAAATATCGTAACTCTTGTTCGTCCGGGGCGCCACGATAGTCAGTTTGTGCCGGGCACGCGTCGCAGCGACGTAGAACACACGCGCTTCGTCCTCGGGGTCCTGCTGACCCTGCATATAACTGCGATATGACATATCCCGCAGCAGCACGACATGGTCGGCTTCACCGCCCTTAGCCCCGTGGATCGTACTCACGCGGGTCGTAGGCTTACGGGCCAGCTTCTCACCCTGGCGCAGGCACTTGACCATGTAGGCGCGCTCCTGCCCCGGCACCCGGTCTAGCGCTTCGTGCCATATCGCCGTTGTGTTCAAGCCGCCATGGCTCTTAAGCTCACTGGCGCACACAAGCTGGTCGTCATTCTTATAACTCTCCAGCTTACGATGACCGTGCGCGTAGCCCCGGCCCTGGGTCATATGGGCGTAGATACCGCGCGCTTCCCGCACCGTCACCTCACCGCCCGCCCGCAGGCGCTCCCAGTCCAAAATAGCGGCCACCAGCTCCGGGGCCACAGACTGCTCACCGCGGTAGTCATACAGCACGCCTTCGCTGCGCAGGGCGGGTTCTACGTCCTTGCGTATGAAGCTCGTATTGCGGCTCAGCAGCAGCATCTCCTCGCCGGGGGTGAACTCCACCTCGTCCAAGGACTGCACGCGCCGCACGCAGCCTTCTTCCGGCCGGGGCGCCCAGGCTTTGGGCCGGCGCCGGACAATGCGGCCCAGCACTTCGCTCGCCACCGCCTGGATCTTTTGAGGTACCCGCCAAGACTGCCCCAGAACGGTGGGCTGACCGGGGAGGTCCACGAAGTGCTGTACCGCCGCCCCTGACCACGCGTAAATTGCCTGATCATCATCCCCAGCTATTACCACCCGCCGGGCGCCGCGTGCGAGTTGCGATACAACGCGCCATTGCAGGGGGCTCAGGTCTTGCGCTTCATCTACAAACAGTACCTCAATACGCCCCGGCCAGTGGCCCGCGGCGAACATCTCAAGCATCCCCGAGAAGTCCACAAGATGCCGGCGCTTCTTGTACTCCATAAGCCCGCGAGACACCCGCTCTACTAAGGGCCAGGGTAGATTATCGTGGTTTGTGTTGTACTGCTCCCGGAGGGATACGCCACGGGCACGGGCCAATCCATCAATGAATAGGCACCTATCACCTTCTTCAAACCCGGTAAGCAGCGCATCCTCGGCCGGGGGGTGACCGCTGACACTGACCCCTATCCAATCGCCGAAGAGTTGCATGCCCCTGCCGTTGAGCACATCCGATGAGCTAAGGCCAAGGGCACCGAAGCACAGACTGTGAAGGGTTCTGAAGTAAGGAAGTTGTGTCTTCTTAAAGCCAAACCGCTTACACGCACGGTCGCGGGCTTCGTACGCAGCCTTTTTCGTGAAAGAGACGTACCCGATGCGGTCAGGGGCTGTGCCCGAGCTCAGCTCATCCTCCACGTAATTCAGCAGCGTGGTGGTTTTCCCAGTGCCGGGTGGGCCCAATAGAAGCGATGTTGTCATACCCGGACCCCTTCTGTCAGCAGCACCATCATCAGTATCATTGCTGAATCGCCCCCGGCCATATCGATGTTCTCCAACCCCTCCCACAACACCCCTGACGCAGTCTTCACGATAGTTTCGTAGTCATCGCCGTCAGCTTCAGCCGCAACTATCACGGAGCTCTGTAACTGGTGAATGAGAAGATGCAGGCGTTGCGCCTGCTGCTCCAGTTCCTTCCTCATTGCATACCTCCTCGCACAGCAGTTGGCGCGCTCGCGCCCACCGCCGCTGCTGATTGACTTCTTTTGTGACGACTTCAATATGGTCCGGATTGACGCACATGCTGAAACAGCACTTGTGGTCGCGGTGGTGGTCCGGCGGGCAGACTTGGCCGCCTAAGACCTCACTAGCAAACCGATGCGCCCGGACAGAGGCTTTGCGCCCCTTGATGGTGAATGTGCCATACCATCGACGATTGCCCTTGCCCCGGCTGCGCCCACCCATCCAGTACCAGCAGCCGTTGGGCAAACGGTCCACATAGGACATGAACCGCTCGACATCCTCGGGGGTAGCTTGGAGGGGCTCTGGCATCAGATCGGCTCATCCTCAAGGCTGGGAAGATCGAGTACCGGAGCTTCGCTGAAGCTACCCTCGGGCAGGGACCATGTATTAACGCATCGGCCCTTCAGGTTAAACACTTTCTTATCACCACCCATCTCGCGAATACGGGTGATAATCTGTGCGTCTGAGTAATCTTTGAAGTTAGCCTGCTCCAGATGCTTCTTAAGGTCACGCAGCCTGAAATAATGCTGATTGCTCTCGGGGTCCAGCCAGGGGCGCCCCACCAACAAATCATCCCGCATCTCGCCGCGGTGGCGTTGTGTCAAGAAGTCCTCTAGGTGGTCCTGGAACTGGCCCGTACGGCTGACCTCGCGGGGGGCGTCAATACGCACGGCATCTTTCATGGCCGTGGCTACAATACGCAGCCAATCATCGTGCTTCATCATCCGGTAGCAGGTGAACAGCTTCTCCATGCATACCCGGTGAAACAATCTGTAGTTCTGTAGCTCATCGGTCGTCAGCTCGAGGCGCACATCGCCGACGTTCATGAACCAGAGCGGGGGCTCAGTGTCCAGTACCGAAAGGCCATCTATCTGAGGGAAGTCATCCTCCCCGCCCACCCCGAACTTGCGGGTGCGACATAAGCTGCTGTTGCAGTGCGCGCACAGGGGTTGATCCCGGCAGCGGTACTGGTACTCCTTGCGCTCCAGCGATTTGATGACTTCTATCAGCTCCTGGGCGGCGACCGGGGGGTCCATGAACTGCCTGTTCCAGTCCTCCAAGCGCTCCTGCCATCGCTGGCCGTATTTCTTCTTAGCGAATGTACCTAGGGCAAACAACCCGTTGTTCCGGGTACCCTGCGGGAAGCCCATAGCGACGAGGTGCTGAATGCACGGGGGACCATCGCCGAAGTCGGGGTCCTTTGCGGGTTTCTTGCGGAACTCCTGGTCTTCCAGGAAGCTCGCCGGCTGTTGGGCCGCTTCTGCTGCGACCAGGAACTCTTCCAAGCTCATGCCGAGGCCGGTATCCTTGATGCCGTAGCGGTCCGTCACCTCAGCATCAAAGTACGGCATATTGAGCCAGCTACCACAGTCGCCGCGCTCCCAAGCCACCGTACGCTGCTTCGGGAATATCTCGCTACCCCCGTACCCCAGCGTCGCGGCTATCTCCTTGAGGCGGGCCTGCATCAGCGTCGCGGAGACAGGCTCCTTGAGGAACAGGAAGATGTGCGCTCCGCCTGACTTCGAGCGGCACACGACGAGGGGCAGCTTATGTTTGGCGATGTTCTTGACAATATCGACATGCTCGAGGTCGTAAGTGTCAACATCTATGACTCCCCAGAGCGCCGTGTCATTATCCCGAATAGGCACGATGCCGATGGAACGGCGCCCGTCCACATGGTCCTGCCAGAGCTCTACAGTCACGTTGGCCCGCACGGTGCGGGCGGTGGCCTTGATCTCTAGCTTACCACCTTTGTCCGGGTTGTATTGGACAGCATCATAGGTGCCGTAAGATTCGGCATATCCTTCCATCAGTTTCATAAGCCGACGCGTCAAGTCGGCGGGTGTTGCGGCTGACATCCCGCTTGGCCTCATATGTCATGTGAGGTGCCGTCTCTCCGGCTGTCACGTCATGGCGACGTTGGCCGCAATCCCTAGAACGGGACGTCCGAGTCGTCCGCAGCGGCAGCCCCGCCCTGCGCGTGGCTCTCGTCCCCGGCCTGTACCTTGCCCGTGCCGACGGACTCGTTCAGCATCTTGCCGGCGGCGCGGATGTTCGCATCCCCGATCCAGCCCTGGTTGCCGTAATCTTCAAACTTCGGCACGAACCAGCTGTTCCCGTTACCCGTGCGCTCCTGGGACGCCACCCGGTACTTGCGGAACCAGGAAGGCGCCACCATCACACCCCCGTTGCTCCGGGGCATCTGAGCGGTGGGGCCCCGTTGCATCGTCATGAACTGACGGGCCGGGCCGTGATGAGTGCTGCTGAACGACATCAGCACAGGCTCTAGGGTGCCGTCCTCGTTGACGATGTGACCGTACTGATAGCGAGTATCCGTCAGGTCGTTGCCGTCGCCGTCACGCCAGACCATCTTCTTACCGCTGCTGTCGCGGGGGTCGGGGACCTGCTTACCGCCCAAGGCCTCGCACGCGGCTTCCGGGGTAGGGTGGGTCAGGGGGTAGCGCCCCTTGAGTCCGCCCCCGGCGTCGCGCGGCACCCACACCACAATCGCGCGCTGGAATGCACAGGGTTGAAAATCGAAACTGTCGTAAACCTTACCGGTGGCCTTATTCATCCACTTGCCGGCTTCGGCGCCTTCCACGTACTTCGGGTCACGCTTCTTAGTCTCCGGGGACATATCCTGGAGCAATACCATGAACGGGACGATATTGTCGTCCGCATTGGCACTGGTACCCTGGCCCTCGTACTCAGCGGCTTCAGCCATCAAGTCCGCGGGCAACCCGGCAGTGTTTGCCGCTGTTAGGGCTGTCGTCTTCTCTTCGTCTACAGGGGCTTGTGCTGCGCGTGCCATGTCTCTACTCCTTGCTCGGCTTCACCTTTACGACACGACCTACGGTCGCACCTAGCAACTCTAGCGGCAAATCCTGGCCCGCCTTGCGCTGCTCTTTGACCCAGGATGTCAGCCGCGCCCAGGGCACGCCCTTGCTGATGCTGACTTCCGCCATCTGATAATGCTCGCGGGCGTGCCGGGCCAGGGCTTCGACTTCATCTTCGAACCCGCGGGGGAAGCGCACCTCCACCGTCCGGTTGATCAGGTCGCCCGCACCTTCCTGCTCGAGGTAAGCGTAGGCAGCGCCGGGGTTGGGATGCTGCGCGCCGATAGAAGCCTTACAGTACTCACTTGCGGCGTAACTGTAGCCCCCGGCTACGATAGAGTCCACCGCGCACTCGTCCATCACATCGATCATGTCACGTGAGAGGATGCGGTTGCGGGTAGCTTTCTTTTCGGAAAGTTGCTGCTCTAGCTCATCTATCTCGCGGTCTAGCTGGGCAACTTCACCCGCTAATTGCCTCAGCCGGCTCAAGTTATCCGGGAAGGCTTGTGCAGTCGTTTCCGCTTCTGCACTCAACTCGGCTAAGAGACTGTCCTGCATCAGTACCTCCAGGACCCCTGTAGATACACGGCATTAGATCGTGGAGCAAACAAATGACTAACGGATATTGCCCCTCGCACGCCCGCGCAAAATGCGCGCGCCGCCCGTAGACCGTCCACTCCAACAAAATTTTGTAAAACCTCCAAAACGGCAATATGCCAATATTCCGGGGTATAAACGACTCAGGCTGCTGGAGAAAAATAATATTGGCAAAAATGGACCTCCAATTTGCCAATAGGGGCTAGTGCGAAGAGCCGGTGGTGAGTAATCAGCGCGCCCGCGGCCGGGGGCGCGAAAGCCGAAGTAAAACGAAGTCCTTGTGTGTGAGCGCGCAAGATTGGATACTACAACCCCGGTCATTCATTTCAGTTTGACGGCCCTGTACTTCGGTTCGTATGCTACCGGTCAACTACAACCCCCGCACAACTCCATTTCAACACCAGCGCGAAGCCCTGGAGGCGGGCTGGCGGCGCCCCGGCTTCGGGTATCTGCTGGAAATGGGCTTAGGCAAAAGCCGTGTGTTGATTGACAACTTCTGCCTCCTACACCTGCACGATCGGCTGGAGGGGCTGCTGGTTATCGCTCCGAAAGGCGTCTACACGAACTGGTCGCGCCGGGATAATGAGAACCCCGGTGAGCTCCAGCGGTGGCTGTGGTCTGGTATAGATGAAACCGCGTACGTGCACACCTGGAATCGAGACGACCCCAAGAAGTCACACGCAGCCCACACCGCCCTGCTCGACACCACCCGGCCGGGGGTGCGTGTGCTGGTGATGAATGTGGAAGCCCTCAGTATGACGGCTGCCGCTACGGACCTAGCCCGGCGCTTTCTGAGAGCCCACCGCAGCATGATCGTCGTGGACGAGTCTACGGTGATGCAGGACCCCCGCTCCACCCGGACGAAGCGCCTGCTGGAGCTCAGCCGGTTGGCTGCGTACCGCCGCATCCTTACGGGTAGCCCCACGAAGGGCTTGCCGACAGACCTGTTCTGTCAGTTCGAGTTCCTCGAGCGAGGGGCGCTGGGTCACCGGAGCTATTACACGTTCCGTGCGGCGTACTGCACGATGCGCGATATCATCGCCAATGGGCGCACCGTGCATATGATCACGGGAGCGAAGAACACGGATCAGTTAGCCAAGATCATCGAGCGACACAGTATCCGTAAGCGTAAAGCTGAGTGCCTGGACCTGCCCGAGAAGGTGTATGAACGCCGCAGCGTAGAGCTTACGGCCGAGCAGAAGCGTGTCTATAATGAGATGCGCAAGACCGCTATGGCTGAGATGGACGGCGAGTTCAGCACATCGCAGATCGTCGTGACGCAGCTGCTCCGGTTGCATCAGATCCTGTGCGGACACCTCAAGCTGGACGACGGCGAAGTGATACGGCTGGAAAACAACCGTATCGCAGCGTTGCAGGAGGTTATAGACGAGAGTGATGAATCGACTATCATCTGGTGCAATTACAGAAGTGACATCGCCGCAGTATCTAAGTTCCTCCGCGAGACTTACGGGCGGGATTGTGTTGCGGAGTGGCACGGTGGCGTCAACCAAGCCGAGCGTGATGCCGGGGAGCTCGCGTTTCAGGCCGGTGAAAAGAGGTTCATGCTGGCGAGCCAGCAGGCCGGGGGGCGAGGCCGCAACTGGACAAAGGCGACACTTGTAGTCTACTACAGCAATAACCATGACCTCGAGCTGCGTGAGCAGAGCGAAGATCGTGCGCACCGTATCGGTCAGCGCAATACGGTTACTTACGTTGACCTCGTCGTGCCGCAGTCATTGGACGAGAAGATTATCAACAGTCTGCGCACCAAGAAAGATGTGGTGAGGGGTATCCTACAGGATGGGGCGGCGAAATGGCTGTAGCTGTTCGGGTGCTGGAGATAACTCGCAGTTACGACGCTGTGAATGATGGTAACGTCTGCAGACTGTGGGTAATAGACCACAGGTTGAAGGAGATCTGTGTGTATGTGGAAGACGCGGAAGTTCTGCCAGCGGTAGGCGATCAGGTGCTCTGGCGAGCCGGCAAAATTTACTTTGATGAGGACAGAAGGCACCTTGTTACGGTCGGGGGTGCATTTGCCGCCCCGGTCGCAGAGGAATGGTAAAATGAGTGACCCGGAGCGTAAAGCTAAGACACCCCGCAAGAAGGAGACATACCGTGCGCTCCGCCGCACGTTGCAGCGCGCCAACGGGGGCCTGAGCCGCAAGGTGCCGCGCAACCTGCTGCCCCCGGTGGGGCCGGGGTACAGTGATCCCAAGCGCAATATCACCGGCCCGCGCAGGCTGGAGCGTTTGCGAGCCGAAGCGACCTGAATTATCGTGTAGCTCTCTGGAGGCCGCACATGGTTGTCTGGGCTATAGCGGATAGGTTCCTCGACATCGTCGGCATGTGTACGTGTCTGTACTTTTGCTGGCGAGGTGCGAGGTGGTTTTACCGCACGAAGACCTGAGAGGATGAGATGATGAGCTTTCTGCAAAAGCTGGTGGGCGACGCCACCGCAGCATTTACCAAGTACAAGGGCGACACCGTATTCCTCAACGCCCTTGCGGCGGCCTGCGCCAACGTAACGGCGGCCGACGGCGTGATCGAGGATGCCGAGATCGAGTCCGCCATCGCCGGCATCAGCAACAAGCCCGAGCTCAAGGCAGCATTCACCCCGGCCGCCATCGAGTCCGCGCTGACCGAGGCCCTGAACAACGCCAAAACGCGTCATGGACGTATGACGAACATCCGGGCCATCCAGGCTATGGCGGCCCGCCCGGCCGAGCAGAAGCAGGACGTGTTCCTCATCGCTGCTGACGTCGCCGATAACGGCGGCATCGGTCAGGACGAGCACAAGGTGCTGGACACCATCGCCAAAGAGCTAGGTGTGGATAAGGGTAAGCTCTTGGGCTGACCGGCCCAGGGCTGAACAGGGCAGGGCGCTTCCGCAAGGGGCGCCCTTTTTCATAGGGGAATGTAATGGAACACGATTACATCGCCCGCGGGGTCGGCATCATACTGACCGACGCCTTGTTGAGCGGGGATAACGCCATGGTCGTCGCCCTCGTGTGTCAGGGGCTACCCCCGGCACAGCGGGTCTGGGGCATGATACTCGGCGCGGGGGCGGCTATCGTCTTGCGCGTAGCTGCGGCGCTAGGCGGTGCGTGGCTGCTGCAATGGCCCGGCGTCGCAATCGCCGGGGGGCTGTACCTGCTGTACGTGGCCTATAAGATGACCCGCCATGCTGCGGATGATGAGAAGGCCCCCTCAACCTCGCTGCTGACGGCGGTAGGCGCCATCGCAATCGCAGATATTACGATGTCGCTGGATAATGTCGCCGCCATCATCGGCATCAGTGGGGGCGACTGGCACCTTATCGTGTTTGGCATCCTTGTCTGCGTACCGTTCGTCATCCTCGGGGCGGCTGCTCTGATGTGGTTGCTCGAGCGTGCCCCCTGGCTCATCTGGCTCGGGGCTATTGCACTCGGGGCTATTGGCGGCAAGGTGCTGGTCGAGGACCCCCTGATCCAGGGTTGGGCGCACGGGGCCGTGGACGAGCGCTTGCTGCTGTGGGGCGCCGCTGCGGTTGGGGCCGCCCTGGTAGCTGGCGCTGCGGGGCTAGCCTGGGCCCTGGACCGGCGGCAGGCGCCGCTTGTGCCCCGAACGCACCGAGGCTAACCTACAAATGTCGCCCGTGGTGTTGGGTACCGCTACTTCATCGAAACAGGGATGCGGTGCCCGCTTGTTTCCCGGACGGCACTACGGTTTAGATGGTGAAGGCGTCAGCTACTTCTTCTGGAGCAGTGCATGCTGGAGCCGCTTGTTTCCTCTAAACCGTTGTGTTGAGGTATGGCGGGTTGGGTGGTGTAGAGGGTCGTTACTTCCTTGCTAAGGGTGAGGTCGTTCGTTCAAATCGAACCAGGGCATGCTAGGGCAACCTAGGATCGTTCTGTAGCTCAGTCTGGTTAGAGCGCACACGTCACGACACTCGATTGTTTCCCCCGGCCCGCCGTACCTCGGCGCTACAGTATGGAACAGATGGTGTAGGTCAGCGGATACTTCTGGTAAATGTTGGTTCGAATCCAACCGCACCCTCGGGTGTGAGCTTCCGGGGCCGATTGTTTCCTCTGTTCCACCCTGTCGCGTCAAATCGAGCCCCGAGCATTGTGCTCGGGGCTTATTCTGTGAAGGGACGATGAGATGCGCACGAACGTCAAGGCTGTCAACACCCGCACCACCTACGGCGGCAGCCCCGCCCATGCAATCAACCCGCTCCAGGAATTACGGCGCACCGTCCTGGCGTGCCTGCTGTTCGAGGACCAGTTCTACGAGTCCGGGGTAAGCGCTGCTGACCGCATCAAGGAGCTCGCCGCCAAGGTCAACCCCAGCGACCTAGCGTTGCTGGCCATCGAGGCGCGGCACGAGCGGAACCTTCGCCATGTCTCGCTGTTGCTGGTCCGTGAGCTCGTGCGCAACGCGCGCGGCAACCCGGTCGTCGCTACGACGGTGGAGCGGGTGGTTAGTCGCGCCGACGAGCCGGCGGAGCTCCTGTCCCTGTACTGGAAGGACGGCAAGACCCCGATCGCGGCTCAGCTCAAGAAGGGGCTGGCACGGGCGCTGCACAAGTTCAGCGAGTACAGCCTGGGCAAGTACGACCGCGACACGGTGATCAAGCTGCGTGACGTCATCCGCATGGTGCACCCTCAGCCGGGGGGCGAGGCGCGGAGCGCCCTGTACAAGCGCGCCGTCGCCCGCGAGCTTAAGACCCCGGACACCTGGGAAGTCGCGCTCTCCGGGGGTGCTGACAAGAAGGAAACTTTCACCCGGTTAATCCAGGAAGGCAGGCTCGGTTACCTCGCACTCATCCGCAACCTGCGCAACATGGTGCAGGCCGGAGTTCCGCGGGAGCTAGTGGAGTCCGCTATCCGCGCCCGCGCGAATGGTGCTGAGCGCGTGCTGCCTTTCCGCTTTTTTGCGGCGGCACGGGAAGCGCCTCTGTATGAGAATGCACTGGATGAAGCCCTCGTTGCGAGCTTCGAACAAATGCCTCGGCTTGCGGGGCGCACGGTGATCGTGCTGGATGTCTCGGGCTCGATGATGAGCGCCCTCGGCGGGCGGTCCACCATGACACGCCTCGATGCGGGCGCTGCGCTGGCTGCCGTAGCCGCTCACTGCTGCGAGGAGCCTATCCTTTATGCTACTGCCGGTAGTGACGCGCGGCGTACTCATGCCACGGCACAGGTGCCTGCGCGCAAGGGTATGGCCCTGCGGGATGCATTCATCGCTCAAATGCGCACTCTCGGTAGCGGGGGTATCTTCTTGAAGCCCATGCTCGAGCATGTGCTGAAGGAGCAGCACTCTGCGGACCGCGTGATCGTTATCACGGATGAGCAGGATTGTGCTGTGAGCCACGCGGATTCGCCCCGGCTGGCAAAGCCGTTTGGCACACACAACTATCTGATCAACGTGGCTTCGTACAAGAACGGCGTGGGCTACGGGGCCTGGACCCATATTGACGGCTTCTCGGAGAACGTGATTCGGTATATTCACGAGCTCGAGGCGTCCAAGGCATGACTAGAGGGGCCGGGGGATCAACCCCCGGCTGCTCGCCCCCGTGCAGAACTCTGAAATGTCTCTAGACTGTCGAGACGGCGCTGCATTGTCTGGAGTGCGTCCCGGAGACTGAATGTATCCCCGAATGAGCGCTTTACTTCATCAAGCTGTCTCTGAAGGTTGTTCTCACTACGCTGAGCGGTGTCCCGCAGATTGCCTAATTCCCGCTCGTTAGCCGCCCATTTGTCCTTGTGCCAGTCCAGGGGTACGATCTTTTGATCCATTACGTCCTCTTGACGTTGTAATGAATCTATGCGGGAGTCCGTGGCCCGCTGGAAGTCATCGCGGCGCTGTGCGGCGGTACCCAACCGGTTCTCTAGTTCAGTCTTGTTTACAGCACTATCCGCAATACGCACAACGGCAGCTTCGAGCTTATCCTGATTGTACTTAACGGGATACCAGACAAGACCCCCGATCACCGTAATGAACGAGAGCATCACACCCAGTGCGGGCCAGGGTATCTTACTACGCTCATCCACCTTACTGGAGAGCGCATCCATCTGCCGGCCGAAGCTATCGACGGCAGCCTTGAGCGAGCGTTCCATCTGAGAGCCCAGGTTACCGATATCCTGGGCAAGCTCACGCTGCTGGCGGTCAAGTGTGCTGATGCGATTCTCAAGCACCCCGATGTACATCTGTCCGGGGGTGCCGAGATCGTTATCACCGGTCGAAGGTGACATGGTCGTCCTCCTCGAGCCTCGTGCGGGCATCTTAGTGTGCGGGGTTGCGCTTGATCACGGCGGCCAGCTTCCGGGTCGGCACCGGGGTCACCTTGGGCACCGGCTGCGTGGGCGCCGAGGGGATGACCTTTACGGTGGCGATCTTCTCCGGCAAAAGCGTACCGTTCTGGATCTTTTCCAGCACGGGCACCAGAACGGTCGCGGCGCTGGCGGTGCTATCCAGGTGCAGGCGCCTAAACGCCTTCTTGGCGATAGCCTCCGGGCCCCCGGCCCACTTGACAGCCTTCCGGGCCAAGAGGTTGACGTTTGCCGTCTCGATGGCGCGTGCGACAGCGGTACCCAGCACGGACTGACCGACATTGATGTCAAGGTGCGCACCCTTGACGACCCCGGCTTCCGCGTTCTCGGCATAGGCCACGAACTTAGCGACCTGATTTTCCACAAGCTGCTCGGAGATAAATGATTTCAGCAGCGGGTAGTTCTTGCCGATGAACCCCATGATGAAAGCCACGATGACCGGGGCGGCAGCTTCCAGGAAGGCGTTGGAAATCGCGAGGACCCACTGACCCCAGGGGAATACGACAACGGTATCTCCGGCGGTGCCGACGGCTCGTACCGCTTCCTCAGCATAGGCTGAGGAGGCGGCGAGCAGCGCGATGAGTGTGATTAGGACGCGCATATCTACATTTCCTTATTGAGCAGCGGCGTAGGCGGGGTCCGTAAACCCGGTCACAGTGACCACCACACCATTGACCTTAATCTGTCCCCGCACGGTCTGCACGACAGGTACGGAGGCAGCGACGCGGGTGCGGGCTGCCTTGGTCGTGCTGACCACCTGTGCGGAAGGCGCAGTGAGTGCTTCGCAAGCGACGTTGACGACCGTGTTGATCGGCACGGCGACGGCAGTGGCAGTTGGGTTAAGGGCCGCCACGATGTTGAGGATGCTGGTGGCGGTCGGGGCTAGTCCGCAAGAGAGCTTTGCCGTGTTGACAATCTGAGCGAGGATGGCGTTAGCCTTGTCCTTGTCAGACGTGCTGACGCCAGCCGCGTCTAGGATGGCCGGGGTCAGCTGCCCAAGCGTGATCGTACCGGCGGTGAGAGTACCGGCGATCTGCTGGATGGCGGTTGTGTTACAGGCACCAAGCAGGGGCGCGGCACACAGCATAGCGAGAACGGTGCGGGTGGGCGTGAACATAGTGAATCCTTTCAGGCGCCGCTCAGGCGCGCATAACGAGCCATATCAGGGCGAGGAGCACATCGAGGACCAGCATGCAGCCCCCGATGAAAGCGGGGATGACCCCGCCTACACGCACGTCGGCGGATTGATCGGGGTCGTTCATGGCCTTATTGCCGAACCACAACAGTCCGCAGCCGCCAACGAACAGGGTGCCAAGTAGCCAGCGCACGGTTAGCGGCCCCGGCGGAGCATGGTCCGGCCTACGCCGAACAGGGCCCGCCCGAACAACAGGGCGGCGCCTGCCGTCACGCCAGCGGCTAGCGCCAGCTTGCCCTTGTGCTGCTGTACCATCGGGATATCGACACTGGGGATTTCAGGCTTTGGTGCCGCAGCCTTATGCGCGGTGGCCTTGGGCGCTGGCTTCGCCGCTGCCTTGGGTTTAGATCTCGAAACGGTCACCTTCTCAATCTTAGTCATATCACGACACCTTCAAGCTGGTTATGGTCCAGTAGTCGCTGCCTAGGTCAGTATCGCCTAGGTATGCTTCGGGAATATAACAGTAGCCTTTGTCGCCCCAGTCTGTGTTCCAGCTGTTGAGTACAGTGAAACACCCTGGCTTCTGCCCGTAGCCGACAGCTAGCATCGCGTGTCCGCCGAGCGGGGCATCGGTAGGCGCGGGCATCGGCACCATGGCAGTCTGAGCAACGGCGTCACTCTCGAAAGCATCGAAGATGCTTATACCGATAATCACCGGAAAGCCCGAAGCAAGTGCAGCCTTGATGTGCGCTACATTGACCTCGACACGTTCGTACGTGAGCGCAGTGAACTTCAACGCGTCAGCATAGACTCGCTTGGTCGGTTTACTTTTAAACTTGAGCGGGTTGTACGGCCAGAGTGGCTCATGCGCGACGCCGAGCTTGGCAGCACACTTCAACCCGTTACGGAGCTCCGCCCCAGCATCAGAGGCTACAGTGCCTTCTACGACTCGCTCGTCATAGTAGAGCTGGAGCCGACTGAGGGCGATGTCAGGCTTGCCCTGCTTGATAAGGATGAAGCGTAGCGCCGCGGTGATAGCGTGCGCTGAACAAGCCCCGACGTCACCCTGGTCCATAACCGGGGGGCACCAGTGGCGCAGGTCGATCGGGGGCGGGGCGGCTGTCAGCAGCGCCGGCTTCGGCGCGAACAGCTTATCGCGCCGGTCAGGCAGGTCAGGTCGAAACCCGTACCAACCGATATCGCGGGGTTTGACGAGTGCGGTCACGTGCTCAGCCTCGACGATGCCGGTGATGATGCGTGCGGGGCGTCACCCGACCCCCGACTGGGCGGGGGCGGCTCGCTTTGCGGGGTAGCGCTGGGGCCTTGGCTTCCGGCGCGGGGCCCTTGCCGCTGAGGTGGTTTAGCACCGTAAGGGCAAGCCGGCCCCACACCACCCGGCTTGGTATCGCCGGGATGCCTGCGCGCTCAAAGCCCCGCTCGAAAGCACGTACCTTGTTCTCCAGCCCCACCGCGCGCTTCAGCGATGTGAGTGCGCCCCGCTCCAGCCCCCGTAACTCAAAACACAGATATTCGTAGTTGGCCTCATCGCTATCTTTGGAGAGCTTATGGCTCAGTGCAAAGGCATCAAAGCTCCGGCGCCGGGGGCCTGTCCATTGTGCCCAACCCCAACCCCCCGTACCGTGTCGCTTGCCCTGTTCTTGTAGGACCGCAAAACCTGCGCTCTCGTGCCCAAGATTACCGAATATTGCGGCACACTCTTCAGCCGTAAGGCCGAAGTCTTTCATCAACCGGGGGCCGTAGGTCGTAACCTTGGATATGAACAGTGCGGTCATTTCAGATACTCAACAAGGTTACGGGGCACAGATGCGTATCCAGCCTACGCCCTGGTCGTAGACTTTAACACACACAGGTTTGTTCTTGCGGGGTTGCGCCACACTGGGGGCGGTCGTCATCAGAACGAGGGCGAGCACTGCGGCGACGCGTACCATAGCTGCGATCCAATCTTATCTTGAAACCGCGCGCCACGGAGACCGCGGGGGCCTGCGCGCGCACCCGGAGCCGATATACGATGCGGGCTCCTGAGACTGCACGAACCTCTGCCCCATGCCGCACTGCTGAAGCGCGTGACCAGCACGGCAACCCTCGCTTCAGGTTACCATCAGGCAATCTATAGAAATTATACCAACACTCAGCGATGCGCCGTGACACGCCAGTTCACACTCTGTGAAAGGCTTACCAGCGATGAAGCTGTAAAGCCTATGATCACAGTATTTAACGCTGAAACATAGGCATACGCAAGATTGATCCCTGGAGGTAACCCCGCCGTCGGCTGGATAGATATATCTTCGCCCGCCGCAAGACTGTCACCGGTAGTCACGGGGATGACCGTAAGCGTCATGGTCTGTGTAGCTCCCACGGACACAGAGAACGGAGTCGTAGTTGTCCCCGTAAACTTGCCGTGGGCGCCTCCGCGTACTTGTTTGGCCTGAACGGGGTTAGTCACTAGCTAATCTCAATACGAGTAGAACGCGGTTACTTCATCCGTAGTCGCCAGTGCGAACTGCGCGTTGGTCGCATTCCACGTCACCACCGTGCCCGAGACGGAGACCGGCGGGGAGCCACCGACGTTCCGGTACGCCACACCGTTGACGTAGAGGAAGAAGACGCCACCGTTCTGCGTGCGGGACAGTGCCGACACAGTGTTGGTCGCCGTGACGGTCAGCGCATCGGTCTGCAACCGCATGCCCTGGTTGGCAGGGTCTGGCGCGATGTGCCGATCTGTGACCGCCGTGATCGCGGTCAGCGGGAGGTCGGCGAAGCTGAAGATGTAGGGGACCTCAAAGGCGATAGAGGTCGAGGCTGCCATCGTGTAGGCAGCCTCCGCCCCACTCGGCGCCGAGAAGTACGAGAGCGTCCACGTCGAACCGCTGTTAGTGATCTTGCCATAGACGTCGTTGCCATTGGTGTCGGTCAGGCGCACGCCGGATGCGATGTAGATCGGGGTGAGGTTGAAACCGGTAGCAGTGTCAACGCCTTCCAGGTTGGCGCTACCGACTTGGAGCGGAACCGATCCGCCCGCTCGTGAAGCAGTCGAGAGCGCTGTCGTCAGGGCCGACGTGATCGTGTCGGATGCGCCTCCTGCCGACGAGAACCCCGAAACACCAACTCGAGCTTCGAGGAAGTAGTTAATCTGTTTTGCCGGAATGGTCACAGGTCACCTCAGAAATAAGCGACGCGGATCACGTCGGTTGGATCTAGCGGGAACGGTCCTTGCCACGCGACAGCAAGGGATGAGACGGCAGTGTCCGGTGGGTAGTAGGCAACACCATTGACCACGAGGGTCACCGTGTTGACGTCTACGGGGGCAGGGCTCAGTGGGAAGACAGGCTGACCGGCCGAGGCCGGCAGGGCGTAGTTGTGCTCAGATGAACCGGTAACAGGACCTTTCGAGAACTCAGCCAGCAAGTAGGCGATCGCCTCTCCCTGCCCGTTCGGCGTGAACGACTGGTCAAGGTTGGTGACGTCCGACCAGATCACCATCTGCTCGCCGCGACCGCCAAGATCGTTGATCTGGATGTAACCCGGCATGACGCTGGACCACTGCGCCGTCAGGGACCGGGGTGGAAACACCCCGTTGCCCACGATGACGAGCGAACCGGAAGCCTGATCGAAGCCGATGGGGATGGTCATGGCACGGCGAAGTCGAGGGGCGTCACTTCGGGCGAGAATTCGAGTAGCGTCGCCCCTGACGTCGCCATCAGGTAGACGGTGGCTCCATTGTTCACGAAGCGCGTCCGGCACTGCTCCGAGAAGGTTTCCGAACCAGGCTGCGTCTCCCCCGCATCGGCGGTCAGAGCGATAGGGTCGGGGCCGAACTCGAAGGTGATATCGTCGTTCGGCCGAACGGAGAACCGAAGCCCCCCGCCCCGCTGAGATGGCACCACGACATAGCTGAACTTGAACAGCAGGACGTCGCCGACAGCGCGAGCGCGCAGGGTCGATGTCGCATTGTCCCAGAATACAAAGTTAGTCCAAGGGCCGGACGGCAGATTGAAGTTTGCGGCCGAGGGTGTGAGATGGCGCAGGACAGGCATCCACTGCCCCGGCGGCAGAACGAACGGAGCGCCGCTCACGACGTTGCTGTTGGCGTCGATGACCATCCGATCGTTGTCGGTATAATCGATGGTGCCGAAGCGCTTGGCGTAGCCAGGTAGGCCCTGCTGCCCCGCCGGTCCCTGTGTCCCTAGCGACTGAACCCGCACGACCGCCGGCATCGTCGGCGCTGCGACGCGGATCACCGGCACGGGCGACGCGACGGTGACGCGAACGACCGACGACCCGCTCATGGCGTCAACCCAACCACGCTGCCGTGAGCCCAAAGCTGCGTCGTGCCCCCGATCAGTCGGTGGAGCTGATAGGTCGCCCCGCTCGTCGGGATGCTTAGGCTCTGTGCGCTGGTATAGTTCCACGTCACCGTGGCGGTGGCGACGTTGGCGGTGAGGGCACCTGTTCCATCGTCAGAGCGAGCCGACAGCAGGAGCGAGCCCCCGACCATCACCGTGAGCACGAGGACGGAGCCGGTCAGGTCAATCAGCGACCCATCCGGGTTTTGGAAGCCCCAGGTTTGCGGCGGCGTGCTGTCGCCTTGCCATACCCCAAACGAGATCGTCGGCGGGTTGGACAGCGGCACTGGACCTTCGCTGAAGGACTGAGCGCGGAGCGATTGTGTGAGGATCACGCGGCCCTCCACTACGGTGGTCGGGTTGCCCTGCGGGTCGATTACAACGGCCTGATGCCAGTACGGGGCGGGGTCGAGACCGACCGTGTCGGCATAGGTCGTGGTCCATGTGAGCGTAGACGTGCCGTCGCCGTTCCTGACGATGGCGAGGTTGGCCGCCGAGGTCTTGAAGACGACGATCTCGGGCGGTGAATAGGCGACCGGCAGAAGGCTCGGCAGGGAGCCGCTGACGGGGACACCCATTCGCCATTCCGCCGTGTAACCGGTCAGATCCTTGGCGAGGGCGACGCTCCACGTGCGGGTGTCGCCCGCCGGGAATGTCGAGATCGCCGCAGATACGCCGGAGCACGGCGACGGAGTGGGCAGCCAACTGCCGAGCATGTTATACCTACTTCGAGGGATAGGCGAACTGGTACTGAGCGTCGGTGAACACGACGAAGCTGTCGCCGTTGTGCAGCACCCAATCGCCCTTCTCGACGGTCGTGTAGATCGGAAACGGGGTGCCGTCCTCGCCCTTGCCCTCGGCGAGGAGGTTCAGGCCGGCGTCGTGGTCGTCCTCGGTGGCGAAGGACGGGCCATAAACGGCCTTGCCCTTGCCTGCCCAAGCGCAGATGTCCTTGGCGCTCTTGAGCGTGCCGTCGAACTGGCGGGAATCAATTTGGGAAGCCATAGTTGTCTCCTTACGGGTGGGTAACGGTGCCTGAGTTCGTCGTGACCGTCTGGCCCGAGGAAATTGCGGTGGTACCTACCGTGACATCGGTTCCCGTCGTGCCGACCGTCAGGCCGGAGATGATGGTGGTTCCTGCGTTGTTGCGCAGTTCAGCCAGAGCGGCGGTGCCGGAAGCGGTGGCGGTGGCACTGAGCGGAACGCCCTGAAGTGTCGCCACCTTGCCGCTGATCGTGAACGCCGTGGCGGGCAGCGGCACGGTCACGAGCACCCCGGTTGAACCCGACAGGGCCGAGGTGCCGATGACAAGCTGACCCGCCGTAGCGGTTCCAGTGGCGGCAGCGATAGTCTTGCTGGCCACAGAGTCAGCCATGACCTGCAACCGGGCAGACGCTACGGTAGTCGTATAATTCACAGACATTGAGGGCTCCTAGCGCGGCGCGCGGCCGATGAGGCTGATCGTGGTCGGAAAGACGCCGGCCAAGGCGATGGCGTCGGGGAACACGCCGCTCAGCGTGAAGTCTGGCAGCGGGTAGACATGCGATCCGATGGCGGCAGTGTCCGGCGCCTCGGAAGCCGCCAGGGTCGCCGTGATGACGATCCCGGCTGAGACGGTCGCCGTGATCGCCGCGACGTCGATGGGCTCGCTGACCGCGAGAACCGCCATCGTTGCGGCGAAAGTGGATATCGCGGCGGTATCGGCGACTTCAGTAGCGGCCAACGCTGATGAGGTGTTCGCCGCGACAGCGATGGTGGATCGATCTGGGACCTCTGTCGCTGCGAGCGAAGTCCCTGTCTGCGCGGTTTCGAAAAACGAGGCTGTGTCGCCCGCCTCCGTAACCGCAAGGGTGACGGACGTAGCCGCACTTAGAAAAACGGATGCGGCGTCGCTCATCTCTGTTACAGCCAGCGTGGCAGGGATCGTGCCGCTAGCTGAGAACGAAGCGGTGTCCCGCGTCTCAGTCGCCGCAAGGCTGATCGTCGTCCGCGCGGAGACTGCGAAGCTCGCGGTGTCAGGGGTCTCCGTAGTGGCAAGGCTGGCGGTGATCGCTCCGCCCGCTGAGATCGCCGCGGTGTCAGAGCCTTCCGTCGCCGCGAGGCTGGCCGTCGTGCTGACGGTCATCGCCATCGAGGCTGTGTCGCGCCCCTCAGTTGTCGCGAGGCTGGCGAGGATGGCGCCACCTGCGGAGATGGCGGCGGTGTCGGGTGTCTCCGTGGCTGCTAGCGTGGCGTTCGTGCCGACCGATACGGCGATGACCGATGCGTCAGGGCTTTCGGTCGCCGCGAGAGCCGATGCAGTCTGGCTGCTCGCCGAGAACGAGGCTGTGTCTGAGGTTTCTGTCGTTGCAAGGGCAGCGGGGGTACTCGCGCTGGCCGAGAATGAGGCCGTGTCTGAAGCTTCCGTAGCCGCGAGGCTTGTCGCGGTGGTCGCCCCTACCGCAACGGCAGCGATATCGCTGGGTTCTGTGGCCGCTAGGCTCGCGGGGGTCGATGTCGCCGCACTGATCGTTGCGGTGTCTGATCCCTCCGTCGCAGCCAGCGCCGCAGGGACCGCCCCGCCGGCCATGAACGCAGCGACGTCGGACGGCTCGGTCGTCGCGAGAGACGCAGAATTCGTCGCCTGCGCAGAAAAGGCGGCTGTGTCGCTCGGTTCGGTGGCGGCAACCGTAATGCGGGTGGCAACCTGTGCCGAGACAGAGGCAGTGTCGCGAGCCTCGGTGGTGGCTAGGGTCGCCCGATTTGCAACGGTAGCGCTGACCGCAGCGGTATCGCGCGCCTCGTTGGCGGCGAGGTTCGCCGTGACGTTCGTGGTTGCCGCGAATGCGGCGCTGTCTGACGCCTCGGTTGCGGCCAGCGAAGCGGTCGTAGAGCCGCCCCCTGTCGTGACGGTCGGGGCCGCCGAATAGTATGGGTGCGAGGACGGGAGAGGGCCGCCAGACGAGGTCTGGACGCCCTGCCGCCACAACAGGATGCCTTCAAGTTTCTGTTTTTCATCGGCGGTAATGATCCGGCGAACCACGCCGACCGCACCTGCGGCACACGCCGCCGGATTGCAGTAATCGTTGATCGTACCGAGAAGACGGCCGCCGTCAGAACCAAAAACGATGTTTTTAGCGGTGCCCGTCGCTTCGACAACGCTGTTGACCCGCATTTCGACGTTGACATTGCTGCCGCTTGTGCCGAGCGACAGAATGCAGAGCGAAGGCGCCTTCGTGACGTCCGATGTGCCGTGAAAGTCTCCCGACCCACCACCCAGATCGGTGTACCACCAGTTCGGATAACCATTGGCAAACCCGAAGAGGTGATAGTTGCCGTTGCCTCCAGATCCGTATGAAAAAACGATAGAGTTGTTTTGGTAGTTCGCAGACGCCTGCACCAACGCGAACATCGTGACATCGGTCTGCCCAACCGGCAACCCCGTCACCGGCGCGATATCGAAATACTGCGATCCATTTCCCAGGAACGCAGGGTTACCAGCGAGGCCGGTCGCCGAATAGGTCGGCTGCGTGGCGGGGGTGGACTGGTTAGCGTTGACGGGTGTACCGCCCGGCCGCGCGCCACCCGCCACGCTCTCGTCGCCGAGCTGCGAGATCGACCCAGCCGATTGGGTGATCGTTGAGGAGTCGAACGGGTCCCAGAAGGCAGAGAGATCCGCGCCGAACAAGTCGGCAAGGGTCATCGGGCGTGTAGCCACACAAGTTTCTCCGATACGACTCGGTTAGAGCGCCGCCCGTCTGAACTCGACGGTGGCGGGAGTGATGTCGCCGAGGGGCACGATCACTGAGGGCCGCGCCCGATCTCAATCCACTGCCCGAGCCTGCGGCTGAACCGGACAGTGATGTTGGCCCCGGTTTTCGTGGTCGAGTAGGCGGCAGCCAGCAGGAAATTCGAACCTGAGAACGCGTTGCCACTTTGCGCGAACTCAAGCGTAAGAGTGTAGCCGTCGAATGCCGGCGCGATGCTGGCGATAGGCTGCGTGCCCGTGACGATGACCCACGACTTGCCGTTCGGGATCGTGATCAGACCGTTGCCGTCCGGGCTGACGGTCGTGCGGGACTCGTTTTGAAGGTCCAAAGGGAAGCCCGAACGAGACACAGAGATGAGGGTGGGGTCGCCACCCCCAGCGTTCACATCGATAGGGTTTGAGCCGTTCGTGTTGCGGTCCAGCAGCAGGCCGTTCATCAACTTCGCCGTGCTGGATGCGGCCGCGTTGTTGAAGATAAAACCCGAGTCGTAACCGCGGATTGAGAAGTTCGACACCTCAAGGTTGTTGGCCGTGACGTTCCAGTTGACGGTGTTCACCCACATAAAGACGTTCGTGAACTGGTAGGCCCCTGACGTGCTTGTCCCAAGCACCACCGCCGTACCTTGACAGCAAATTCGCAGATTGCTGACTTGCGGCTCCATATAACTGCCGGCGGCAAAGCGGATGCCGATAGTGCTTGCGACGAGGGGGCGTGACTGCGCATCGGTAGTAGACGTGCCGTCGATCCAAAGCTGATCGATGGTGATCTGACCGGGGACCTGTGCATCCAGCCCGATCTGATAGGCATATGAGAAGTTGCTCAGCATATACAGTCCGCCAACCGACGTCCCGTACAATCCGATAGCAGTGCCGGAGCGGTTTGAGAATGTCTCGTGGCCGGTGGCCCCAGCCTGCGTCACGCCGTAGAAATGATTGCCGATCAAGCGCCCGAAATCGGCGCTGTTGGTCATCAAGAACCCGTTGTTACAGTCGACTAGATTGTTCTCAAGCCGGAGGCGGGATGCGTAGGTCGCAGACAGTGCTGTATCGAAACCGATGATCGCGCAACCGCGAAGGACTGTACCATCGACATTCTGTTGTGAGGTGCCGGCGGTGACGCATGTCCCGCTGAACGACGACGGCAGATCGGACCCATCGAGCTTGAGGTTCGACCGAACCGCAAAGACATTTTCCATACCACCGCCAGAACCCAAGGCGATGGTGCCGTTCGAGCCAAAGACAAGGGCTCCCGTCTGCTGCATGTAGGTAAAAAATTGCGTCGTGGTCCCGAACGGGTTGCCGGGGTCCGAAAACGCACTCGCGCCTCGGACGATGATGTTGCGTCCGAGGGATGCCGCGCTATTGACGGGATAGCGAACGCCATCCTTCAATTGAATGATGCCGCCGCTGTTGCTTGCGCAGTAGTTGCTCGCAGCCGTCAGCGCCGGGCCGTTATCGACACCGGGACCCCCGCCGAAATTCTCTAGAAAGACGATGTACCGGAACTGCGAGATAGACTTAGCAATCGTCCCTGCTGCTGCCGAGTAGCTCGGCACTACCGTCGTCTGCGATGCATCCCCTGTTGTCGACAGCTTGCCGCCGAGTGCGTTTGCGATCGCGCCGGCAGAAACTTTCTCGGCGTCAGAGGTGAGGTTGACAGTGCGCAGATTGCCGCTGCCGTCATTAACAAACATAAGGCGATCCGGGATGTTTATCCCAACCTCGCCATCCGCCAATGACGGGGGAGTGTTGCCGGCAGTCTTCGACCGCTTGAGTTGGATAGGTGCTGCCATGAATGGGCCTGTAGGGGTGCAGGGGAATACGGCGCTTGGTCGCGGAAGCGATCACACAGCGGTCAACGTATCCAAGGATGAAAGTGGCCGCCTAGAAGGTGCCGCCATCCGCCCCTGAAGGCGGAGGTACCGTCACAGGCCCGATGTCCTGCGTGCTGCCATCTGTAAAGGTGACGATGAGGTGGTTGTTGTTATCGGTGGCGACGGATGAGATACCGCGACCGGCAGCCCCCGAGGCGCCCGCCTGACCTGCGGGCCCTGCTGGACCCGAATCCCCTTTCTGACCTGTGGCACCTGCGAGGAGCCCCGAGGCGTTAGCAAGTGCCGGGTCGCGTCGGAGGTTACTGATTGCGATGATCGCCATCAGAATGTACCCCCGTCCACAGTTGAAGTGCTACTGAGATAATCGGTGCCCGGCGAGGCCGCTACAACAGCGGTGCCCACTTTCTTAAGAATGGAACCGTCGGCCAGCGCTGTAAGGTTGGCACCCGTACCTCCGTAGTTCAAGGCTACTGTCGAGCCCTGCCACGTCCCCGTGCCGATTGTACCAAGTGTCGTTATGGACGTCTGCCCTGCGTATGTTGCAGAGATGCGCACACCCGTCGCAGATACGGAAATACCCGTATCAGCGAGAACAGAGAGGGTCTGTCCACTCTTTGTGAGACCATTGCCCGCTTGGGTTGTGCCCGCAGCTGAAAACTGGACGAATGTGATCGACGTGGTGTTGATCGTGCCGTTGATCGGTGAGGAGCTGACCCAACCTGTCTCGGCGTTATTAGCGCCGGCTTCAACAAATACTGAAGCCCCCGGTATCTCCGCCCAGGTATTCGCGTCGTTCCGGCGCGTCAGTACGAAAGCCGTGCTAGACGAGCCCGGATTAGTTACAGTGTAGATGCCGTTATTCGCTTGGACCGGCTCATCCTTCACGAGGACGCTCTGGCCGGCGGCAGGAGTCGCGCCATCCACAACGAGTGCGCCATTGGCTGTGGCCGTCAGTACCCCACCTGAAGCGGAATATGCCGGTAGAGCCGCACCATACGTCGCATACTGGACTGCGTTCTTGGGGCTCTGCCCCTGGATCGCATTGTCGACATAATTCTTCGTGGAAAGATGGTAGGGCTGAGTCGGATCAACGCCGCTGAGTGGGGCGGTTGCAGCGGCAAACTGGTCTAGCCGGAAGGCAGTGACTTTTTGATTGAAAACGGAGCCGAAGCCCCCAATCACCATAATACTGGTCGCCTGCCCCGAGCCATTATCGCCCGCGCCGTAGTACAGGTTGAGATCTGCGGTAGTTTCGTTGAAAGCGGGTTCACCGGAACTGAGCGAGGCGGGTGAACCGGTAGTGCCGCTGGTACGACGCTTGAGTTTAATGATGTTCGTCATAGCTTAGAAGAACCCTCCGTCGACCACGCCATCGCTCGCCGAGCCGGGGGGTCCTTGCACTCCTTGGGGACCCATGGGCCCCTGAGGGCCTGCCGGGCCGTTAGGCCCCGCCGGGCCACTGGGTCCTGCCGGGCCGGGGCCGCCGGGGGCCCCGGCGATTAAGCCCCCTGTCTGATGGGGTCCGGATGTAACGCTGACTGGCTCGGGGAAAGTCTCGGAGCGGCGCGTGCCCGCTGTCGGGTCGGGGTGTGTGGTGCGCTGATAGACTTGCCGTGTGAGAGGGCGCATCGAAGATGACATGGCGCCCTCAATTCGCGGGGAACGTAATACCCGCCACAACTTGATTGGTGCCGGTGATACACTGACGCTGGTCGCCGTCCGCAATAGCCAGGACGTCAAGAACGTGTGGCGTATTGTCGGGGCTTATCGGCACCGTAGCCATCGTGGAGGCTACGATCGCCAGCCCGAGTACGCCGCTAGTGCCCCCGTTGACAAGCGTGCCGTCATTGGTATCTGCCGACACAAGGATTTGTGCTGAAGGTGTCGCCGTACGCATCTGCATCACAAACCGAATACCTGTGAGGTCAATCGGCTGCGGCAGCACGTTCAAGGTGATAATGTCCCCAGCGACGAAGGGGGATGTCCCGGGCAGCAGAGTGAGACTGACGCCCGAACCCATGAACGGCACGTTCACCACACCCGTGCCTATCAGGTACCCGTCAGGGTCCGTCAGACTAAACTGTGTAGCGCTTGTCATTTTCAGCGTGTAGACTCCCGTGTAGGCGCCGGGTAGTATACTCAGTGACATGACTGTGCCATTCCCCGTGTTACCAAAACTAGGGAACGGCGTGATGGAACCCGCTGTGACGAAAGCCACCGCGTCCCGCCACGACTCGTTAGTTCCTGTACGAAAAGCCACTGTCACTAGCGGAAGGGTCAGAAGATTCGTCGTCATAGCCCAAACTACGCCACGAACTCGTTAGCGCGGACGATCAAGGCCGTCACCTGTGCGGGTTTCCACTTCAGCGCTTTGACGGCACCCTGCACGACCGGATCGGACGCCTTCACCTCAATGGCGAGGTCCCATTCCTCTTGCAGGTCGGCGTCCTTGCTGAGCAGGTCCTTGACCGCCTGCCACTGCGGCGAGGAGAACACCGCCTGATCTCCGGTCTCCGACAGAGCCCGCTTGAGGCCGAGCTTAGTCGCGGAACCCGGCACGACCGGATCGATAGTTGGAGGCGCCACGGCTTCCGGGGCGCTGTAGCTGCCGTCACCCTTAGCGATCCAGCCACGGTTCACGTCGGACACACCAGACACGTCGCGGACATCGAACAGGCCGGCGGGCCAGTGATCCTCGGACTCGGAAAGGTCGTGAACACGACCTTCCACGATCAGAGCATAGAGCGCCATCGTCGCTTTCCTTATTGATAGATTGTCACGCGGCCGGGGGTGCCGTAGCCGCCGATAGCGTTGGCCGACGAGCCGTTACCGCCCGTGCCGGCCGCCGAGGATGAGTTGCCCGCCGCAGCGTAGTTGTTGTCAGGTCGGCCGCCGGAGCCGGGAGATGCGCCGCCCGAGCCGCCGAACGAGTAGGTGCCGACCTGCGGGGGGTAACCGCCCGAGTCCCCGTTGTCGTTGAGATCGCCACCGGAAGCGACGCCGCCTAGGCCCTGCTGCGTGCCCTGGTTGCCGCCGACGCCGCCGTAGCCACCGGTCCCGCCTGTAGCCGCGCACAGGGTCTGGCCAGCCGTGAAGGTCGTGCCGTTCGTGCCTTGAACCGTGCCGCTCTGAACAGAAACCAGCGAAGTGCCACCCGAGCCTGCGTTGCCGCCCCCCGCCGATCCCGGCGAACCACCCGCGCCGACCGTGATGGCCAGTACAGTGTCGGTGATCGCCTGCCCGACCTTCGCGGCGTTGCCACCACCGCCACCACCAGAACCGGCCGCGTTGGTCCCGTTGGCACCGCCACCGCCACCACCACCCCCACGACACTCAGCGATGCTGAAGATCGTGCCGGCAGGGACAGCGAGAGTGTAATTCCCCGACGAGGCGTACCGGTACGGGGTCGAGCCCGCGATCCTGCGTGCCTGGATGACCGTGATCGCCGTCGTCGTGATCTCGGAAGGAACCGCGACCAGAAGCCGGAACGTGTTTCCGTATTTCATCGCCAAAAGCGGCGCGCCGGCTGGGGCATCGCCACTGACAAGCTGGCCGCCGTTGCGGCGCAAGAGCGGCAGTCCGCCGAACGCCTTGATTGTGAGGGTGACCGGGCCGGTCACGTTGTTGGCCGGGACGATCTCAAAAAGCTGGAAGTCCTGAAGCGCCGAGATGTCGGGCGTGACAGTCGAGAGCGTGATCTGGTTCGCGGTTCCGCTGGTGTCGGTGCCGGAGTGAACGAGCGACGTCGAGCCGGGCGCGCCAGACTGAGCGAGCGCCGTGATCGCACTCTGGAAGTTGACGAGGAGCGTGGTCAGGTCACCATTGTCGAGGGCGTCATACCCCGCTGACGTGATGAACTGCCCGATCATGGAAGCGACAACCGTACCCTGCCGCCATGAATTGTTCGCAAGCAGTGGATCGGCCGTGCCCCCAACGACACCCGTTTGGCGGGCGGCTGCGGCAGCATAGGTCGCGACCGAATACACGTTCGCACCCGCACCCGTTGCGAACGGGACGAAATCGTTCTGAGGCATTGCTGACCTGATGGTTGTGCGGGGGCGTTAGGTGTTGTTCAGTAGATACTCCGGGGTCACCCCCCAAGCGCCACTGCCCCACCCGGATACATACTGATTTTCAACCCCAAACCCGAAGACCGGGGCGTTGTCTACCGAGGTAACGCGATAGGTGGTCGTCACCCCTGCTGGTTTCACGCGGAGGGCGTTCTGTGCAAGTAGCCCTAGGTATATGCGCGGGGGTATCTTGCCCGCGATACAAATAGAGATAGCGACATCCACTGTGCCGACAGTGGCCCCGAGTGTCGTATTTTCAGCCCAGGCAGCCTGTGTCCAACCCCGTCCGGGGGTCGCCCACGCAAATGAAATCTGCGGGTAAGGAACTTGCGTCTGATCCTGGATAAACACCAGCGTGGCGGGGTCTATAAAGAATGCGTCAAATATAGCCTGCATCCCTGGGATTGTGCCGTCCCAATGATTGCTCAACACCACCGCCTTTAACAGACGACGGTAAGTATCGTCATCCAACTGCGTGACGCCGTATTGCTGCGAGTACGGGCCTTTCCAGATGCCTAGCGACCAGCCCCGCGCGGGGTCGGACCATGTGAAGTCCGTGCCCGGAATGGGTAACTGCACATTACGGGTCGGACCGATCCATTGGCCCGTGGCGTCCAACTGACTGCCAACCGCAACATCGAGATCGAATAGGCTCGGCAAGCTGGCAGCAACCGCCCCTGCCGTCACTATCGGGGCTAGCGTGCCTGATACCGTAGCTACGAACTTAGGTTTGGTGGATTGCCAGGGGGTGATACGGCCCGTGTAGATGTCGAGTGTGCGGCTCATATCAGTACCGGGGTGATGACGACGTCGCCGGGGTTGCAGATAGGCGCTTCGTTGAATGCCGCTTGTACGTCGCCGTAGTTATCGGCGCCCCCATTGCGGCGCAGGGCCTTCAGGCTCACAACCTCGAAAGTCGCAGAGCGGGGGTCCCCCGCCAGCCCGGCCGCTGCATAAGCCGGGGCTAGCTCTTGGTTGCCCCCGATCAGCACTGTACCGGTGTAGGCGGCGAGTGAAGCCTGGATCGCTGCGGCGACGTCGAGCGTGTACCCGGCCTTCGGCCGCACGCTCACATTCCATGCGATAGGTAGCGCCACTGGCCGGAAAAACCGTACGGGGTGCGGAATGCCATATGCGTCTTGGAGCGGAACAAGGACACTGCCGTACGTCCCGACGATGCCTTTCTTCGCCGCAATGATAGCGCCTAGGACGGCGGGGTCGCCACCTTCTATCACGAACGTCAGGGTATGCCCCGGCGCCCCTGTCACAGGATCCTGGATGTTCGTATCATTCTCGTAAGCTCGGATGCGCGTAACCCCGGCCACGGCATACAGCACACCCAGCATACTCTCTAGGATGGTCTGGGCCGGCAGCGCAGTAGAGAGTGTCTGCCGTTGCCGCAGCTGGCTATCTGTCTCCACCGGCTGTCCCGGAACGGCATCCGCCAGATTTGCAGCGGACTGCCACCCGAGTTGCGGGTTGACGATGCCCCCCTTACTGGCAGCGGTACTAATACCGCCTGCGGCCAACGTTACGGCGCCTAGGGTCTGGCACACCCCCGAGACAGTCAGCTGTCCCGCAGCAGGTATGATGAAACTGTTCAGGGCCCACTGATTGCCATCGGCATCTCTAACAATGCCCCCCGTAACGCTGGTGCCTACTTGACCAACAATCAAGAAGTCACAGGTCGAATAGGAGGCAGCCTTGCGCTGGATACCATTAATTTTAACGACAGAAGAGAGCCCCACCCCGATTGCCGTGCTGGGTGAGTACGCAAAGTATGCAGCTTCGGTCTCACCGTTGGCGTCGTGCAAAGCATTAGCAAGAAGGGTCATAAACTGACCATCTTGGCAATCCGCACCAAGGTATACGTCCTCGCCGTAGAGCGAACGGAATAGAGTCTGGAAATAGTTTAAGACCGTCGCAAAATCAGGGCGCTGGATGCCCGCAGCCGTGATTAAGCAGACCGGTGTCGCACCCACTTCAGCGCCCCTCGTAAACTGTAGTATTGACTTCCGCGGTGCCTTGCGCCCCGCTGAACAAGATATTAGTCGTGTAGGGGGTCTGTATCGTGGCGCTCACTACGAGACCGCGTGTGTCTCGCGCTAGGGCACTGTCGTAGTCTACGATACTGAGCACCCCTGGCGTACTTAGGATCCTATCCTGTAGTACGGGGTCCCGTGTGTTCTCGGTACGCTTGCCGAGTATCTGGGTCTGGTACGGTGTGCCTTCTTCGAGGTTTAGGTACCACTCACCGATCCATAGATGCAGGCGGCTCTCTACGACCTGTGCAACGCCTTCGGGGCGGTCCTGCCAGTACGCTCGCTGATCGCCACCGAAGACATAGTCCCCATTAGCGTCTACCTTGCGGACTCTCATGTGGTCGGGTCCCCGAGTGACGTCATACCCGCAACATCTATCGGGTTATGCTGAGTGTGCCGTATCTGGGCAGCAACTGAAGCAGCCATCACCTCGGCGGGTCCGGGCTGTACAATGGAGTTTAGCACGAGCTGAAACCCGGTGGGCGCCCCGTTCACACGATAGCCATCGCTATCGAAGGCCGGTGGAACGGCCAGGGCGCCGCCTACGCTGGCCACCAGCGCCAGCGAAGGGTGCATCTGAGCCCCGTACGCAAGGGCGCCGCTCGAGCCCGCCACGATAGCGCCTAGTGTCTGTATTTGGCTATTGACGAAAGCCGTGGCGGTGTCAGGGCTGACCTGACCGGAGACCACCTGCGCTATCATCGGGGGCAACTGACTCGCAATCGAGTTCAGCAGCGCACCTGAGTCAAGGGGTGCGGTCACCGCATCCATCGTTGCAGCCAAGGGCAGCGCAGCCCCCGCCATATCGACGGTTGTGGCGTGCCCAAGCATATCAAAGAACCCCGAGCCCCCATTGGTGAGCCCTGCGAGATTATCCCCCGCCGACTTGAATATGCTGAGCGCATTCCCCAGCCCTGAAGCACCTGTGAGGGCGGAGATCAACCCTGAAGCGCCGGGTATTCCGTTAAGCTGCGTAGCAAAACCTCCAAGTTGGCCCTGGAGGACCTGCGTAGCGGTAGCCATGGGGTTCTGCATGATGGACGACAGGTTGCCGTCTCTAATTACCTGGGCCATGAGGGAGGCGATACCGCCGCCCCCGTCCAGCCGCTTAGTGATGGAGAGCTTCTCGGCAAATACAGAGACCACCTTTTGCAGGGGTACGCCGCTGATAAGCTGGAGCGCCTTCGGCAGTTGGATACCAGCGCTCATCAGCAGTTCAGTAGGATCTTGGAGGCGATATGCTGGATAGACATAGCATCGACAATGTGCGAGGCACCCTTCAGCTGTGCCTGAATGGCCGCAGCATTGATCTGATGTGCTGCGAGCTCACGGATGGCTGTTATCGCGCTATGGCTTACATCATGCAGGGACTTCTTGTCGTCGGTACGCGTCTGGGTGGAGTTCGTTGAGACGCCTTGAAGCTTGCGGGGGTTTGAGCGCACCCCTGGCAGGTAGACACCGTCAGACAGGTCGTGCATCCGCGCGTCGACCTGCTTTTGCTCACCACCCTGCTGGAACCACGCGTCCATAGACCTGGAGCTGAAGACGACTAACCCTTCGTCATCTTTGGTGTGCTGGTGAGTGACCGTCACGCCGCCCCCACCGGTGTGATGGATTGGCACACCCATGAACATAGGCAGCGAAACGAGCGACTGTGTGCCGTCCGGATTGCGCTGCACCGCCTGAATTGTAGAGGTCAGGTTTACGGTGTGACCGTCGGCTGAGTCCTGTGCGACACGCACAGGCAGTGCCGTGTAGATCTGAGACCGCACAGCGTCTACGATTGTAGCCAGGATCTCATCCGGATCCTTGTCAACAAAGCGGGTGCGGATATCCATGTCTCAGCTCAGCTCGAAAACGGTTTGCTATTGCCCAGCGTGCCCACGTTGTCAAACAGCCCTGGTGCCGTGCCCTGGCCGACGTTCGTACTGCCCGGATTGAACGAGCCCCCGCTGAACGCGGGCGCGCTCGGGGGTGCGGTGGCCCCTGCGTTCGCGTTGCCGGGGGTGTTGGGGCTGTCTTGTAGCGTGTCTCGGTAGATGCCGCGTTGAGCCAGTGCGATGGACGCCCCGCCCTGGTTCTTTACGCAGATGATTTCCGTGTACCAGTTGGGGCCACGATTATCGCCGTTATGCTCTACGAGCAGCGCCTTGTAGATGCCATCCGCAGCCAGTCCGAGGATGCCTTCGGGCCCGAGTAGTGCATTATTGGCCTGCGATCCATAAGCGGGACTGATGGCAGCTTCTTGGATACTGCTCTGATTAATCTGTATCTTTTGGGCGGGATGTATCTTAGGGTTGAGTAGGCAACGGGCCACGACGCCTTCAAGCGTTTGTTCCGGGAAGCCCACCAGCCCCGTGTTACCGTTGAGAACAATCGTATCGCCGGGCAGGGTGTTCTCATTCTTGACGAGGTTGAACACGCCGTTATGGTTATGCCACTGGGTGCCGGTAGCGAAGCAGATATCTCGTAGCATGTCCTTGGCCATGCCGAAACATACGAAGCTCTTAGGGAACTTGGTGTTGCCTAAATCATCAATGTGGCCGACCGTCACACCCATCTTCTGCATCGCCTGCGTAGCGACGTCCACACGGTCCTTGAACGTGTGGCCGGGGGGTAGTGTCTTGTTCACAGTCGCGTAATTGCGCGCCTGTTCTGAAGACGTCGCCTGGATGTGGGTGACTAGATCCGTGATATTCTCGCGGTACAGCCGAACCTGAATGATCTGACCCTTGAAGAGTATCCCGGTATTGCCTTCGTAGCCGGCCTCTAGCGTGATACTCTTGTACTCTTTCCGCACAGACTCGTACGTCGTCTTGCTGAGGTTATAGATGTAGATATCAGCAGAAGGCGGGGTGGATGTATCACCCTGGCGCACATTGAACCGGATGCGCAGCTGACGGTCGCTCGAATCGCCGGGGTTTGGGTCAAACCCGATAGCCTTGCCGCCACCTTCGAGTGTCAGACTTACCTTGCGGAGGTACTGCTGATATCCCATCTCAAACCACGTAATCGGCAAAGTATAGATGGCTGGTAGTGCCTAGGCCCGTATAGGTCGGCACCTCGCCCGCGCCACTGTCGGTCGTTACGAACAGTCCGCCGCCGAAGTTCATATATCGGAACTGTCCCAGCAGATCGCAGCCTGTAACGAGGGGGATGCCCCCGATCAACAGGACGTTATCCATAGTGCCTATGTCCAGCACCCACCCCCCGGCATCCACGTCGTTGTAGAGCAACCGCATCCGGTACTGATTAGACCCCAGCCACATACTGAACGTCTGCGGGTTTGGGGTCAGTGGCACTTCCACCACTGCCATCATCCGAACTCCCAGATGTTGTATGAGGGCGTCCCTGAACCCGTCCCGGTGCCGGGGTTCGGGGTCTCAGGCAGCACACTGGGCCCGATGTCACTGCCCGGCACGGTCAGGCCGGGGAGAGTGGTGTAGTCCCCGAACGAGCCGTAGTTCGAACCTTGCCCTACGTCGGTTTGACCGGGGTTGAACGAGCCGTTGAAGTTGGTGTCCGTGATGGGTACGCCCTGTGTGCCGCCCCGCGCTGCCGTTGTGTCCGTAGACGCCGGGTTTGCCTGATTGCCCTTGCCGTCACCAGCCCCCGTCGTATCACTACCCGTGTTCGTGGTCTGGGTCGATACGATAATCACCTCTTGGAAAGAGGCTGAGATGACTAGCGAGTTCTCCGTGTCCTTGTCCGTCTGCACGCTAAGCTCGCGCAGAAGCATGTTCTTATATCGCCGCTTGCCCGTAGTGATATTGAACGGTTGACGAGCGGCCTGAAGCTGTTGCAACCCTTCATAGACCTGCCGGGCATATCCCACGTAACCTACGGTGGAGTCGGACCAGCCACACACCATCTCAAGCTCCGCGGGGCGCTTGAAAGCGTGGTCCGTAATGATGCCCCCGTTCTCAACCGGATGCTGTGTGATGATGAGGCCATCCCTGTGGCCTTCACTGATCACAACGTCGGGTATCAGTGTGCCGATAGCCCGTGTGCCCGTGGTGATCAGTGCGTAGGTCTGTTCTCCGAGCAGTGCCACCTGAGGCCCCTTGTATTTCTTTTCAGCGAGCCTTAATTGACGTCACATCTGATTGGAGAGTGCTATGAGAACACTGATTGCAACCGTAGGCGCCATGCTTCTAGCGTCCAGTGCGTTTGCGGCACCGGGGCGCTGCCTTTTACGGGTCGAAGGCACCACGTATCTTAATGGACAGTGCAACGTGCTATCAGAGCCGGACGGCAGCTTTTCCATCGGAGTCGTAGACGATGAGAGCGAAAAACTCGCGCCCTACTTCGCTATCGTCACTCACGAGCAGGATGGCGCTATGCGTGGCACGTGGAACGCTCAAGCCGGCGCTACCCATGCACAGACCCCGCTCGGTAAACTCCGCCGGAACGGGGGCTGCTGGGAAAACGCTTCGGCTTCCGTATGTGCTTGGCGCTAGCGGATTGCGGTCTGTGCGTTACGCAGACTGCGCTCATTCGCCCGGTTCACAGCGCCCTCCACCGCTTGGCCCGTGGCCGCAGGGTCCGACGCCCCGCTGACCGTAACATGCACAGGGTTGTTCTGCTGCACGGTCTTAGAACTGTCGACGTTCGGTGTTTGGGTGCCGGCCGGCGCTGCATTCAACCGGTTCACATTGAACCCGCCGGGGGTCATGCTAATCGGGGGCGTCTTGGGTGCAGTCACCGACTGCTCCGGCAGTGTCGTCTCGCTACCACCCTTTCCGCCCTGCCTAGCCGCATCATAGGCTCGGATGGCTTCCCGCGCATAGCGATAGCGGCTGCCATAGGCAGTGATACCAGCACCCTCAAAGCTCTTCTGGAAAGCCGTCATCTTCTCCGAGGTGGTGCGACCATTCTTTAGGTCGGCAATGGAGCTTTTGTGGGTGTGCTGAAGTTCCCACTTCAAGAACCCATAATTCGCTTCGTCACTCTGAGGATCGAGCTTATTATCCTGAGCGTACTTGAAGAACCGTGCCTTCCGGCCGGGGTCTGTCCACTGAGCCCAGCCGCGCCCAGGGCCATTGCCGCCTTCCTTGAAGGCGGTAAAGCCAGCGCTCTCGTGGCCGAGATTACCCAGTACGATCGCAGCCTCTTCCTTATTGAGCTTGAAGTCTTCCATCAGCCGCTGCATGACGCCAGGGGCCTTTTGGCGGAAGGTAGCCCCCGCGATTTTTGCGTTGGAGCCGGGGGTCGCCGAGAGGTCCACATCCGTGTCACCGCCGTCCCCCGCACGGCCGCCCCGACCGCTACGGCTACCGACGCCGACGCCGGTGTCCGTAGCACGGTCCAACCCCCCGAGGGTGCCTAAGCCCTCCTGCACCGCCCCGGAGGTCTTACGGTCAACCCAGCCTAGAAAGCTCTTGATCGCGTTCAGCCCCGAGGACATATCCGTGGCGCGATCTAGATCGTTCAGCCACTTCAAGACGCTCTTAATAGCATTGACGGTGCGTTCAAAAGCGCCTGCCACCTTCTCCCAAGCGCGCAGGAAGCTACCGTCTTCCCACATCTGCTCGGCCTGATCCGAGAGATACGACAGGAACGGGGCTAAAACCTCGTAAGCAGCCTTGACCTTCTCGCCGATCCAGCTGGCAGCTTGGCCAATACCCCGGAATATCTTTTCTATGAGCTCGGGGTGAGCATTGAGCCAGTCCACGATAGCTTGCTTGATGCTGCTGAGGCCGGGTAAGAGCTCCAGGAGCAACCGCTGCCCGGCAAGCGAAGCAATCGTACTGATCTCACGCAGGTTGTGCATAAATTCGTTGGAGGCTGCGGAAGATGCCTTGGCATCGATCCCGAACAGCTTGGTCCACTTGTCGTATTCTGCACCATTCGCCTTGATTTCGTTACGAAACCGCAGCATCATGTCGTAGGTATGCTCATCCATACCTAGGATGGCAGCCATCTGGGCGCCCGCGAATTGCTGGCCCTTTGTGCGCTTCTGTATCGCGTCAATCGAGTCCATTAGGACATCTAGATTGTCGCGCGCCTTGCCCCCGGCTTCTGTGGCAACGCCCAGGCTGCGAACGAACGACCCAACACCGGGGTTCGTGCGCATGGCACGCTGGAACGATTCGATCGCGCCGACGGCTTGGTCTGAGCTACCGCCGACCTGCCCGAAGGCGTAGCTGAGCGAGCGGATGTTCTGGACCGATGTGTTGGTGCGCTGGCTGACGTAATAGAGCTTATCGAATGAAGCCGCCACCGCGGTCGCCGCCGCGGCTGCCGCCGTTGCGAGCGCGGTCAGTGCGGAAGCAACCCCGAAAGCTGCTTTGCCTACAGATGTCAGAGCACCTAGGGCGGCAGTTTGTTCCCCCTTCTTTACCTGAAACCCAATTTGGATCAGGAAAGCTTTGATGATATCGGGGTTCACTACTTGCCTTCCCTAAGCCGCCACTCATTCTCTCTTGACATCAGTATATGATCATTGATCTCTATGAGATGCTCTATGCGGATGGTGCCATCAACAAGATCCGCGTAGCTGTAGTACCCCAGGGGAATAGGGTTCATATAGAACTCCTCGCCATCCCCCATATTCTCAAGCGCTACTGAGGAAGTTGGGCCCCGCCGTTCGAACTGGCGAGGCCGTTTTGAAAAACAGCGGCGTAGTTCTCGCGGATGACGTGCGATGCGATCATCAGCATCGCGATCATATCTATCTCTTTGAACATGAGCCCGAGCACGCCGTCGGGCTTGATGCGCGCCCAAACAGTTGGAGACTGCTGCATCTCGACTGTGCGCAGGATCTTGTCTAGCACATAGTTCGTGGCTTCGTCAGATAGACTGCCGATTGCTTCCGCAAACTCCTTGAACGCCGTAACGTGCCCGGCGTCCTCGGCGTCCGCTGCGTCGGCCAGGGTCTGCAACGGCCCCACAATGGGGGCCAGCCTGCGCAGCACATGGAACTGTGTCATAGCGTCCATCTTAGATGAACGGTACCGGATGTCGTTTACAACAAACTCAGCCAATTCTCATCTCCTAGAGCGTAAGCGACCCATCCCCAAGCTGCGAGTCAATCTCAATGCAGTCGAACGCCCACTCCATCGTGCCGCCGTCCTTGCCGTTGGCATTGTCAGGTAGCTTGATGAAAGCACAGCTGCGGCAGGCGTGGTCGTCACCCCAAACGGGGTTAGAGAGCGCAATGGTGTTGCGTCCCGTGTAGGCGCTGGAGGTCTGCTGATAGTTATACATCGCCATCAACTGAGAGTTGAGGGGGCTGTTCTTCAGCAGGCGCACCGTGACACGCCCGGACTTGCCGGCATGCAGGGAAAACATACCCCGACCATCCGCACCGATGGTCATGGAGGTCTTGTCTTCTGTCATAGCGACGGTGATGCCTTCTTCAGCAACACCGCCTTCCGACAGGATGAGCGAGCCCCCCGGCCCAGCGATAGAACACTGGACGTCAATGAAGCTATATGTCGTATTTGCCATCGCGTCCGGCTCCTATTAGCGATCAGCCAGCACTGAGATGAGCACGGTGTGAACCGCCCCAGCCAACTTGATGGCGACTTGGAACGAAACAGACTTGCGCGCCGCGCGGTCTGCGTCAGACTGCGAAGCGACCGGAGGTGCGTAGACGTAGAAGCCCGACGTCAGCGTATCGCCCGTGTTCAGCTGACCGATGCTGGGGCCGGTCCAGACGCCGGGGGCGATGAGCCCATTGTTAACGCCGCGCTGGCAAGCCGCCTGGATGACAGCCTTAATCAGATTCATACCCGCGTCGGTCTGCGGTACCTTGGTCGGGGTCTGATAGAGCAGGTTATAGACATCCGTCTGGATCTCATTCTGGAGCCAGTCCGTGCCGTGCACCTCATCAAACCAGTAACCGTTGGCCATAGAGCCGGGGAATACGACCGCCGTGCCATTATTGACGTTAACGAATACGTTGCCGTTCTTGGCCTTGAGCGTGGCGAACTGGTTCTCGGTCAAGTACTCCGCAGCAATACCCGGCTCTTGCTTGTAAGCGAGCGTGATGGTGGTGTTGCTACCGTTGAAATCTACTGTGGCGGCTCGCCCGAACAGCGAGGCCACAGCATACGGGGAGTTGGAAGAGTACTGCCAGAACGTGCGCTTGAGGTTCAGCGTCTTAAATGCCGAGCCCAGATCCAGGTTAGTCGTGCTGTCGAGCACGTTGCTGTTCTGGATGTTGACGCCGTAGATGCGGCTCTGCGTGGAAGCTTCAATGAACTGCGCGACCGCAATGTGGTCAGCGTCCGCCGGGGGCGTTGCCGTAAACACTTCGAGTGCATACCACTGGGTCGAGATGTTCGCCATATTGGCGACGCAGGTGATCAGGCTCTCCGGCGCAACCCCGATGACCGGGGGGCTGGCATCCACACTCGTGAAGTGCATCAACGCGCCGAGGTCTGTGCCACCACCGGGGGCCGTGGCGTAGCTCACGCTAGAATTCGTACCCGTGGTGGGGCTGATGATAGTGAAGCGACTGTCCACATTGCCCCAGATCACCCGCACACCCGGCACAACTGCCGCAATAGCCACCTGAACTAGGTTGGCGACTGCGTTAAGGTTGAGTGCCGAAGTGAGATTGATGCCGGTGATCGTGCGGGGGATGCCATCGATGCTGATGTTCAGCGCGCCGTTGTTGACACCGCTAAAGTTGGAGACCAACTGCTGCGTCGTGCTCAGCACGGCGCCATGCAGTAGACCTGCCGTCGCATTCTGAGCCCACCGACCGATGTAGAGCGTCTGCGGCTGCGGCGACTGCCCAAAGTGGGCCGCAGCGGCAAAGTACTCCGGTGCCTTAGTGCCAAAGGTCTGTGCGACTGCGTCAAGACCCGTGAACAGCCGGATACGCTCATTGGTATCGATGATTGGAGAGGAGCCGATGTGCAGCGCGGATCCGAAATTTCGGTATTGGGCTGGGAATTGCTCAATTACGACGCTGACATTGACGAAATCAGCGGGATTTAGCCCGGTCGCCATGGGTTAGTTCTCCGGGGTCTGAAAGGGTTGGGTCAGCACGACGGAACCTTCACTATCCCCGCCATCTGCGAGGATAGTGCCTTGTCCTTCGAGCACGTTGAGGATAGGATAGACGCGCGCAACGCACCGCCGCAGCCTGAGTGTCAGGTCTGTGCGGCGCCGTGTGCGCATGCTGACGATCTCGGGCACACGCCTCAGATCGCTGACATCGTAAAACGCTAGCCCCAGCGCGAGCATAGGCTCACGGTTCTGGCTGATGTAGAACGCATCACGCACGAGCCCAGCGTATGCTTCGCCGTTGGGGCCATAGAAACTTAGGTCGAACGTGATTGTCTCGTGGGCTAGCAGCGTTGTGCTGCCATCCCCCGCGCCATTGTGCACCAGTGCGGGGTTAGTGTCCCGCGCGATGTTGGTGGCTCCGCAGGCACACCAGTTGACAGACACATCCGGTATAGGGGGTAGCGCGTCGCCGGGGTCGTTCACCGGTTGCCACCGCGGCAGCACGCACTCGCCGGGCAGCGACGTTAGTGCCCTGACGAATGCCTGCACGATGGCGTCTAAGTCGATATCTGCGGCGGGCCCCGGCAGCGCGGGCAGCAGCGGGCCCCCCGTAGCTGAGGTGTTAGCCATAGATGCCAGGGCCTTTGCCGGGTGTCAGGTAGCTGGTGTTAACGTCAGCGAGCTGACACACAGCCCGCGTGAACCCCTGACCATAGGCGAGGGGCGTCGCGTTGATCACGACATAGTTGCCGGGGCCACCGTTGCCCCAACGTATCCTGTCTGAAGCGACTTCCGTACCGCCCCCAGTCAGCGGCATCCGGGTGTAGATGGTGATCGTACCGACCCGCATCTCGCCTGTGCCGTCTTGCCTGAGATCGCGGCCGTTATCGGGGGTTACGACACCTGCAAACGGCAGCCAAATCCCCGTGTTATGCGCCCGGCCGAACTCATCTACGGCCGTCTGCGATCGATAGACGGTCAGCGTGTCGTCGTAGAACTCAGGCGAGTCTAGAACGAAGGTGACATCCAGTGTAGGTCGGGTCACAACTCGCTCTTTTTACGTACGACGTACGTGATAGATTGTAGGTAAGCGCCCGTATCAATTAAGGGCTGCTCGCCCTGGCGGGGCGCTACCTTACGGCTCTTGCGTCGGGCCAGCGTAAGCGCGGCGAGCGGGGGCTTTAGCGTCGCCTGGATGTACTTTTGCACGGCAACCTGACCCATAAGGCCGACGCCGTTGAACCCGGCGTCGATCACATCAGGTTTAAGGCTCAATGCCTGCTGCCCCATACGGAGCATGCGCGCATTGATCTTGTCCTGTATCCCGTTGATGGCCGGTACAAGGTGTGGACGGGCCGGGATGTTGCGCTCGGGCGAGCCAAACTCGTTAATATACCCGATCACCGGGTTGGTGATAGTGTTCTTTTCCCCAGGCACCGGCTTGCGTTCGGCGTTCTCGCCCGGCACGCCGACCAGCACGACCTGACTGGTCAGCTGCTTGACGGCATTCAGTACCTTGCTGAGATTATCTTTCGTTACGGTAACGGGTTTCTGCGCCATAGTCGTTCTCATCCCGTAGCGTGCACGCAGGGAAATTCCCTTCCCGAAGCTCGCCGTTATGGAACCAGAATGTGCGGATCGCACCGTTATCGAACGTTACAGAGACGGTCATAGCCGGGCTACCGCTCTTCAAACGCACGACGGTGCCGGGGGTAAAACTTGTCACCACTGAACTACCACTCATAGCTGTCGGGCGCCGGCTGCGGCGGGCAGCGCAAGGGTCAGGAAGATCTGACCATACCGCGTGAGATTGAATGAGCCTCCGCCTTCCGTCTGGCCGGTTGCTGTGTCGTACGACACGCTTACACCGCTGACGCTCTTGGACGCCACCAGACCTGTTGCAAGCCCCGGCGCAGGGGTGGGCACCCCGTAGGCGGCGCCGGAGCCCCCGGACACCTGTGGCCCGCTGAGGGCTACATAGTGCGCGGCGTAGTACAGCAGTCCGGCTTCCAGGCGGTCGCCCCAAACCTCCGGGGGTAGGCTGGCTTCCGCAAGATTGATATTGAACTGGATCTGTGCGTCGGGGAACCGGGTTGCATCCGCAAACTCCGGCAGTACCGCCCTAAAGGTAGGCACGTCCATTACGGCACAGCCTTCAGCTCTTCTGCCTTAGCTTCCGCTTCAGTGCGTGCGTCATACTCGCCGACGGTATCTAGCAACTTGCCGTAGACGTCGAGCTTTACGACCTGATACTTCTTACCGCGCTTCCGCACGACGTAGTCGCCGACCTTCTCGTCGGGCTCGTCAGCAGCGGTGTCTGAAACGTTGCTGAAGTCCTGCGTCAGGGCCGCAACCTTGCCCGCCGCATTCGTGGCCGCCGCTTCAGTCTCATTGGCGCGGGCCACCGCTGCATCGCGCTCGGCCTTTACCCGCGCAAACGCATCGTTGCGCTCCTGCGCAGAATACTCATCGTTGCGAAGCGCCACGCCGGCTTCGTCAAGCGCCTCTTGCGCCCGCCGTGCCTTCATCTCGGCCTCAGTCCAGGCGACTGTGACCCTAGCGAGTTCGGCGCGCAGTCGACGGTTCTGATCTTCCGCAAAAGCCACGGCCTGCTGCATGCCCGCGACGCCCGCGGCATCTACAGCGGTAGGCTCCGCCATATCCACGGGTGCCTCATCCGGGACGAGGTTGGCCTTGGTGAACCAGTGGTCCGCAATCTCAGCGGGTTGGTTGCGGTAGATACCCGGCACAAAGGCGTGCCGGGTACCGTCCCCGAGTACAAGGGTAAACGCGCGGGCAACTGCGATATCAGGCATCTCTACTCACTCTCCATACAAATCTTGTATAGCTGCTCGGCGCGCTTCGACCGCAGCATCTAATGTCTCGTAAGAGCCGACCCAGCCTGCGGCGGTACGAACATTCCAACGGCGCGTTCGCGGGTGTTGCGATACACCGGGGTAACCCGAACTGTTAGTCCGGCGTTTTTTCTCCGCGACCTTACCCCGAACAGTCCGGGTGCGCCGCTTATCCAAGGCTTTCGGGGTTGGTGCGGGCTGGTGTAACGGCTCGCTGACTTGCGTGGAGAATGCTTCGCCGAAGTGCCTTATCTCGGCAGCTATACGAGCGGCTACGGCATCAGCAAATATCTTGAAGTTACCTAATACGTAGACCTTACCATCTACATTTATTCTTGATGTCCAGTAGTTCCTGTCGGACACCCATGACACCCCTCGCACGCCGCTTGTATTCCGGACGCAGGGGTTGCTGTTGTGATTGTTTAGCGAGCGTTCAACTAACCTCAGGTTGCTCCAGCGGTTATTGCCGGGGTTCCGATCTCTGTGGTCTATCTCATAACCTTCAGGAACGTTCTCACCCGTCATGAACCAATGTGCAAGCACATGTGCTCGATAGGTTACGCCTCGGTACCCTATTTGAATGCGGCCTGCGCTACGTGTGCCAGCCAGATCACCGGGGAATATGGCTCCGTGGATACTTTGTGTGTGTATCAGCCAGGTGAATTGACCCGTATTCGGGTCGTATCTGAGCACCTGGCGCAAATCCGCCAGTAATTGCTGATCTAATTTCTTCAACCTTGTGGTCATCACAACGCTCCAGCATCACAACGTACTGTAATGCTGGAGCGGTTGCTTCGCAACACATCTTTTAGGGTATGTGCGGCAATTTAGATCCCGTCAGTGTATCCGACTAATTCCACATTGGTCATTTCCACCACACCAAGGCGGCTGTAGTAGAAAGTGAGAATATGAATACCGCGGTACTGGACAGCGGTGTTCAGGAGGGGCGTGAGCGGGAAGCGCACGCGGGTCGGATCCTGAGTGTAGGCGACCATACGGTCGGTGCCGCCGACACCACGGCCAGTGAGCCACTTGACTGGGACGATGTCCAGGTCACGGCCGTTCTGGGCAGAGGCGAGGGAGTTCTTCTTCAGGTACTCCAGGATGGACACATTGCCCGCCTGAGAGTTGATATTCTGCACGATGTAACCGTACTGGAGCGGCGGGAGCAGCAGCTTCGTCGGAACGAAGGCGTAACCCGTGGCGGCCCAGGCGGAAGCCAGCGCGGCGTTCACGTCCGAGAGGATCTCGGTCGGGGTCTTCTGGGACCAGTTGGAAGAGCCCTTAGCACCGGCCACCGCATTGGTGGTGGTCACGTTCGGGTTGTTCAGTAGGCCGTAGACACCGAGACCGGCGTCACCCACGTAAACCTGCTCGTCGATGTCCATGTTGTACTTCAGCTTCATGCCGTCGTACTTCTGGGTATCGATGGGGCGGTTCACCTTCATGGAGCTTTCGAGCTCCGGGATGGTGTAGGCGAGTTCCATGCCCCAGAGGTTCAGGGGGTTGATGGTCTTCGCCACGTCAGCCTGGATGCCGGTGATGGCGTTGGCGGTCTTGCCGAGCCACGCCTTACCGGTGGGGTTGATGCCGCCGGGCGAGGCGAACGTCAGATTGGCGAACGAGCTCGCCTCATCCGCGATGGTGACGTCTTCACGCAGGTCGATATCACGCGACCACGTAACACTAACCAGGGGCTCATGCAGCGTCTGGTCCAGACGCTCGAGCTCACCGATGAAGAAGGCGCCGGCAGAATCTACGGTGCGCGCATCGTAGGCGCCCATCCGGTTGTTGTCAAGAGTGAACATCAGGGGCTCCATCTGGATGACGCGGGGAGCGTCTCTCGGGGATCATTGCGTCATCCGACGCTATAGCGCCGCTGCCCAAGTCGGCGGTTAGGGCGGAGCGGGCGCCGGGGTGCCCGCTGTAGGTATTAGATGTTGAAGGCGATCTCAGTGTTGCCGTTGCCGTCACCCGCACCGCGGAAATACGTGGTGTTCTGGGTGCCGATCTGCGGGGTGTTCGCCGGGGTGCCGTCAGCGACAGCTTCCAGGCCATCGATGCGACCACCCGTAGGCACGGTGCCCGCGACGCGCACGAACACGGCCGAGCCCGGCGAAGGGGCCGTGGCGCCCTGCACAGCGACGCACATATAGCCGCTCTTCATGACGGTGCAACGGGTGCCGGGAATCGGTGCCGTCTGACCATAGCCCTGTGCCGAACCGTAACCGGCCTGGGTAGGGTACGGACGCTCCAAGAAGCCGTAGATCGCCGCGGTGGTATCGCCGGAAGCGAGCGCCTGGATCTTGCCGTTGGAACCCATCTTGACCGGGTCACCGTAGGCGGTGGGCGGGTTCGTGACGTCCAGCTGGTTAGGCTCCGAGACGGCGGCGAGCTCGCGATTGACCGCACCGGGGATGCCCGCCGGCATGCGGTAGAGGAAAACGTTGCTGACGGGCATTGACTGTGTCCCTATCCAGTTGCAGGAGAGTGGAGCGCCTCACGGCGCTCCAGTTTGAGTGCCGGGCTTAGCGGTTGCGCGCCCAGAACTCCTTGTTCTTGTTGTTCCAGGTCTTGTTGTCGAAAGTCTTGCGCTCGCCGTCTGCCGTCGTGATGGTCGGCAGGGCCACAGAGACGCGAGCGTTATTGGCGTCCCGCATACGCTCGCTGGCGCCGCGGAACACCACGTCAACGACTGCGGCGTCCATGGTGGCGAAGTTAGGACGGTTGCCGCTCACCAGCGGGGCGATCGCAGCGCGGCCGTCCTTGGTGTTGAAGGCTTCCGAGAGGGTCTGACGCTGGAACGCCACGATAGCGTCACGCTGCTTGCGCGAGCCGGGGGCAGCATCGAACGTCGGCAGCTTGATACCCGGCTTCAGGATCTCAGCGCGGCCGATAGCATCCGTGGTCATGGAGTCATCCGGGTCACCGGACTCATCGAGGGCCTGCTCGAGGCTATCGAGCCGGGCCACGACCGGGGCGAGTGCCTGGGTCACGGCAGCCTTGATCATCTCCATCGGGTCCGGCGGGGGCGTATCGCCCTCGGGGTCCTCGTCGCGAGCCTTCTTGCCGTCGTGGCGCATGGCGTTCATCGAGTCCGGGGTCATACCGCCGATGTTGACGGTGACGTGATGCTGATTAGAACCCCCCTCGGACTCCTCGGTCTCGGGGCGCTCGGGCTCATTGGTGTTCTCGACACCTTCCTTCGCGGCGACCTCCATGGCCTCCTCGAAAGCGTCCTCGTCGCGGGCCTTGAAAGCAGCGCGAAGGTTGTCCAGGAAGTTCTTACCCTTTGCCATGATGCTAACCTTTTCGTCTTGGATTGCGCAGGTAGGACCGCAGCGGCCCTGCGGGACGAGACTCACATGATTGGCGAGGATGTCAGTCTGTCGGCCTCGGCCCGTCTCGATTTGCTGGTAGTTGGCGTCGTAGCCTGCGCTGACTTCGCGCACGCCAGACTTGATCTGCTTGATTGTCTGCGGATCGTAGACGATGATGTCGCCGATGATGCAGTGGTTGCGATCGCCTTCACCCCGGCGCGGGTTCATAACCGTACCGACCATGTGCGCCCGCCAGTTGTCAGCGGAGACATCTACCGTCGGATGGTTGAACGTGAAGGGCTTACCCCGAAAGCTTTCGACGGTGGCATCCCGGAACACCTCGCTCTCGGGGCGCTCTACGACGATCGTGCCGTCCGGGCCAGCTTCCAGCGGGACCTCATAATGCATGTACAACTGATCCCCAGTGCGGGCCAGCGCGACATTATGACAGAGGAGGAACCCTTCAGGGGTGTCCTCCATATTAGCCGGAAGCTCAGACTTAGTCTGGAACCCCAGCCGGGGGGTGCCGTCGATAGTCTGCTTAAGTACGACTTTCGCCGGCCCGCAATCCTCAGTCTTGCGGGTCATCGGGGCCTCTATAAGTCAGGGATTATCGGCTGTGCGAAGCAGCGGCAGTTGTAGATGCCGCCGGGCAGTGAGCGCTTATCCGGGGGGTCTGATATCGGGGGGTCGTCCCATCGGAATGTCTTGCCGTCCAGCTTCTGGTGGCTGGCCCGCACATCCCGGTCGTGCACCGTGTGCCAGATGAAGTGCGTGCTGCCGACGTGTAGCGCTCGCGCCCGTGTGAGCTCGGTAGCTGTGCGGGATGTCTCGGTGCGGGCGATCAGCGTCGCCCTGGACCTCGACACCTCACCCGTACGTAGTATCTCGCGCGCTAGGGCCTCCGGCCGCGTGCCCTGGATGCGGGCTTCTGTGGCCAGCCGGTGCACCCGCTGGGCGCTCTCACGTGGTAGCGAGGTGATGAGCGTGACCTGCTCTGCGATGCGCTCCTGCATCACCCGGCCGGTCGGCGCAGTCTCAATCTCTTTCCGCAGTGCCCGGCCCATCTGAGCCGCGATGCGGAACCAGGAGCGCTCGTCACGGGCAGCCACTTCAGTGACCATGCGCCGCCCCACCGCCTGCGCCCAGGGCGTCAGTGTCGCGGCGTACCGGTTGAGGGCTTCCTGCGCGGCGGCGATGCCCGCGAGGTCCGTGACGTCAAAGCCGCGAACAATGTGATCAATGATGCGGGCGATGCCTCGTAGGCGCTTAGCATACTCGTCCTCGAGCTTCTTGGCCCGGATGAACGCTGAGCGCGGGCTGAGGTCGGTGGTGCGGGCGCGGATGCAAGTTGGGCAGGTGGTGCGGAGCCGGTAGGGGCTCTCACTTGCCTTTGCGTTGGTTTGCAGCACGTTTCCGCCAGACGTTCCGCCAGAGCCCCGGCTTCTCGCCGCCGACGCCAGGGCGCCGCGCGGCTTTCTTCTCGCCCTCGGTCAGACGTTCATCATTGAAGTTGACATTGATGAACGTGTGCTGCTTAGGCATTTGAGTCTTTCACGCGCAGCGCTAGCCCCCAGCCTCGCGCATCGGCGCGCACACAGACGAGCTCCACAGCGTCACCGACTTTAGGCGCGGGTCCCTGGAACAGGCCAGCGGCCATCATGGGAACACCCATGAACTCAGCCGGCCCCTGCCCTTGTACGGGAGGGCGGCTCATCACGAGCCGCTCGCGGTCGGCGAGTGTAGGCTGTGGGCGCTGCGGGGGGCCGAGGTTGACGGCGTTGCCGACAAGTAGTGGGGGCTTCTCGGGGATGCTGATAGCCATCACAGCCGCCCCGTCGCTAACAGAATGATGAGTATGACGATGAGGATACCGCCCATCCCCATGCCGTAGGACTGGAACGGGGCGTACCCCGAACCATAGTATCCAGTGCCCCCGCCCAGGAGGGCTAGGATTAGCAGCACGAGTAGAATGGTAACAATCATCGTCTCAACTCACTTTGCTCGAGTGGCGGGTCGGGCGATAAGCGCCGACCACGCCGCGATTGTCATCGTCTCCTCGCGATCGCCAATGACGATCGTGATTTTGTTACCGTCGCGGGACTTGTAGATTAGCATCTACGGCGCTCCCGTTCCGGCACGCCTTAGCGGCGCCGCGTCGCCTTCGTGGTGGCGGCATCCGTCTCGGAGCCCGACGTACCCGTGGCGGCGGCCGAGCCCTCGGTCACGACAGGCGCGTCCTCACCCGCGACCGGGGTGGGCTGATCGGTGGCGGCGGCCGGGGACGGCTCAGCGGGGGTGTCGAGCGGCTTGGTGGCGGAGCTCGAAGCCTCGAGGCTGTTATCGATGCCCGGCTGGGCCTCAGCGCCCGGAGGCACGGACGGACCGCTGGTGTCCTGGTTCGGGCTGGTCTCGGTGACGACGTGGTCCGTGTTAGGAACCGCGGTGCTCGTCATCGGCGCGTCAGAAGCCGGGGTCACCGGAACACCGGAGAGCGGGGTCGGCGCGGCCTGCTGGACGTTGTTCGAGGTCTGGATGGTGGCGTCCGTGCCGGCACCCTGCGAGGAAGCTTCCGCGCTGGTGGCCAGGGCGTCCAGCTGGTTCTTCAGCTGCGTCGCCATATCAGCGATGCGGGAGGTGGCGGTGTCCACATCGGCGGTATTCTGCTCAGCGTGGGCCTGCTTGACAGCGGTCGCTTCAGCGACAATCTTGTCGAGCATGTCGTGAGCAACGGAGCCGAGGTTGTCGATGGCCTTGTTCAGGGCGTCGGTAGAAGCAGACATAGTTTCCTCGCTTTACAGCGGTGTGAGTAACCCGTAAGCTCTCTTCCGCTACGGAGAGCGTACGCTAACTAAGAGGTGTGTGATGCGCAGCCTGCGGGTGCTAGGTGAAAAGCAACACCGGGCCGGGTACGGTCCTCATTGTAAAGTGCGGCAGCTACCGACCAGCTGGAACGAACCTGAAGTGTTTGAAGCGACCTGGAACGGTCAGACTTCGCCCGCACGGTTCAACTCAGCCGGGGCCGCCCGTGCTTACCTCGCAACGTGCGACGTAGCCCGCAGGTTGCGCGCTTAGCGCGGCATCCCCGGCATCCGCAGCCCACCGGGCATCCCGCTCAAGCGGGGTGCTGCGGGGGTGCTCGGTGCCTTCATGCCGCCCATACGGAGCCAGGAGGGCGGGTCGCCGACGGTGCCGGCGGAGTCAGGGCTGTCATCATTGTCAGCCCCCGGCTCACCGGCCTCGCCCGGCACCTCCTGCGAGCCGTCCTCAGGCAGCGGCACAGCCGGCAGCGCAGGCTCAGCCTCCTGCTGTTCGGCCTCTTCGATAAGCTCGTCAGTGATGTTAGTGAATGTGCCCGTAGTACGCCCCGACTGCCGGAGCTCCTTGAGCGCCACGCTGCGGGGGATGATACCCGCCGCTTCTGTACTGACTATGGTCGTGGCGTCCTGGTTGGCAATCGCCGCCTTCTCCTGGTCGCTGAGACCCCAGAGAGGCTGGAAGTCAAACCCAAAGTCGTCTACCGGCTGCGCACCGAGCTCGGAGCGGTACAGCACGTCCAGCATCCGCCCTACCGGGGCGCGGAGCGTGCGCTCCTGGCGGAGGTGGATGTTGTCGTAGTAGCTGCGCAGATCTGTCTCGCCCGTGGAGAAGCCGGCCGGGCTCATGCCGAACAGCTTGACGAGCGGGGTGCCGATAGCGCCTGCAACCTGCTGCGCCATCTGCATCATCACATCCGGCAGACCGCCGAAGGTGTAGGTCAGCGAGTTGAACTCGTCTTCGGAGTCAAGCAGTGTCAGCCCTTCCATGGACTGATACCGCCGGATGAGGTCCAACTGCGCGATCTGCGCTTCGTACGCCTTGCCGCCCGTCGCGATGCTGTTGCGCAGGTTCTTAATGCGCAGCGTCCGCAGGTGGGCGCGGTACACCATCTGAGCCGTACCCAGGGTGACGCTATCGAACGCCACTAGGCGCTCATACAACGGCTCCACAATGGACATACCCCAGCCCATCTCAGCCTGACGCTGATAGTAGGGCAGGTCGTCGCCTTCAAACCGGATGACCCGGCTGTGGTGAATGTCACCGTGCGGCAACGAGCGGTCACTGACCGAGAGCCGGTAGTACTCCGGCTTGCCGAGGTCGGGGCCGAGCTCCTGGACGAAGTTCGTCATAGAAGGCTGCACGAGCCACCGATCCAGGATCAGTAGACCCCGGAACTGGTCCTGTTGCACGGTCTCGATGCGGAGCGGGGTGGACATAGATTGCCCATCCAGCAGCATCACCCCGATAGCGCCCCCGTACAGGCGCCCCCAGCGCACGCCCTGCGCGATAGCACCCCAGACGTTGAGGCGGCGCAGGGCGTTTTGCAGGGTGTCGATATCCTCGGGCTCAGTGCTGCCCTGAATCTCGATACCCGCGCGGGTCATATCGTCTGCAATCGTGCCGACAGCATTGCGCACGATCCAACTGGACCGGTACATATTGTCGAGCAGCTGCCGATTGCGGGTGATCGGGTTGAGTGCGTACGTCGACGCCGACATCTGGTTGTCGGTGCCCAGCCCGATGCGGGCCGCGAAGTTCTGCAACCCGTCTTTGACTCGTACTGAGCCGATGCGGGCGCCGTTATAGGGTGCGTCCGCCATGGTGATAGCGCTCAGTCCTCTAATTCAATTCGTGCAGGTCGAAAAATGGAACGGTTGAGCCACATGAACGACTCTTGTATGCCAGTAAAGGCTAGCGCCACCATACGGTGGTCCGCACCCGCCGCCTTTGCCGCTTCTACCGCGCGCAGGCACCGCTCCTCCAGCACCTTATTGTCGTTCACCAAATCAACGCTGCTTGCGGGTTGGTCTACATACCCCTTAACAGGGAGCCCAGTGTGCTTACCGGTCATCTCAACACTCCACTAATCCAGCAGCCTCGCGAGCATCGAGGGATCGTAATCGGCCTGCCCCGCCATGAGCTCCGTAAGAGCCCACACAAGCGCGTCCACGCGGTCCGGGGAGCCTCGCCCGAGATAACCCGAGCGATTCATAGAGCACATCTGATCCTCCAGGTCAGTAAACTGACCGACGTGGCGACAGCGGCCCTGTTCATAGAGGGCGGCAATAGGCTCGGCGCGCAGCACCTTGCCTCGACTCGCGGACACCTCTTTATAGTTGATCTGGCGGTCGATCGTACGGATGGTGTATTCCACCATCGCGCCGCCGAAGTTGCGCTCGCCGACTACGACGTCCGCCGCGTGCATGTTGTACTGATTGACCACCATGCGAGCCCAGCCGCTCGGGCCGAGGTCGCACGTGGCATCTTCCAGCACGTAGAAGCAACCGTCCGCGCCGAGCGCTGCGGTCACGATGCCGATGCTATCGGAGGTGTCCTCCTCACCGGAAGACCCCGAAGGGTCCACCCCGACCACCACGCGGGCGAACGGGGGCAAGTCAGCACCGTACGGCATGCCCGCGCCCAGCGGGTTGAACTCCGTGCGGCGCTCGAGCATGGCGCGTGTCCACAGCGCTCCCGGCACGTCGTCCAGGAGCTCAGCTCGCAACTCCTGCCGGCCGAGCCGGGTACCCTCGTACCTGTCCTTCATCTGCTGAAGGAACGGGGCGGCGAGGTTGGAAGCGTTATCGAACGTGCTGCCGCGCGTGACGACGACGTCCTTACCCTCCCGCTTCAGCAGGTCCCGCACAAGCGGGATGGGCTTAGGCGTCGTCGTGACTAGCTGCCGGGGGCGCTCGCCCAGGCGCATGCCGAATTGCAGCATATCCCAGGTCTCTTGGCTGTACCGCCACTTGGCGAGCTCGTCCGCCCAGGCACAGTCATGCTCGGGGCCACGCAGCTGCTCGGGGTCCTCAGCCGAGAACACTAGGGCAATGGCCCCGTTGGGCCAGTGCAGGGCGCGCTCGCTCTTAACGTAGCGGGGGCGTAGCTCCGGCGGGTGCACCGCCAAGATGCCGCTAGGGCCCGCCACCATGACGTCACGGCCGTCCGCCGCAGTCTCGGCCACCAGGGCTACCCGGCGCACCTTGCCCGGAGCCAGCGGGGTCTTGCCGCAGACCTGATCGCGCACCCACTCGGCGCCCAGCCGGGTCTTGCCGAAACCCCGCCCCGCCATAGCGAGCCACGCTGTCCACCACTCGCCTTCGGGCTCCAGCTGCTTCGGGCGGGCCCAGAAGCGCCAGTCCCAGCGCATCGCGCTCATCTCCTCCCGTGTCAAAGACATCAGGAAGATGTTACGCTCGTTAGCAGGCAGCTTAGCGAGTGTTTCGGCCGGGGATAGGTTACTCATGTTGATTTGGAAGCGGGTGGTGGATTCGAACCACCGACCTTTTGGTTATGAGCCAAACGAGCTCCCGGACTGCTCCAACCCGCTAAAGACAATATCTGTTGTAAGTCGCAAGCCCTGCCCGAGCCAAGCCAGGGTGAAAGCCGGCATCAGGAACCACCACTCTAGGTAACGCCCCGGCAGGTCGCTCACTTGTGAGCGACCGGGGGCAGGTTGACCTTAGTGTGGTCTTCGGGGCTTACCGCTGGGAAAGCATTGAGGCCAGTGGTTGCCTTGAGCTGGTCCAGCGTCCAGAGCTCTACAGGGCTCTCGGGGGCGTTACGCACCACATACACCCCGACCTGCGGCTGTGTGACGGTGCCGCCTGCGGGGATGTACACTGCCTTGAACAGGCGGTCCGGGATCGCGACCCGCGCGTTAAGCAGCTTAGGGGCGCCGTCGTATATAGGGCCCGTGACCACGTAGCCTTCCGGGGCCGTTACGATCATGCGGCGCACGGTGCGCTCGATGTGGTCCCAGATGCCCCGGTTCGAGTCGGGGTCCTGCGGCACCACGTTAGCGAGGCTATCGCTCTGCACCTTCGCTTCCTGCGTCGGCATATCGTGGTCAGGTGCCATGTGGCCCCGGTCGTATTCCCCGCCCCTGTAGTCCGCCGGGGTGGCGCTATCCTCACGCGGGACGCGGGGGTCGGCGTGGAAGTTGTTAGCGCGCTCCATGCCTACAGCCGCCGTCAGGGACTGCGGTGTGAGGCGCTCAGCGGAATAGACGGGGGTCTTACGCTCGGGGTCGTAGAGCTCGCCGAAGTTATCGTTGCAGAGCTCAAGGTCCCCGGCCGGCATATAGTTGAGTGCCGGGGGCTGATTGAGGTAGAAGTGCTCCTGGCAATTTGTTGCCAGAGCCGTGCCGCACGCCCCGAGCAATGCTGTGAGTGCGAGGAGCGTACGGCGCATGTTTTTAGGGGTTCTGTGCTGCGCGGTACTCGCCGGGGGCGACACGCGCAATGTGCCTCTTTTATAGAGTTAGCCGAGCAGCTTTGCAACGATTATTCGGATGTGTCAGTGCGGCGGGTTGCCGCACCTTCTACATAATCGCCACACATGAAGGCCGGGGGCACCTCGTGCCCTTCTACATGCCTGACGATACCCTCTATCGCCCACTGCCAGACCACCCGCAGGCGCCTGTCATCTTTCTCCACAAGCTGTAGCGCCCGCGGCGTGACCCCCAGCACCCGTGCGAGGGCCTTCTGCTTAATGCCGTTACGCAAGCGCCACGCACGGAGCTCAGAGCCGGTCTTGAGCGTCACGGACGTGATCCCCCGCCTTGCGATCGACCCAAGCCGTACCCAGCACGAATAGGATAGTGCCCACCCCGTTGAGTACAACCAACGACACCAGTATGTCGATGAACGTCCAGCCCTGTGCCCACAGCGTAACAGCTGCAATAGCGTCCGCCAGCAGCACGACGAGTAAATATACGATCATCATATCAACGCCTCTTATCTTTGTGGATATAGCCGTCGTTAAACTTGAACTTCAACCCGTACTCGTAGAACCCCGTTAGGAAGAACATCATGACAGTGCCGACGGGCCCAAACGCCAAGGCCGAGATCACACATGACCCGAGATCTTCCCTTTCTTCATTAAGGTTGTACTTGCGTGACCAGTGCGCCCATGCGCCAGGGACTCCTAGCAGCCCCAGAGAGGCCCAACAGGAATACACTAACAGAATATCGAGCATCCAGCCCTCCCCGTATATAACAAAAGGACCGCCGTGTATGCGGCGGTCCCTTCATTTAAGCAGCGCAGACGCGCAGGCCCTCGGATGATTCCCGCCACGCCTTCAGGGCATCGCCTGCCGGGGTGGCATTGGCGCGGTACGCCGTGCCCCGAATATAGCCCTGGGCGAGATGAGCCGCACGGCACTCACCCCGGACAACCTGCTTACGGTGTTGCTCGATACTGAAGAACAGCGCCGGGGGCTCCGCGCCCTTACGGCTCTCAGCCTTGGCCTTCCACTTGCGGTGTTTGGCCAAGAGCTTGTGCTCTTCGTTGCGGATGATGCGCGCCTCGGCAGCGAGGGAAGCGATCTTGATCTTGAGGTATGTGCTCATCTTTCAGCCTTTCAGTTAACAGCGTAGTGTGGTTCGGTTCAGGCTGAAAGCGGCGGGCCCCGTGCGCGGGGCAGCTATCCAATAAGCTTCATGGATTCCTCCTTAGTCGTTATAATAATCTTCAAGACTTTCATAAACTTTGACGCCATTGACGGATCTGTACTTCGGCGCAGGCCACCCGACCTGCCCCCGCACGAAACTTTCGCGCTGGGCTTTATCATGCACAATCTTCTGCTCTGGTGTTAGCGCTTGATACCTAGCTTCAGCCTCTGCCACAAGCGTCCTAAAATCCCTGGGGCCCGCATCTTGACTGGCCTCGGTACCCTCGTCCGGGTTCGAACCGGCGCCTCCGGGTTTAGAATCCGGCGCATCTACCTCCGATGCTCCGAGGGTAAGCGGGTAGACCTGCCGCAGCCGCTCCGTCTCAATGCGCTTGACCTCTTCGATCAAACGCCCCATGAAGGCATCGCGGTCGCGGTCAACGTCGTAGTCATTAAACCCGAAGAACACGCGGCGCACCCAACGGCGCCGCGCGTCCCGCCAACCCCCGAGGTTGAGCTCGGGGCAGTTGGCTTCGTAGAACACGCGCAGGTACCAAGCGGCCTCATCTCCGTCCGCGGTGGGTTCTCCGCAGAAGTGCATCTTGTGCTCAGGCACACCGGGGACGGTCTCGGTCATCACATCGCTCCTGCGCCTTGACGCAAACTCACCGTAGGTCAGCTCTGTTCGGCGGGCAATGTGTCCATGGGTATGACAAAGCAGTGTAGATACTGAAAGCCATGCGAATCGGGGTGTTCTGTGTGCCGGACGTGCTCTTCCGTCACGGTGTGAATATCCGCGCGGAGTTTCTGCCACGCCGCGGCCTTACTAGCTTCGTCTCCAGCCACATATTCTTGAGCCCAGAATAGACACCCCGGCAGTTCGCCATCGGAGATAGGAAACGTTCTGTACTTCACAGTAGTATCAGTCATCGACCGCGCTCCATCCAGGGGTACTTACTCTTGAACATTCGTGCGCCCCGGCGCACAGGCTTGAAGCGAGCCGGCGCTATACCCCGCGCCTTCTCACTCTGCACGATGCGGTGGAAGGCTTCCGCATCCAGCGTGCCCCGCCGGCTATTGCACGTCTCGCAAGCGATGACGAGGTTCTCAGGCACCCACAAACCCCCGTACGCTTGCGGCACGATGTGATCGAGGGTCAGTGCCCCCGGCTCGTCGCAGTAGAAGCAGCCCCCGCCGTCCCGCTCGATCACCGTAGCGCGGAGCTCGTACATCTTGTGCTGACCGGGGCGGTAGCGCTTATTCTTCATTGAGGTACTGTGCCCCAATCGCCTGATAGACTTCATACATGCGCTCAAAGGCGCGGAACGCCAGCCGGTAGAGCTCGGGGTCACGTAGCACGGTCGGGTGGTGCATAACCTCAGTGTCAAAGCTGTTCTGGAGGAACGCGGTCATATGCAGTGCTTCGTGGGCGTACATCGTGCCGGGGGCCGCCTCGTCCAGCCAGCCTTGTTCTTTATCCTCCCTGCGTTCCTCTATGATCTCGAGACGCTGGGTCTCTATCTCGGCGTCACTGGTCTCCACCATGCCCTACTCCTATACGACTGTCAACTTGTGGTTCATCGCGGAGACCTGGGACTCTTCAGGTAGCTCGTTGAACGTGACCCACTTACGATCCCGCCACCGCCACCAGTACTGAGTGCCTCCATGTTCACGGGGCCCAACGCGCGCGGCGTCTTCCGGGGGTGGCGATTGATCCACGGGCGGGGGCTCAGGTGCCTGCTGCGGGACGCCGGGTGTTGTATCCCCGGCCAGCGCCTTGCGCAGCCACATCATCGCCTGCTGCGTATTGATCTGCGCTTGATACAGTATGTCGCCGTCCTTACCGGCATCCGCCGCGTCCTGGATCAGGCTCAACATGGCGTGCTCAAGTACGGTACAGGACTTCTCAAGAGTATCAGACACGTCAGAGCCCCCAGTTACGCCGCATCCTGCGCTCGCGGCGCTCGCGGTGCAATGAGTGCTCCGTCTCTAGATCCTCCATATCACGGCGTCCCTGATCGCGGGCACGGGTGAACCCGTCAGTGCTACCGCCCGAAGCACTCGGCTCGCGGCGGCGGATGGCCTCCCGCACTGCGCGCATGATATCGTCCCTCATCGGCACCACCCCTGACTACAATCGATACAAAATAGCGCAGATGTTCGCCCGCGAGCAAGGCGCATGCCTAGTACCGCGAACCGATACCCGCTAGCGTGTATCAGTCACGTAGACGGAGACGCGGAGCATGACGAATATCACGATGATGCAGGTCCTCGTCCTGCGGGCTATCCACGGGATGCCAGCGGGGGCCAGTGCCGAAGCGATCTACACTGGCGTCCGGGGGGATACCGGGGTCCACATCTACCACGGTACGAGTACGCTGCGGGCCCTGCTGGAAAAGCGCTACATTCAGGAGCGCCGCATCCCCACCGTGCGCCGCATGCGACATGAGCCGATCTGCTATTACAGTCTGACGCCCGCCGGTCGTGCTATCCTGCGCGAGCGCAGCGTGGTTCGCATGCAGGTCGCGTCCCGAACGCAAGCCCCGGCACCCGGCACCGCGCAAGTCGTCATGGTATCGCTGGGCAAGACGCACGAGCGCTTGCCCCAACACCGCCCCGCGACCGCCCGCGAGTGCAAGGCTGCGGGGTTGCCGCTGTGGAAGAATTACAAGAACCAGCGGGACCGACGAGAGGCGCGCTGTGGGTAGCTGGCTGCTACGCTATATCACCGGGGCCGGGATGTGCTTCGGCGTTATGGTGCTGTGCGTGGGCGGATACTGGCTGGGCGCAGCAGCCAGCACCCTGCTTGTCCAGTTCGTCGCGGAGGCTACGGGTTTGCCCCAGCGGCCTGTGACGGCGGGTGTAGGCATCGTACTGATGTCGCTTGTCGTTGGGGCGCTGTTCGCTATTGGATGGGGGAGGGACGAGTGATGAACAGTTTGTCTTGGTTACTGTACCTTGGGGACGTGTGCGAATCAACGAAAGTTGTAGGAGTCGTTCTTTCCATAACAACTGCGTTCATAGGCGCCTGTCTGGTGCTCATGTTCGTTGCCTCGGAATTTGAGCTGAAGCCGCCTATGTGGGTGGTACGATCACTGACGATAACGTTCGTGTTCGCAGTGCTCATGACGGTGATAGCCCCAAGTCAGCGCACGATCTACATGATCGCCGCCAGTCAGGCCGGTGAGCAGGTGGCGCAGTCAGAGACAGGCAAGCTCGTCGGCGATGAGGTCCGCAAGCTCATTCTGCGGAAGTTGCAGAAGCTTAACGAGGCGGCGCAATGATGGCCGCCGAAGAGCGCTGGGCGCACGACGTTATCCATGGGGCAAAAGCTCGGGCGGAAGAGAGGATGCGGGTGTACGATACGGCGCCCCGAGGCTGTCGCGACGAAGCCAAAGAGTTCGGGATAGTGCACCAATATGAAAATCCCGGCAGATACGCTGACATGTTGCAGCGTCGTAAGGCCCGAGAGGAGCGCATGCTCAATGAAGTCCTTCAACGATAAAGAGCTCCTCCAGAACCCTGAGGCGTGGCCCGGCGGCATCTGCTGCATGAAGCATCGCGGCTACGGCAAGATGCTGGTCAAGGATGCCGTGCGCAATGCGTTCGGGCAGTTCACCACCAACGGCAGCGGGGGCGGCCCGGCTGTCATCGTCATCGACCTCAACAGCATGAAGAAGGTGCGCGAAGAAGAGTATGCTACACTTGACGACCTGCTGAAGGATTGGATGGTGGACTGACATGCTGTGGTTCCTGTTCAAGCTATACATCGCCATCGGCTGCATCATGGCAGCCTACGCCTTCTGCCTGATAGGGGTTGAGGAGGCCGAACGCGGCACCGTGTTCCGCACTATCAGGGTGCCGCGTTGGGTCCATGTGGCCGGGGCCGTCTGCATCTGTCTGCTGATGGGGGCGGGGTGGCCTTGGGTACTGTTGCGGGGTGTGAAATGATTGACCCCAAGCCTAAAGACATCGGCCGCAAGGTAGTGTACCGCCCATGCGACGGCAGCAAGCCGGAAGAAGGCGTCATCACGACGTTCAACAAGAGCTTCGTGTTCGTGCGCTACGGCAAAGATGTCGGGGCGAAGGCAACCTACAGAGAAGATCTGGAGTGGGTGCGATGAGGGACATGTATTACAAACTAATCGGCCGTGAGGTCGTGCCCGCAACTCGTGAGGATTGGTGCACGGCGCGGGAGGGCGACCGCCACGTCGCTATAGATGACGTCGGCCCCTACTGGATCAGCACCGTGTTCCTTGGGCTGGATCATAGGTTCGGCGACGAAGGACCCCCGCTCGTGTTTGAGACCATGGTGTTCAAGGGCAGCTGGTCTGGCATTGACATGGCTCGGTACAGCACCTACGAGGAAGCCGAAGCGGGGCACGCGGAGATGGTCGCTAAGTATCGCGGCATCATCGAAAACGCCGGGCTGCACGCGGCTATGCGGCAGGGTGATCGTCATGAGCGGTAAGCGCAAGCGTCTGTACTACCGCCTGACGCCGGTTTACGAGCCCGAGCCGGGGGCTGCACCGCAAATCCGGAACGCCGCTGTGGTCACGTGCATGGCCACAGGGCGCCTGCTTG